GCGCCGATATAGCGCTTGCCGTTTATTTTGTTGGTTGCCATATAGACAGTGAAAGTGTGTTCTGTCACAATACAACCTATGCGCGAAAATAGTTCTGCAACCCAGGAGTGATATACATGGGCGATGACTCCGTCTGCTTGCAGGCGGTAGCGTAAGCTTCCTTTGCGTCAACTTTACGCTTGTCCTCGAGCGCAGGAGCGTGATGGCGCGACAAGCGATAGGCGAGTTCTGCAACGTAGGCGTCCAGCCAGAAATATGGGATTGCCGCATTGCCCCCTTGCTGTGGCGTCGCGTCTTGGATCTGTTGGTAGTAGTAATATGTCATGACATAAGTGGCATTCGCATCCGGCACCGGCCACAGCATCAGCGTCTGCGTCAACAAACGATTATTCCAAAACGACGTCGGATAGCCTTCTTGGTTCGGCTCCGCGAGTGAAGCGTAGTCCGTGCGACTGAACGGGAAAAGCAAGCGATTGAAAGAGCCATTAACCGTTATGTAGACGTCCAAAACTGCGATCGCGTTGGCCGGCACGTTGTAGGTGGCTACGCCGGCAGAAAGCGGCTGCTGATACTCCGTTACCGTCCACCACGTAATCCCATCCGCCCCCCAGAAGGATTGCAGCAAATTCATCTCGAGGAACGCATTCTCGTGATGCTGTGGGGTCAACTCCGTCCTAGCGATTTGGCAACGGGAGAAAGCGGCTAGGGTAAGAGAGCCTAGGGATGGTGAAAAGTTATAGGTGCCGCTGTTTGCCATTGGGCTATTGTATCACAATACTCATCAGCAACCACCTCCGGTGCCGGCGTAGATCTCGTGGGTTGATGTGTCGATGCACATCGGCTGCTTGCCGGTTGGAGTTGTAGCTAGACTGGGAGCAAAAAGGTGACCTGACGTATCAATGTTCAAGCCAATGTTGCCATTGCCTTCAAGCCACATTCCAGCAGCAGCATTAATTGTGAAAGAATTTACTCCGTTACCGTTGGCGTTATTCGATCCATTCAACGCCATTGCCGCCTCAGAAACTGACGTGTTATTGCCAAATTGCAATCGTGTCGTTGCCGTAGAAGCCGAACTCGTTGAAGTATTTTGAAATGAAAAATAGGTTCCCGCAGTCAATGCTGTCTCATAATACAGGCCGCCTTGAGCAAACTCGAAAGGCGTGCCATTGGCCGCAATCGTTGGGGTATTAGCCGCTTCCAGATATATGCCATTCGTCGGAGCGGTGCTGCTCGTTGGGATAAACGACCCGCCTGTTACGACGCCTGCGCCAGTAACGGAAAAATTAGCGTCTTTGAGAAAATATCCCGAAATGGTATAGGCGGAGAGATCAATGCCAGTCGCAATCGTTTCCGAAATGCCGTCCGTGCAGACCACACAGCCGGTTGTAAGCAATGGTGCTGCGCCATTGACATTCTTCGCCAGCAACAGCGCCGTTCCCCAAGAAGCTGTGTTGCCAGATGCGGTCCCAACTTGCAGCGCGGCGTCGTTAACGGAACCATTGACTTGACCCCATGCAACCAAACTCAAACCAAGCCGGTTGTTCATTGAAGAACCGGTCGCAGCAACTGCATCAATTTCGGCACCTTCGCAGGCGTACCAATAGGTAGCGCCGTTATTGCAACGAACCACGATGTTTGCACCGAACGCCGAACCTTTGGCACTAGAGATCGTACCGTTGTCGCCCGAAGTGACCGTCATTTGGAGAACGCCACCGACGTAATTCCTGTTGGTGTTGCTAGGACTGGTTGGTGCATTAAAAGTCCCAGCCACATCCAGAACTTCGGCTACGCCAGTTTTTGTCGATCCGCCAATTCCTTCCTTGAAAAGCCAACCGATGTACGCGATTGGAGCGGCGATAGCATCTTGCGTAATCGTAAATGTGTTATACCCGCCATCAGCACTGGACGCGCTTGATCCGGGTTGGAGTGTGCATATTCCATTAAAGGCAGGCGTACAGCCGCCGATGGACAAGCCGCTATCCGTCCATGTCGATCCATCTGGCATCGTCACCGTGCCGGTAAAGGTTGGCGAAGCAGAGGTGGAAAAATATGAAGCCAATACTTTCGCTGAAGCTCCGTTATGCAGCAGATACAGATAATCCGAACTCAATGGGGATTGAACCGGGAGTCCATTCACATAATTGGAGAATGTCTCCTGTGCTGCTGCCGGGAGGGAAAGCAGGAGAAGAATTATGGCGGCTGAGATTGATTTGAGATTCATTTATGCCGCCTCATTCAAAAACGCCGGGCCGTCGTTGTCGTTGGCTGGGTTGAGGTCGCGGGCGGTCATCTAGTTACACGCCGATCCAGTCACGGCGCTGATATTGCCGCTATAGGTCAGATTGGTCCCACCGCCATTATGATACCACGATGTAGCTCCGCCAGAACTATCCAAGAAATTCGTGAGAAAAGTTACGTTAGAGAGCGCACCGCCTTCCTGTTGGCCATCATACATAGCTGCTATCGCGGTATAAGTATTTCCGCCGCCGCCACATGACCCATTCGGTCCTGGCATGAGAACGACATTATGATCCCAAGTCGTTCCATCAATGCTAGTCGTGTCTGCCTGTGGCGCAGCCAGCGCCGTTGGATTGGCGTAGTTCCCACCTGGACAATGGGTCGAATCGGCATCGACCGTGCAATGAAACGGATTCCAGAAAGTGTTAAATTCTGAAGTGTAGTTTACAGTACCATTCGATCCATAGAAGTACTGGCTCTCGCCGTGAGCGCATGGGCCGTGTGGGTTATTGGTCTGGCAATTCCCGATAGTGTCGTAGAGATTAAACTTTTCAACAATCGTTCCGCCGCCAGTCGTGCCGTAGAGTTGCCAACACTTGCTGTCTTGCTGATAGCAATAATTATATTCAAAGGTCAGCGAGGTTATTGGCCCACAGCAAAGCGAGCCATTCGGACCGCAGGTTGTTGAACCATCGCCGCATTGACCGCCGGGGCTGCCGATACCGCCAAGCACGGCACCGCCATTGAAGTCGTTAAACTTGACAGTCCCGGAAGTACTGCTGTTGAGAGTCACGCTTTGACTATCTGAGGCAGGATCGCAAAATGAATTATTGCTGACTACATATCCAGTCACGCTACTTGAAATCACGAGCGTTGCGCTATGAGAGCAAAAGTCAAAGCCATTGAGCGTCACGTTGTTGCTGCCGATCGTGACCGTGGAACCCGAGACAGTAGCGCCTGACGGCAGATTTCCTTGAATGGTGGGATCCTTCAGCGTCAATGTCCGATCATAACCGACCGGATAATCGACGCCTGGCATGTTCCATGTCGTTGAGGCGTTGTGCGGCGTTTGCTGGTAAACGACTGCGTGCATACTACCATTGGTGCCACCGGACGCTCCGGCAGGGATCGAGATCGTCGGGACCGACGTGCAGCCCGCACCGGGATTGCTGATAGTGTACGTGACGCCTGCTGCGCCACCGAGATAGCCGCTGGTGACCGTAACGGTACCCGATGCGTTGACTGAACAACCGCCGCCGCTTGAGGTCCAGGTGTATGGGCCCCCGCTGGTATAGCCGGAGCCAGTGAGGATCACGACAGAAACCACAGTCTGCGGCGTCAATATAGTCGTTCGTGGCGTTATTCCACTTACCTGCGCACCCAAACACCCGTCAGAGAGCGCCGTGCCGAAAAGACACGAAGTCGGAACGGACGCATTGTTCAGCCCGAAGCTGACAAAAGCCGCATTCGCGTAACCGAGCCACATTCCGGCCAGCAAGATCCCGGCGATCAGTCTCAACATGCGCCGATGCCCAAGAGAGTGAGGGTGTGCGTCGTGCAGCCACCGCCGCCGGAGGTCGTGTAGATGATGACGATGATGCCCGGTTCTCCAGCGCCGCCGCCACTGGTCAAAACACCGCCTCCGCTAGTACCGCCAGAACCACCGCCACCGCCATAGAGGCCGCCACTGCCGCCGTAACCAGGCAGGTCGCTTCCCGCAGCAGCACCACCGCCGCCCCCGCCCCCGCCGGGGCCGCCAGTCGGCCCAGCGGTCGACGTGTAGTCCGCGCCGGGGCCACCATTGCCACCAGGAGGGGGAACGGTCGTGCTGGTGGAGCTGCCTGAGCCTGACCCGCCGCCACCGACTGTCCCCGCATTGCCCGCGACACCATCGCCGACTGTCGCGCCACCGCCAGAGCCCGCAGCGTTATTGCCACCTGCTGCGCCGGATGTTGAGGATGCGGCAGTACCGTTTGCGCCGACCGTCCCTGAACCGCCGCCGCCAGCGCCGCCGCCGCCAGAGCCACCCCAATTTGATGCGCCTGTTGCGCCGCCGTTACCGCCGTTACCATTCGCGCCGCCCGCAGCACCCCCGCCTGCGCCGTTGATATTGAAGTTCGCCGAGACGCCGCCGGTGCCCCCACTCTTGGTCGTCGTCCCGACAGAGGATGCCGCCGCACCGCCCGCGCCGCCAACTGTTACCGTCGTCGAGACTTGACCGCCTTGCGCGCCACAGGAAAGACTCGAACCGTTGCTGACAGCATTCGCGAGACTAGTGGCGTTGAACCAGGTATCGTTGCCTTTCGTCCCGGTTCCGGCCGTGACGGTGCTCTGACCGGTCGGACCGGCAGTCCCTCCCGCACCAACACCGACGTTGACGTTTGCACCAATGCCGCCGAGCGTCGCAGCGGATATGTTGCTGATCGAGGCAAACGCACCCCCGCCGCCGCCCGGCAGTGATGTGCCGCCAGCGAATGAAGTGCCACCGCCGCCGCCAGCGCCGCCGGCGATACAGATGATCGTATTCGTGCTCGACCAATCGCTCGGGACTGCCCAAGTGCTCGATCCGGTAGCCGTGATGAAAATAGTCTTGACGGTCGCAAAGCACGGCGACGCAAACAGCCAGCAACCGAGAAGCGCGAGAAAAAGTCTACGGCGCATTTTAGTTCGCCGACGAATGCCCGGAGGCGTTGCAGATTACGCTCGCGCCGGTCGTCACATCTGCGGCGTAGAGCCCGTTGCCTGCTGTGGTCCACGTCAGCGCGTCGACGTCGCTTTCGGTATCGCCGCCACCGGCGGGGGCGATCAGCGTCATCAGGGTCGTGCCGCCACTGCCGTCTTGGATGCTGACCAGCGTAGCGGTGCCGCTGGAATTATTGCAACTGATGTGAGTCGGGTAGATGTGCTGGGAGGAAACAGCCGCAATGAGCTGCGTGCTCGACGTTCCCGTCATCGCCGCCGTGGTGCCCTTGACCAGCGTGTGGCTCAGGATCGAGCCGGGGGCGCCGATTGCTCGGCCTTGGTTGTCATATTGCGCGGCGGTTTGCTGGCCGTTAGTCGGCGACGGCAGTGTGGAGTTGTAGACACCCCCATCAAGGATCGAATCCGCCGCTGCCGTGCCCGCCGCTTTCGTTCCAGTAAGATTGGTCAGATCGACCACGGCACCGGAGGCAAGAGAACCGGAGGCATAAGCACCGGACGAGACGGCGCCCGAGGCAAAGGCACCGGATGCCACTGCGCCGCTGGCAATCGCTCCAGAAGCAATCGAAGCACTCGCCGCCTTGATCGCAACGGCGCCCTGGTCACTCGCGATGACGACAGGAGAGCTATTTGCACTCGTTGCAGACCCATTAGCATTCGAATTGGTGACATACGCATTGACCGCAGGAACCGCAATTGCGCTCGGTGCCGTACCATAGTTCGAGGTCGCCGACCACGCGACCATGTTGGTGCCGTTGGTCAAGCCGATGGCGGTGCCGGTCGAGGGGAAGGCCGACCCGAAGCTTGACGACGTGCCGCCAGAACCCCCGCCCGCCTTTACGTTGACCTCAAGATAACCGGCCGAATCGGTCTGCAACGCAACGCTCTGGCCGTTCGAGGGCGTGACGCCACCGGAATTGTAGACGCCGCCGGCGACCTGCATATTCGTGGGGGCACTTCCAGCCGCGACGGTGGCAATGCCCCAGGTCGAGATCGTATTCGGATCGACCTTGCCAATGGCAGTCGAGCCGCTCGCTTGTAACGTCGCTTGCACGGCAAGCGTGCCAGTTCCGACGATGACAGGGTGACCGCTGGAATCGGTGGAGATATTGCGAACGTCCGTGCCGTCAGAGCCGCCGATGAGAACGGGATTGTTGCCGATCGCCGATCCGCTGGCTACCTCGCCCGCGACTTGGAGCGCGCCGTTGCCATCAACGTGGGCCATAGCAACGGTGCCGCCCGAGTAGAAGCCAACGGCGAGCATATTCGTCGGAATCGCGCTGCTTGTGAGGCCCCAAGTCGCGATGGTGTTTGGATCGACTTTGCCGATGGCGGTGGAACCGCTCGCCTGCAATGTAGCCTGCACGGCAAATGTACCAGTGCCGACCACAACGGCCTGACCAGACGAATTGGTCGCAAGTGAGCGCGCATCCGTTCCATCCGAACCCGCGATCAGAACCGGATTACCTGCAAGTGCAGATCCGCTCGCAGCGGCGCCGGTCGCCAGCACATACCCAAGCCCGCTCGCAACCTTCCAGTTATCCACATTCCCAGATGCCGTGCCATCAACCGTGCCGCCCATCAGTACCGGAGGATTGGCCGCCGCCGTACCAGCGGCAGTCGGACCATAGACCGCGCCGCCGCCGCCAGATCCACCACCACCGCCACCGGCACCAGTAGCCAAGCCGGTGCCACCTGACATCACCACCACATTCGAGGCCGAATCCCCGGCCTGGTTAATGCAATTCAGGTAAGTATTGGAGCCAACCGTAAAGGCAAACCATGAACTCGGCTGAATGACATCTTCATTGGCAACTGCGGTTCCAGACCCAACCGTCAGCTTGCACGATACCGCCGTAGTGCCGGTGTTGTAAGCAACAACAACCGCAGGAGATCCGCTCGGTAACGCATGACTGGCCGAGGCGGCACCGGAAGTCACCGTCGCGTAATTGCTCGAGGGAGCAAACCCACTGACCGAGGCCGAAACCGTAGCGTTGACGCAGAGCTTCCCGTTCGTATCGATCGTTACCGAGCCATAGGATCCGGCCGCATAGGTCGTAGCGGGACTGCCGCAGGAAGAAAGGATAAATCCCTGCGCTGCTCCCTGCGCAGAGGCACCTCCCATGGAGGCGAGAAGGCCGGCAATAACGAAAGAGAGAGCGGCAAAAATCCGGATCATCAGCCAGCCCCAGCCTCGAGGAATCTCGTTCGCAACTCTCCGGTTCCGGAGTTAATCAGAAGCCGGACCGCCTTAATCGGCGTAGTGTATGCCCCATCAATCGTTGCCGCAGCTCCAACAATGATGCTGCTGAACGGCAGCGGGTACAGAAGGCCAGCAACGAGATTATTGGGGTCATCGTAGGTATGCTGGATCGTGAAGTTTGCCGAACCCGACACGAGCTCGACTGCCACGCCAACATTCATCGGCGAATAACCGCGCCAGTTAAGCGACACCCAAGGTGAGGATCCGACACCATTCGTTCCCGCAGTCACGCCAGTCAAACCACCGCCGACCGGCGTAATGCTGGTCACGGTCACAAAATCAAGATTTGACTGTGCCGTACCGCTACTGCCGATCGCGACGTCAGCAATCGGAGCGCCGCCGGCATTCGTACCGACAATCGTAAAATTGGTATCCGTGCCGGTATAGGAAATCGTGACCCGGCGCCCGATTGCGGAGTTAGCCGCAGTCGCCGTGTCAATCGTGGCTACACCGCTGGTGACCGCAGCGCCATTTAGCGTCAGCGGCGTGCCGGCACTGCCAGACTGGCTTGTGCAGATATTGTCAGAAGAAGCCGCCCCAAGCTGCTTGGTGAACGTCGTGCTTACACCCACCGCTCACCTCAGCTGCTCTTGCGTGATGGCCGGTCGGCCCTATGCTTCGCCGGCTCGCCCTCGACATGAATGTTCGGAAACTTGCGGCGAACCTTGGCTCTGATCTTGGCCTTGAGTTCCGGAGAAGCGTGCTGCGAAGCACGCGCAAGCGCATTACGGGCGTGGCTCTCGTCCTCGATTGGATAGGACCGGTCAGGGCCCGCGAAGGCAGAGTTCGGTAATGCGTTGCGCGTCTTTGCCTTGAGCTTTGCCACTGGCCTCAGTCCGAAGGCTCGCCCATTTCAGGTGTTTCTCCTGGCGTGACGTGTTTGACCTTGGCCGCGGTAGTCAGGGGAGTTTTGTCGGCGCCCATACCCTCGCCGCGGAGACGGCCGCCGCGGGCGCGGTGATGCGTCTTATGCTCATGCTCCACGGTCCCCTCATGCTCGTGGTGGACGGTTCCGTGATGCTTCACATGACCGCCGCGGGCGCGCTGCACGGCGTCGCCGGCCGCACGTTCATGCTCGTGCTCTTTGTGGTGCTCGACCTTGCCCCCACGTCGCCGACGATCAGCGCGATGCTTGGAGTGCTCGCCCTCGCCGTGCATATGCTCGGCCGTGCGTCCACCGTGACGACGCTCCTCGGCTTCCTTGGCCGCATTCTGGCCGCCGCCGGCATTCCAAACCGGCTTGCTGGACAGTCCACCGCCCGCGGCGCGCTTCTTTTCGTGGTGCCTAAGTCTGCTCATTTCAAAACCTCTTCACCCGGATCCGTGGGCTCGGCCGCGAGATTACCCTGCTCGCGATCAGGTTAGACTTGGGTGACTCCAACCAGACCGGCGGTCGTAGTCATATTGGCCACCAGCGGCGTCCAGAACAGCGTCAGCCGCTTTGTCCCATCGCTCGCCGATGGCGTACCAACCGTACCTCTGACGTCGCCGGTCAAAGCCGTTGCCGGGCTTGTAGTATCGGCCGCAGTGAACGATCCGCCGGACGAATCCGAGTTCAAGACGGTCAATTCCACAATACCCGAGCCTTCGGTAAACGCCGTGACGCTCGAGACGGAGAAGCCAATAGTCTGGCCGGCTCCGAAGGTATTGTTGCCCGTGATCGCACTGCCGGTCACCACATGGCCAACCGGCGTGCAATTTGCCGAGGTCAGATTGACGATACCACCGGTAACCGCAGAGCCGTTGGCAAACGCCGTGAGTGTTGCCGCCTTGCCGCCGGTCGTAACCGCACTGCCATCGACACGGAAGTTGATCGACAGCAACGAGCCGTCGAACGGCATATCCACGGCAAACGTCTGACCGTTGGCAAGCGTCGCCAGCGAAACCGGAACCTCGACTACGCTCTCGCCGCCGCTCAAGCCACCAGTTACCAGTTCCTGCGGGTTGCCCCACCAGGTCTGGAGATAGGAAGCGCGATCGGTTCGCAGCGGAATGCCATAAGTGTCGGTCGTGCCGACGGTGATATTCGATCCACTCAGCGTGCCGGCCGGCGTGATCGACGCGATGTACTTGAAAGCTTTCTTCGTCACCGCAGCTGCAATGTTTCCACCCGTGACGGTCTGCGTCATCGGATAGAAATACTCGTCATAGCCAGCGACCACGAACGTTCCGCTGCTGTCATTGCCTGCGCTGACGATCTGAATGGCCCGCGCAATAGCCCATGCCGGATTCCAAAGCCTTTGTGACCCGCCACTGCCATTACCGCCGCTGCCAAAAGTGACCACAGGCTGCGGACTAGTCGCGGAATTAACGTCAATGCCGAGAAGGCCGGTAACAACCTGACCGGTATCGGCCCGGGTGATTGAGCAGCCAACCGTAATGCCGCTCCCAGACGATGACACCAAAGTCAATGGCGTCGCCGCAACTGGAACCTGCGATGCCGCAATGTTCGACACGCTAATCGCAGATGGAACTTGGTCAATCAGCGGAATAGCGGTCGAGGTGTACCATCCATAGTTCGGTTGGTCAGCGCGTTGGCCAGGCTGATAGGTGTATGGCGCCCGAGGATCGAGCAGCATATCACCTTGATACCAGGCATTAGGACCAGCCTGCGGATTGGAATCCGAAGTCTGTGCTTGTCCGAATGTAACCTGCGGGCCCTGTTCTGCGGTAACGCCCATGTCTGCTAGGCTCCAAATCCAAGTGGGCCGTTGAACGCTGCGCTATCTTCAGCCGACGGTTCAGGCTGCTCTACAAGTTGGAAGCCAGAACGATCTGCCGTTGCTGGCGACCATGCCTCAATGATTCTCGTGACGGTTTCCACGTCTTTGATCCAGAACGGAACGCCGCGCTGATTCGTGATGCTGATGGCATCAACACGCTGGCCGCGCGCTTCTGTCGTATGCAACGTCAAACCGACGAAACGGCCGTCCCCAAGCGGGATTGCGCCGTCTTTGATCTCGTCAAATGTCGTGCAGCGGCCGAAGTTTTCGATCTCAGCCAGTAACCGCGCAGTGCGAGCTTCTGGCAAGGTTGCATGGCCTCCTAGATCAATGGCATTTTTCTGGATGTGGATTCGCGCGCGGTAGGCATCACCATGAAGGTAGACGCCGTGATAACCACTGCGATTGGCACGATGAATTGGCTTATTGTGGCCGTTCTCACTTTTGGTCGCTGGACGAAGATTGCTCCAACGATTGTCGGCTTTATCGCCATTAATGTGGTCAACTTCGTGCTCTGGCCACTCGCCAGTCATGTAGAAAAAAGCAAGCGAGTGCTCAAGGTACTTTTTGTAATCAAGGCCGATCTGCCGATAACCAAGACCGTGATGACCCCCGGCGCGGTCGCCAATATTTGCAATCGATGAGTTCACGCGCCACGTAAACCAACCAGTCGCAGGTTCGTAGTGCAATAGCTCTTTAAGTCGCTCCTGCGTCAGCTGGCGCCTTTTGATGGCACCTTTGTGCTCATCCTGGACAAACAGATTCGCAATGCGATTGTCGGTCTTGCTTCCGTTGAGATATTTGATGCGGCCGCACGGCCATTCCCCCTTGACATAAAGCCAAGCAAGGACGCCGGCATTGTAGTTAGTCGCATCAACAGAAATCATCGTGTATCCCAATGTGCTGATCCTGCCAGCACCAACTTTCCCGTGTTTGCGATCAGAGCCAGACCAAGTCCGTGGCTGTTGACGTCGAACAAAAACGCCTGTCTCCGGATCGTAGTGAAACAACTCCTTCAATCGGTCCTGCGTTGGCCTAAGCCCAATTTCCTTTGCCATTTCTTTTCTCCACTTAATCACCTATTCGGTGAATGTAGCATGAGAAAAGATAATCACAAGAGAAAACTCAAGCAGTAGGTGCTGTGCCCCAAATGCTTCTCGGATCGTTATACGAAAAGCTGTATCTCTCCCAGCCTTTCACCAATAGGTTGTCCGTGGTGAAGTCCACCTGCATGTCGATCTCGAACGGCTCGCGCTCGAGATATAGAAGTCCCGGCTGATCGGTCTTGATGTACCAAGGATACGGGGAGGTGAAGAACACGTCCTTGACGTAATCCGTGATACCGCCGGCGGTGGACGGGATGACGTTGGGATCGTTCTGAGACGTTCCCGGCCGGAGTTCGGCGCGGAGCAGTCGGAGAGCGACCGGTTCGTTGTTCGGATGGATGACCAGCGTCTTGCCGGTTGCCATCATACGCAGACCGGCGTTGTCGTAGAAGCCGGTCTGGATCGAAATCATGCCGTTGAGCAGCGATGATTCGTTCAGGTCGACGTCAACGGTCGGCCGATTGGCCCAGGTCGACGGCCCACTGCCGCCCGCAGGAAGCGGGTGAGCGGTATTGATGAGCGACACGCCGTCGCCGCCGATGGTCTGATCGTAGACGGTCGAGTTATTGAAGACCGCGGCGCCATAGATTTCCTTGGTCTGCGCAAACGAACGCTGCAAGCCGAGGTTCGAGGGCCGGAACTGCGCCTTGTAGAGGTTGTCCGAGATCGTGTTGCGGGTGATGGCGTAGCCCAGACCGATGCCGGTATGAAGCTGGTTGTAGATGAACGCCTCGCCGGCGCCGTTGTCGAAGGAAGTCTGGCCGCCGTCTGTCTTCAACTGAGCCAGCGGCAGGAAGCGCATCGAAGGCGTGCGTTCCTGCGCCATCTCCGACTTGCCTTGGTCGAAGAGCTTGGGCCAGATCGAAGGCCACTGCTTGTATTCGCCCGTGACGCCGCGGAGGCCGGGCAGGAGAAGGTCGCGAATCGCGGCAACGTTGATAGCCATGGTTCAGACCCCCAACAGCGACTTGTATTGCTGATTGTTCATCGACACGACGACGTAGTTGTAGGGCGTCGTCAGATCGGTGCCGTTCGCACCAGGCGGCGTGTTGATGACGTTGACCACCTTGAACGGAAGCGTGTTCGTGGTGGTTGGCGTCGAAAGCGACATGCCCGAAATACCGGTCGAGGTATTTCCAGTCGGCGCGGCTACGATATCCGCCGTTCGACCGATACTGGTTTGGGTAATCGCGGAGCCGATACCGGCTTGAACCTTGAATTGCTGGTTTGGGTCGTCGATCACATAAGCGTTGACATCCCCGATGGCGTCCGAGCCTGCCGGGAAGTACCGCTTGAAGACCGTGCCGCCATAACTCGCCGAGTAGTAGGAGCACCCGACGAAGATGCCGACCAAGATCTGGGTGGCCGTCGATCCGTCACCATTCGCCCACTGCTCAATGTAGCCGGTCGGACCGGACACATTCATGCGAACAGCATCGCCAAAGAAGATTTGCGTGCCGTAAGCAGCAGCGATTCGATAAGGTGGATTGTGATTTTCCGCGAAATTAGGCGGACCACTGTTTGTCCCCCAAGCAGCAAAGCCAAAGGGAGCTAGGGTATTAGCCATCGCAAATCGGCCCCAGTCTTGGCTTGGTCTGTGCCAGCGTGGCGCAGGTTCGGCCTAGAGGTCTGCCATCGCAGCGTGCGACAGCGCTCAAACTGTGTTGCGGATTTGCCGTGCCCAGCCCGGGCTTGGCGCCTTCCCTTCAGCGGACCAATCCTGCGCGTGAGGATGGTTGCTGCTTCGACACACACAGCATGGTGTGTCGGTAATGGGCGTGCACGCTAATGGTAGTTCCGGGTGTTTGTCAAGCGGCAACAAAAAAGCCGCCCCCGTTTCCGAGAGCGGCAGCAGTTATCTTAGGTTTGTGAAGTCCCAGTAGCCATAGACGCACCGCCCGCCAATTTCAGTCCATACACCATTTTTATTTCGACCTTGATTGGCCTTCAGTTCTTGTCCGCGGTCTGGCTCAAACATCCAGCTTTTATCGCGCCGCGGGTCATATGTGTCGTGGATATTGCCGTCGATAACAGCCGTGTAATGTCTGCTGACGGACACTACGAGCCGCCCCATCGGCAATTCTCCATCGGCCAGATGAACCTTGCAGCCCTGACCGATCTTCATGCAGGAAACCCATCGCACTCTCGGGTTCAACTCATAAGCCAATTTGTGAGCCGTTGCCTTAAAGACCCCGGTTCTAGCTGCTGAGATTTTACGCTTGCGTTTGCCAAGCCGCTCCGACTTTGCCAACTCATTGATGAGGTCGTAAACCTCTGAGTATGGCCGCTCGGCAGCTATGGCAAATGCTCGAGCACAACAGTCTCCCGTACTTCCTTGGAAGCCGCTTGCAGCACGGCCCCCATCGTCGTAAAGATGACGCATTGGTTCTTCTCCACAATGTCAAACAACCCGGCGGCTCCAACCGCCGGGTCACCCGGTCATCGAGTGACAATCGCATTATAGCAAATCGACTTTTGGGATTTTCGGATTTGACGTGTCAGCGGCGCAAGTAATGCCGATGGCTTAAGGCTTTCTTTACGCGAGCCGAAAAACTTGACACGATAAAATCGTATCTAATCGCATCTATCTAACAAACTGCGAGCGCAGAAACCCGCGCCGTTGCGATGTAACATTTCGTGAAGCGCCCAGAAAAAAGGATGGCAAGGGACCGGAGATTTGAACTCCGACTGCATGGTTTTGGAGACCAGCCGACTGCCGTTATCTTAGTCCCCTATGGTACTGCGTGAGGGTTACGATCCCTCTTGAGCCGGATTCACAGTCCGTCCCCTGTCCAACAGCACGCAGCATATTTGGTAGCGCGCCCCGGTGACGATCCGGGCCAACCATCCTTATGAGAGACAGCCGTTCACCAGCGAACGCGCGCTGTAAATTTGGCAGCCGAGGTAGGTCTCGAACCCACAACCTTCAGATTCAAAGTCTGCTGCGCTACCAATTACGCCACTCGGCCGTATTGGCACCCCGTGCGGGTGTCGATCCCGCTTCTCCGGTTTGAAGGACCGGGATTCTAGCCGGTAAACTAACGGGGCAAAAATGGTGCGGGCTCGGGGACTCGAACCCCGAACCTCTGGTTGGAAGCCAGATACGTTACCTTTACGCTAAGCCCGCGGCGGAAAGCTGAGAGCACGATTCTCACACCCGAAGGTGCCCTTCGTTTAGCAAACGAGGACGGGATCCCACCCGCTTAGCTTTCCGTATTGGTGATCTCGGGAAGACTCGAACTCCCACACAATCGTTTAGGAAACGATGGCTCTGTCCAGTTGAGCTACGAGACCGTGGTCTGGCGAGGACTCGAACCTCGATCCAACGCTTAGAAGGCGTCGCTTTATCCCGTTAAGTACCAGACCGTATTTGGAGGAACAGGGGAGAATCAAACTCCCATACGCGGGGTTGCAATCCGCTGCATCATCACTCTGCCACTGTCCCGTATTGGCACCCCTTGATGGAATCGAACCACCCTCTGCTGGTTCAGAGCCAGCCGTCCTGCCGATGAACGAAAGGGGTAGATTGGTCTGGGTGCGGTGTTCTGCCCACCGTCCTTCTGGTTCCAAGCCAGAGACTCTTCTAGCACGAGCTTCACCCAGATAAAATGGAGCACACGGGGAGAGTCGAACTCCCATTTTCCAGTTACGGTTCCAATGATTCGTAGTCATGGCCGATTACGTGTGCATGGAGCCGCCAGCGGGTTCCGACCCCGCTTCATTTGGTTGAGAACCAAATATCCTAGCCACTAGACGATGGCGGCAAGTTGGCTGGAGAGGGAGGGATCGAACCTCCGCCACGATGGGGACTCCGGTTAACAGCCGGGCACATTACCGCTCTGTCACTCTCCAATGGTGGAGAAACGGAGAATCGAACTCCGAACGGCAGCCTTGCAAGGGGTGCCTGTGTCCCAACACTTTCCCCGAAATGGTGCCCGGTCGTGGTTTCGAGCCACGCTCTCCTGCTCTTCAGGCAGGCGCTTTCACCAGATTAGCTTACCAGGCTTGGTGCGGACACGGGGAGTCGAACCCCGGCCACTTCGTTGGCAACGAAGGAGACTGCCGTAATCCTTTGTCCGCATGGTAGGCGAGGCAGGACTCGAACCTGCGAAGACCGAAGCCGAGGGTTTTACAGACCCTTGTCGTTGCCGCTTGAACTACTCGCCCTTAATTGGTTGCGCAGGCCAGAGTCGCACTGGCGTCTTCAGGTTATGAGCCTGATATGGAACTCCTCCACTACCGCGCGTCAGTTTGGCGGAAACGTGAGGTCTTGATCCCCAATGGCTTGCGCCATCCATCTCGCTTCGAACGAGCGCCGAGCACTTGCCCAGTTACGTTTCCGTATTTGGCGGAAGGCTGAGAACATGATTCTCATACGTTGCCGTACCAGCCGCTTTCCAAGCGGTGCCGGAGCCCTGTCCGGTTAACCTTCCGTATTGGCGGATGGCTGAGGTGTCGATCCCCATACCTTGCGGTACTACGAGTATTCAAAGCTCGCTGCCGGGCCGCCGGCAAACCATCCGTATTTGGCGTTCCCTCGGTGATTCGAACACCGGGCCTCGGGCTTCGGAAACCCGCGCTCTTTCCTGCTGAGCTAAGGGAACAAAATTCCCGCCTTTTCAATAAAGACAATCTGCTTGTCGTCCTTCAAGATCGTCGGCCCGCGGCCGCACTTTCCGTCGAGCGCTTGAAACAGCGCCGTGATGAGGTTGTCCAAGTCCGGCCCGGTCGGGTCGATAAACAGCGCCGATAAGGAAATCTGGTGCTTCAGTTGCACAAGGCCAGCTTCCTGTGCTGCTTTCCACAATTCCTCTCGATAGCGCTTTAGCACCTCGCGATGAACGCGGCGGTGCGGTGCGCCATGCACATAGACCGTCAGCAGGCGCCGTGGATGATCGTACTGAACCTTGCAGCGCATAATCGCCTCGTTTGGTGCTTGCGCCGGGATTCGAACCCAGGTCAAACGGTTATGAGCCGTCGGCACTAGCCACTGTGCTACACAAGCAATTGGTCGGGGTGGCAGGCTTCGATCCTGCGACCACTCGCTTCCGAAGCGAGGACTCTACCTGGCTGAGCTACACCCCGTTGAATTGGCGCGACTGGCGGGTGCTGACCCCGCGTCCTTTCCCTTGACAGGGGAGTGCTCCACCGTTGAGCTACAGCCGCATTATGGTGTGCATGGGGCGAATCGAACGCCCACTGAACAGCTTCTCAAGCTGGTCCCTCTGCCGTTGGGGTACATGCACGTTTGGTAGACCACCGGGGATTCGAACCCCGACCTCAGGGATTAAGAGTCCCGCGCTCTGCCGTTGATGCTAGTGGTCTGTGAATGGCGAACCCCGGTGGTTTCGAGCCACTTGGCGACGGGTTAAAAGTCCGGTCCCTCTCCATTCGGGTTTAAGCCTCGGGGTCCAAAGACCCCGCGTTTGAGTGGGTCACTCATTTTTCGAGTTCCTTATTTGGTGCGCCAGTGAGGAATCGAACCTCCGTCCCACGGTTATCGGCCGCGTTCTCTGCCATTGAGATACAAGCGCATTTGTTGGTGCGTCGTCGGTGAGTTGAACACCGGACCTTTTGCGTGTCGAGCAAACGTTCCACCGCTGAACTAACGACGCATGGTAGGCGCTGAGAATTACGATATCTCGACCTTCGCGGTGTAAACGCGACGCTCTTCCTCTGAGCTAAGCGCCTGTAAATTGGTGCCCTAGGCAGGCCACGATCCTGCACTGAAAAGGGTTTAAGCCTTCTCCCTCTGCCAATTGGGGTACTAGGGCGTGGTGCACGTCTGGCGATTTGAACGCCGACTGAACGGGGTTTGAAGCCGCTGCCTCTGCCATTGGGCTAGACGTGCAAATTGGTAGCCTCGGGGAGATTCGAACTCCCAACGCATGCCTTCTGAGGGCATCGTCTCTGCCAATTGGACTACGAGGCCGTAAATGGTGCCCTCTACAGGTTACGATCCTGTGTCCGCTCCTTACCAAAGAGCAATTCTGCCATTGAACTAAGAGGGCGCGATTGGTGCCGGCTGGGTGAATCGAACACCCGCACTCTGCTTACAAGACAGAACCTCTGCCACTAAGGATAAGCCGGCATGGTGCTGGTTCCGTGAATCGAACACGGGCAACCTTCTTACGAGGGAGGTGGACTGCCACTATCCTAAGCCAGCCTGAAAATTTACAAATGGACGGGCGATCTGCTGAGCATCCCGAAGGAGGCAGTCGCACAACGCCGCGTCCAATTATTCTGGACGTTCACGATGTCAAAACATCCCGACGCTCTTTCGAGGTCGTCAGGCAGTTTGGATGGAGTGCGGCTCGCGGAGATTTTAGACTTTGGGGAACTTTGCGGGCCGTCTCGGTCCTCTCTGCCTGTGTTTGGCAGAGGGAGATTGACCCGCTGCCGTTTAGTCTTTCGTCCTTAACCCTTGTTCGGGCTTCATCACGCACGAATGCAACCAATCGCTTGGGCGATTAAATCGCCGGGCGGCGGTTGTTAGTGCGGTATATGGGCGTATCGAAAGCATAGCTTCCTCTAAACGATGGTAGCCCATAGCAGCAAAAAAGCGGCCCCGCAAGGGGGCCGCCCCTACAAACTAACGCTACGAAAGCGTTACGCCGAGACGGCGATTCTCTTCTGCTCCTCGGCTTCCGCCTCATTGCGAGGCGCCGCCGGCAATTGCAGGACTGTGGCCTTCTGCCCTTCGATGAGATCGTTGAGCATGACGATCTTGCCGTCGGGGAGTTCCAGCGCGTCGTGATGCTTGTGGGCGATATGCTTGTCGATCTGGCGGAAGCGGGCGACCTTGTGCCCGTGGTCGATCGCCTCTGAACTCCACCACAGACCATAAGTCTTGGTCCGGATATTGTCGTCAAAGGCGAGTTCGCTGCCTGGAAGTAGGCAAACCGCGACGGTCTTGTCGTCAGCAGCAGCAAAGCCCTTGCTGGTTGAGCTCTCGAAGCCGGTGGAGACGAGCTTGTCGTCTACTGCGGCGGCACGAGATTTCACGCTAGCCAATGAGAAGTCGCACAGGTTGAAGTGTCCTTTCGACCGGTTAGAGTTGAACCAAACGAATCGGAAAGCCTGACTGCAACAATTCTACTACAATTTCGCCATCGGCACTATGCCAAGCCGATCGAGCGCATTCCCAATGCAAGCGGCTGGCGTCAGAATATCTCTAAACCTCTCAAACTGCTTGGCATACAGCGCCTTCCAGAACGGCTTGTAGGATTCCGCCTCCCGGTAAAACCCGTCCAAGCTATCCGCAAAGCTGATGATCTGATTCCAAGGCGCAGCCAATTCATGCGGCTCCGCAATGACCGGGCGTCCAAGGCTTAATGCCGACGCGCAGCGAGAGGACGACACCAGCCCCATTTTCTCAAGGATCCGGATTTGCACGATAATCCGCGCACTCTGCATTTCCAGATCACGGGTCTCCTGCGCCGAAGCCGTTGGGTTATGCAAGGAAATCAACTTGACCGTCCCGCGCCGACCAAGCTTCCTGAGAATTTTATATCGCCTGTTCGACACTGAGCCATAAAACCCGAAATCATGATCTGGCTGGCGGATTTGCGGCCGCATCATGCCGGGAGAATAGCCGAGTTCAATCTGCTCTGTCGGTGCATATTGCCCATACCAATGCGCTGTGTTCGGCACTAGAGCTAAGACGGCATCGGCATATTTGGCGGCTTCGGGAAAAAGAGCCTGCCGCAAAACCATAAATCGATCGGCAGCATGATTAAAACCAACAAATCCAGGCTCCTCACAAGGCTCTTCAGTTGCAACAAAGATGAACCGACAATCATGTAATCTGCGCGCCTCTTTAAGCATGGCAATCGAAAGTAAATTAAATCCTTCAAAAATCAGATTTACACCATCCTTTCCACGTAGAAATTCATCGTCCGAATGATCTATTTGATGACCTAAAGATCGGAGTTGATGGACAATAATTTGCGATGGGTCTTGTAATGACAGCCTGCCAATTTGTGAGTGATTAAAAAGATTTAACCGAAAGCGCAAAATCGCCTCGCCATACCAAACCGGGCCGATGCCAAAACATGCCTTACCTTTGCGAGCCGGGGCTTACCAAACTCCAGCATGCCGCACCATAACTCAAAGCGATAAAAAAATCCTCGCCGCGCCACACGCTGCCAGACCGTGCCGTGCCTCAGCAGACCCCGGCTCGCCCCGACAGGCCACGCAAGACCCGGCCGCAGCGTACCATGCCTCCTTCAAAAATCGCCAAAATATCCTCGCCTAATCCAAACCTCACCCGGCCTTGTCATACCTTGCCACAGCTCACTGAGCCAAGCCGGGCCGCACTTAACCTAACCTAGCCACGCCCCGCGTTGCCAAATCGCGCCCGGGATCGCCATGCCCAACCGCTCCGCAAACCTACTTGAAGTTTACGATTCCAAAGCGGCCGAATGTCGGCCTAAAATCACCGATGCCGATCAAGCGACCAGCACTTTCAATCGTTTCGCGCAAGGCATTGTGATCGACGTATTCCGGCAGCATCACGAGAAGATCAAACGTGACCTTCCAGCCGGCGCGCAAGGCAGGCCGCACGCGGTTGATACCTTGGCGCTGAATCATAACGCGCCGTTTATCCAAATAATCCCAATCCTTTACGCCGAGAGTGGCGAGCGGACTGGTGACGACAATGGCGGCCTTGAACAGGTCCATTGCGGACTTCCGCGGTGACCGCGGATCTTGCCGGAATTTCGCCGCGTTGATGATTGAGCCGCGAAGATACTCGCCGGGGACACAGATTTCACCGGCGTCGTTCCGATAGACGTAGGATTCTACGTCATCGGTCTTTTTGCCTTTGGAATTTTTAGCGGCGCGGGCTTTTTCATCGACCGCCTCGCTATTCCATCTGTGCATTAAAAGATCGGCGGCCCCTTGAATCGTCACGCGAACCGGATATGGCTCGCTGTGAGAGATGACTTCGTTGCCACCGGAAGTCGGCTCAGAAATGTGGATAACTTTAGCTTTAGTTGCAGTCATTGTATTTGCTCCATTTTGGTTGATGGAGACCTCACCGCACCGATGCTTGCCCTAGCTTGCCCAACGCGACCTGACCAAGCCGCACCAAAGCGCGCCGTAAGCAAAAGGTCTCCCCCGCGCTGAGCCTGCTAAGCCCGGAACGCGGTTCAGGGGTCACTTTTCAGCGACACTCAGACACGGGGAAGTTCGTGAGAGGTGCCGCGTTCTTCGCGTTAGCAGCCGCGAATGGAAAAATAATACCGAAAATAAATCGAATGTCTAGTGCCATTCACCAGCCCAATGTTTCACGTGAAACATTTTGGTAATGTCGAACGGAGCCCGAAGGCCCCGTTCTCCCTTACCGAAACTCACCGCAGCCAACCGGACCGGACAAGACCATGCCGAAGCCCACAACGGCAAACCATACCAAGGCCAGCACAAGCCCCACCACGTGAGGACAACATTATACAGTAATTCGTAACGTTCCAGTATATTTTCAGCTTCATGTTTTGCGATTCTCAACATGAGCGAACGGCTTGGTGGTCTTACCATGTTCAAGCCATTTTTTGAAATCCGGCAACGTCATTTGGTGAATTGCGCCGACACGGTCCACTCCTCGTCCATCTGCAAATGCGCGGTGATAGACATTGGTGGCATGCTTGAGCGATGCCGCGCCAAGAATTATTTTGTGCTCATCGAACTTCTTAGTGTCGGCGTCAACTTGATCCACGATGTAAACACATTTCGCTCGCGGGTGGTCGCACAAAAATACGTCTAGGTTATCACCATCGGCACCATCGTGGCGTTTCAAATATCCGTAGTGGGCTGGAAGCACGCTCCGCCAAGGACGACCATCCTTATCGATGCCGCGACGGATTCCGCCTTTGCCATTTTCAATGGTGATCTGAAGTCCGAATTTGTGCAGATGGTCCTTTTTGTAATTCCCCGCTGCGATCTGCGCTTTGCTTGGATGCTTTTCGATATTCCGCACTTCGACTCTTCCCCCATGCGCCCGCTTTGGCGTCAAATTCTCGATTGCCTCATCCTTCGTCTTTCCGGTCGAGAGTAATTCGCCGTCCTTGTCGTAGACGCCCCATTTATTGAGCGGGATACCGGTAAACTCAGCCGTCAGACCTTGCGGTAATACTCGGCCGCCGCTGGCTCTTGCCTGCGCCTTTTCCTGCTGAGAGACCGTTGGCCTGCCCTGCAATTCATTCGATATATCGCTGATCCAGTTATCTTTTTGACCAGTGACGTTCATCATGAAGTTGTCGTACAGCTTTTGCGGTGTTGATTCGCTGCGCGCATCCTCCACGTTGGTCGACGGTCGAAAGTCCGCGTATGGGTCTGGTGCCGGACCGCCATCAGCTCGCTCAATTCTCTCGCGCGGCCCTATTGGATCGCTTGGATCGACGTCGGCTGTTTGCCGAGCCATCTGCCATTCGGCGTTGGATTGAGATTCGGGATGATCGTCTGGAGCGCAGATAGAGCCGCCTTGGGCCATCCCTTGTGTATTGGTCTTTGCGAATGGATCGTAATCTACGGGAACGGTTTGGAAATGAGATGCACCCCCTGCAACCAATCCGGCGAGGCCGTATTTCTTGATGATGTCGATCAGCTTGTCGTTGAAGACGACGTAATTTCTGGTCGGATTCTCATATGAATTTATCTGCGCCTGAAGGTTTTTGATCACGCCTTCATCACCGCGCGCTTGGGCTTTTTCTAAAGCTGTCCGCAGTGCCTGCAATTGAGTCGGTGTCGCGCGAGAGCCTTGGTCTAGATATTTGATACCGGGGATTCCAGCATCGCGAAGTTGCTGCGCCACGCGCTGAACATCGGTGTGACCTTGGCCCGGCGTATGCAGACTGATTTCATTGTTGCGATAAATCTGCTCGCCGGTCTGATTCGCGTGCGCTTCTGGATGCGCGAGCCAAGCGTCTTTTAATTTTTGCTGGACAGCCGGACTCTGCTCACTCAGCGGCTTATCCCAATCAAGGAAATGCTCGGGATCGGCGTTGATGTTGACTTCGTAGAGATTGCCAGCCTTTGATGGGTATGGTATTTCACTGCGAACATGAAGATCGCCCTTATCTGCGCTTCTTGCGGCAAGAGCTTCCTCAAGCATCGCAGTGCTTTGAGGCCCAATCAGCGGACGTTTTGCAGTCGCGAGTGCCACGTAAGGGGCCAGCATATCGACGGCCTTAACGCGGCTGGCTACAAGATTATTCGCGTTGGTAGGAAGCAAGTCTACGAGCATAGATGGATTATTGAGCAAAGCATCGGACGTAAACTCCTTCCCACCGAGCATGTGCATCACATCAACGGGAAGAAGTCGGACAACCGCCTTTCCAATCTCCGGGTCTTGGAGGAGTCCACGCATCACCGGGAGCACGTCGCTCCTACTTTCGACATCGAGCGAGCGAAAGCCCTTTACGAGCAGGGGATTGGATACCGCAAACTTGCCGAAATTTTCGGCGTGGCTCGCCAAAACATCAGAGGGTGCTTCATACGTAGGGGCTGGCATGTTACCGGCCGTACCCGCCGTTCTATAACTCTCGGCAGTTGATGGATGCTCAGCCAGATAAATTCCATGCCCATAAGCCTGTGCGCCTTCGCCGGTGCCGATCTTCGATAGATCGAACTTGTCGAAGTCGTAGGGGCTGCCGTGATAGGCGCGGATGCCTTGGGGTTGTGGAACTTCGGACAACAAAGGATGAATGAGCTTATCGCTTCCGACATTAGCGGGATCAAACGAATCAAAACGTGATCGCACTTGGCTCGGTTCAAAGACCATGATGTGCGGACGACCCGGCGTTCCAGTTATCTCCTTCTGCGGATCGCCAATGATCGCATCATATCCAGCGTCCCGAATGGCCTGAGCCTTTAGCGCCACAGGTGTGTCTTGACCAAGGCCGTGATAAAAAAGCGTGCTGCCGGTCCAGTATTTCAGCGGGCCACCTTCGATCATCTTTTTGGCCTGCTCGGTGCGGCCGGCGGCTTTCAAAACTTCTGCCGCTTGCTCGGCAGTTATCGGCTGGTCCATGCGAAACGGATTCTGCACTTTGAGCTTGACGGGCATGACGCGCGGAGTATCGCCGGACCAGGCGCCAGTGTGCTTATTGGCAAATTCAGCGGACGGCGTGAAATAAAAGTTGCCCCCGTATTGTATGTTGTCGCGGACCTTCATCGGATCGAAAGCTTCGAACTCCTGCGAGCCAGTCCCGTGGAATGCGTCAATCGTCCAACCTTGCTGTGCGGCTCGCGCCATCCGGCTTGCTTCATCCATTGGGAGCGCAGCGCGAGCGGCAGCAGTTAATTCCGGCGCAACCTTTTCGGCCGCCCCCATCGCCACCTTGGCTGCCCGCATTTCCGGCGTCAGCAACCCGGCAGCCGACATCAGCGCGAAGTTCTGCGCTTCATCGGGCGTCATCTGACCACGCAACGCGCTGATTGCATCATTGACGCCAGTCACATCGCCAGCAACATTGGCGACCTTCCCGGGCATTGATGCTATATCTTGCCCTACAGTCGGTGGCGCAATTGTCTGCCCCGGCTTGGCGACTGGCCCTACCGCGAACGGATCATGATCGACCGGAACGAGGTCATAATCAGGCTGCAATTGATCGTCGGGCACGGCTGACTACCTTGAGATACTTTCCGGGACGATGAGGATCAGCCAAATAATAATTGCCGTCCCTCGCCAGTCTAGCCCCCTTCGGTAACTGTGGATTATCGGCCTTCTGACGCTTCGAATCGGATGGCTCGCGTATCTTGCCACCTTGCGCTCGCGATTTCCCTTGCTGATCTATTGCGCCGCCGTGTTTTTGCTGGGCTGGTGGCCGTACAATGTTGTTCTGATTGGGTGCACCCTGTGCCGTCCCCGGTCCTTGCTGCGCAAGATTTTTAAGGTCAATCCCAAGCGGCGTAAGAGCGCGTTGCAAATTCATCGTAGCCGCGACCGCCGCCCGTTGCCGAATAGGATTCGGTGCCACTTGCAACGCTGATTTGGCGCGGTTCCACTGCTGCATTCTGTCGGCAACGATAGGCAGCTGCTTGGTGATACCAGAATGCAATCGCTCCAATGCTCGTTCCGTCTGACTGCCAGCAGCAAGTCCAGCAAGTTCGCCGACCAGCGGAATCGGCACGACAGCATGACCAATCAAAGCTCCAACGATGCCGCCTATCCGGCTTCTAATCGCAGCCATTGCCTGCTGTATCGGAGGAGCGGAAGGAAAGTAACTTCCCGGCGGCATCGTAATGCGCCGCATCAGATTGGCATAGGCGCGCAAGGTCTCCTGTTCCTGCGGCGAGTAAATGACACCAGCCATATCGCTATTAAGAAACTTGCTCATGCGTTGGGCTATTTGCCCCGTACCCAATGCAGTCTCGCCTTCTCCGGCTTGCATTAATTTTTGGGCGACACCCTGCTTCGTAGCTATCCATTCTGGCGACTGCTCGCCGAGAATCGATTTTAACCGATTGGCCACGCCGATATTCAAGGTAGTCGGATTGGCTGATGAGCCGACAATTTGATCCATGACCTTCCCGGAAGTAAGAGGGTCATTAACATTGTCGCCGATTATCTTTTGAACGACACGGCCAACTGGATCATTTCTGCCTGCGGTAAAAGTGCTACGATAATCCGCATAGGCCGCGCGAGCATTGTTCCAAGCCGCAACCGCTGCTGGGTCTCCCGTATAGCGACCGCCGTTTACTGCTTGGTCAATTCGGTCGTCGAAAGCATCAATAACAGCCTGCGCCGCTCGGCCATCGGCGGCATTTCCACTTGCGTAGGCGTCCTTTCTGAAAGACGAAAGGCGCTTCCGCATTTGGTCGACGCCATCCAGATTGATACCGGTTATGTTCTGCGGATCTGGAACCGGAGTAGCCTTCTGTAATTTCGCAACTCCGTTATTCAGATCATCAATCATCTTCGACGCAAACGGTGTCGTCTTGTCGTCAATAATGACCGGATTATCGCCAAGCGTGAGATCGTTTCTGATGCCTTGGCTTATATCCTGAAAAACGCCAGCATGAATCTCACCTGGCAACGCACGGGCCTGCGCATATGCCTGCGCAACTGCTGCTTTCCTTGCCGCCGCAGTGTTCTGCACGCCTTGGGAAACTAGCTGCCCAGCCTCTTGCGGAGTTTCAGCCAAAATCTGACGCGCTGGATCAAGTCCCTCTACCAGCGCATCCTTCGAGTCCTGCAACTGCTTCGCCCGCTGCGCCGTCCAAGCCTCGGTGCCTGGCACTGCATTACGAATCGCCGCAGCTTCCCGCTGGCGCAATGCTAGATCGTTAGCCGCCTCTCCCTTGCTCAGGGTCACTCCAAACGGAGCTTCGGGCAGTTCAACGGGCTTAGGAATGCCCTTCGGCACCGGCAACAAGAATGACGCGCCGATTTCTGCTGCTGTTCCAGCCGCAGGGCTTCCAGTAGCTTCGGCAATCGGCCTGCCAACGATAGTATGCAACGGAGCATTAATCGGCGACGTAACGTAGCCAAGGCCGCCAAGAGCGACGTTGCCCAAGCCCTTAGCAACTTCCAACGGCTCGCCAGTTTCGATTTGCGAAACGCCCTGGCCCATCTGGCCAATGGATTCCTTCACCATCTTCTGATAAGTTGCAGGAATGCTCGTGATCGGCTCAATGGCTTTCGCCAGAGGCGATACCTTGTCGCTTGGGTCCGCGTCGCTCGGCAAAACGAATTTTGGTTCGTCCGCAGCCGCTTCTGGCGGCGTTCCGTTTACAGGAGGCGCAGTCGCAGTTGCCGGTGGAGGCGCGGCAGGAGCGTCGCTCGGCAGAACAAAATCATCGTCGCTCATTGCTGCGGCTCAGTCAGGAGCGTATCGGCGATGCCATTGCCATATTTTCTATTGATCGCCGCAATGGCCGCAGGGTTGTCACGATGAGCAAGTAACGCGGCCCGGTCCCGCGGATCCACAAGGCCGTTTGCAATCGCGCGCCTTGAATAAACTTCCGGCGGATTAGCCCTGTTAAATTCAATCTCAGCCCCAACCGTATCGCCGCCATGGGTCCGCATATAATCTCTGGCAAACTGGTAGTAGTCAGCTTGCCGCTGGACCTGCTGTTCGATAGCCGAGGAAACCAGTCGGAAGCCTGTCGGCGTATTTTCGGCATTAGGCACCGAACTGGTCGCCTGCTGGACGATCATCATGGCCTCGCGGGAGCCGAGCGTCCGGGCGAGTTCAAAGCCCATTTGCGTCGTCTGCTTATTCAGGCTTTCCCAGCTTCCAACGGTCTTTGGGTCGAAAACCGGATTGGCCCCAAGCGTCGCGGCAATCGAGTTGATGGTCTTGGCCAGACCGACGCGGGCTGATTCGCCAGTGCCGGTAGTCGACCAGCCAGCCGCATTAAGCTGATCGGCATCCTGCCGCATGATGCCCAGCCGCATTTTAATGTCTTGGGCATTGGCGTAGGCATCACCAGCCTTTTCGAACTTCTTGGCCGCATCCTTCTGCATTTCCTCAATGGCAGGAGTGACCGACGAGGATACGCTGCCGTCTGGATTGCGGATCAGCCGGGGGGCAAATTCGCTAGGCTGGCCCAATGGGAGGACATTAGGCGGCGTAGGAGCGGCTGGAGCGGCAGCGGGGGCACTTGGGGTACCCGGCGCGGCAGGCGTACCAGTGACGCCCGGAAGCCTGCTAATGGCCCAATCCTGAGCCGCCCGAAGGGCAGGACTGGTATCCGCACCAGTTGTAACCACCTGATTCGGAGCGACCGCTATTGGCCTGCCGCCCTCTCGGATAGCCGCCTGAGCAATATCGTAAGGGGCTTCGGCCTCCTTTTTGAGACCAGCGGCCCTAGCCGCTGCTTCTGCGGCACCCGGAACCGGAATGACGTTCCCATTCTGATCGGTTGTGATTCCTTTGGAAATCATCGTCTCGTACAGCGACATCATCTTTTCGCCAGCCGACTGGTAAGCCGGGACGCCAGATCGGATATACCGCTGTGCCGTGGCGAGGAGATGGTTGGGATTCATCACTGGCGTATTATTCGCATCCACCGCCACTGGACCCTGCGGCGTCTGTCGTATCGCCGCCACGTTGGACACGGCCTGTGTAGCTTGATGTAAAGTCGCTACCGGGTTTTCGGCAGGCGCAATGTTCGGAGTTGCGGCCTGTGGAGCAGGCGGCAAAACAGACGCAAGGCCAGAACGCGGAGTAGCGGTTACCGTCCCGGTATCCTCGTCCCGCATCTTCGTCAGCGCATCAAGATTTCTTGCCTCGGTCTCCGCTTCAATCGACAGCTTCCGAGCCTGAGCGTTTATTACCTTCTCGTTCATTTCCTGCTGGCGCTCGGTCGTATAAGTCTGCGCACCAGCCAGTGCACCTTCACCTAGCGCAACGCCCGGAAACGGTGATCGAGAAGCGAGCATTCCAGCACCGGCCGTGATTAGCGCGGGCCAGAGTTTGGAATTACTCGACCAATCAATACCTGATGTTGGAGCAACTCCCTGCGGCGCGGAGACCGACACGTTACCTATGTCTAGCGGTGCACCGGAAGTCGCTGCATTGATGGCCATTATTCCCGGCGCATTTGCTATGCCGTTTTGGTTAGCAAAGGCCAAAGCATGCACGCCATTGAATCTGCTATCCCAAAGATTCGTAAATTGACCAGCCGTCATTCCCGGCGCACCGCCATTCTGCACGACCGCATTGTGACCGACGATGCTTGATGCTGGCGCATCGGGATTTGTCAACAGAGCGAGCGCGCCATTCGCCCCCTGCTGATGAGCTAAATACAATTCAGCAGCAGTCGGATCGCGACCGAGACCAGCGCGCAATGTCTGGAAATTATCACGTCCCAAGCGACCAGCCGCATCCGTACTAGCTACCGGATCTGTAGGATCATCCAAACCATATTGCCGCGCTGTGCTCGGTATGAATTGGAATAGCCCGGTTGCGCCAGAAAATTCGTTCCGAGCGTCGGGATTGTAGTTGGATTCAATCTTGGCGGTCTGCGAAAGATAGCCGGGAGGCAAACCGTACTTCGCCTCGGTCTTGTCAAACAACGTCGGGCTGCGACCGCTTGCAACTTCATCTGGCATTGCTGCGACATCCGCCGCGATTGGCCGAGACTGAGGCAGCGGCACATCAGTCGGCGCGACACCGGCATTCGGCGGCGGCAATACGATGGCGTCACCCGTGGCAGGATTGACGACGCTGTTCGACCAAGACGGCATATTGGTCACGTCGCCAAATTCTTGATTAAAGTCTGGCGAGCCACCATCGGCATATCCCTTCGGCATCACGATACGATCATGCGTCGGCAGATTGGCAATACCGCCAGAAGCATATCGTCCGACCGAACCGCCGCGGTGATAGATGGCCTCGCTCGAGGAAGGCGGCGGAGCTACACCTTCAGGAATAGGCACGATCGTTCCAGCGGGAGACGGCGTAAACGTGCTGCCGGGAGGCGAGATATTGGTCGGCTGGTTCAAGCCTAACTGAATCTGCTGACCAAGCTGACCGATGCCTTTTGCCTGCTGGGCGATGCTGGGTTGCTGTTGTGCACCGAGGTTTGGCGGATAGCCCGGAGGGCCGCGGCCATGCGCCGGCTGCGAGGACGGCACATAGTTGACGCCGCCAGTATAGGGCAGACCGGATGACACAGGCGGCAGACTTCCCGGATAAGGCATGCCACCGGAATGCGGCGCCCACGGATAAGCCATTGCCACACCGCCACCCGGCGCAAATCCCGGAACGCGATTCGCTACGCCGCCACTGGAGCGGCGGATCGCATCCTCAGTCGCACGATCATAATCGACATGCTTCCAGCCGCCGATCTCGCGGATGGCATCAGGATGATGCTTCTGCACCTCCTGCGCTATCAAACCGATCCGGGTCGTCGGATCGCCCTTGTAGTTGAAACGATAGATCGTCTGACCATCAAAAAGCTTGCCGATCCTGCGGATGTTTTCTTTCGCCCGGCGATCAGAAAGAGCGCCGAGAGCGGGAAGATATGAAAGCAATCCAGCCTGGCCACCTAACCCGGTAGCAAGCGTGCCGAGGCCGGCAATCTGGCTGATCGGATTAGGCGGCGGCCCGACCGTCTGCGACGTGCCGCCCATCAAGCTCCCAAGACCGCCAAGCTGGCTCGCTTCCCATCCCGTCGCCTGAAACGGATAACCAAGCTGAGCAAGGTATTGCTGATAGGCAAAGGTGTCGGCCGCCTGTTGGGTTTGCTGCGCCGTTGTGCCAAGGCCGAATTGCTGGCCGGCACCGGTCAAAGCTGCATTCTGACCGGCCACGCCAAGACTACCGACCGAATAGGCTCCGGACGCCAAAGCCTGTTGCTCGGTCAATGCGGTATTGACGCCTTGGGTATAGCCTTGGCTTTCCAGTCCGGCGATGACCGGGGCCTGGGCAAGCTGTTGCTGGTTCGCCAATTCGGCCGCTGCAATGGCTTCTCGATTACCCCCCATCGCACCTTGCGCGATCGCATTGCCCTGAACTTGTTCCTGCTGCTGTGCGTTCTGATTGGCAAATTGAGCCTGCGTCGCATTGACTACTGCTGCCGTGTAAGGGTTCGTATATTGCGAAATATCCGCCGCAGTAATTGGTTGTGCCGCCTGCTGCGCCATCGTCTCCGCAGTGTTCACATACGGAACGGCATAACCCGCGTATTGATTGGTGTTGGCGATGCCGGTGCGCTGCTCTGGCGTAAGCGGAGCCACACCTTGACCAGTGAACGCCGTGTAGGGTGTTTGCCCGATATTCTGGATGGTCGGGATGACCGAGCTATACGCCGCCATTGCCGCCGGGTTAGCGGAGGTGGTTTGCGTGGTCGTGTTTTTGTTAGTCCCACACATTAAGCAGCCGCCCCGTTTCTCTTAGGAGCCGCCCAAGTATCATCTATCTCGCCGAGTGCTTCCGCTGCTTTTCGGAGAAGCGGAGCGATATTCTTGCGCACAGTATCAAAGTGGACGCGCTTATCGTTGCAAGTTTGAGCCCACTCCCGTAGTTCGTTTCGCAGCTCACCATGATCTTCCAGCGGCTGTGGCTTCCATTCGGCATTGTGAACAAAAAACGCTCCGGCTGGCTGCCCAAGCAAGCGGCGGTAAAGTCTGACTTTCCCAGCCATCTGTTTGTTGGTGATAATCCCAGTCAACAGCGGGCAACCCATCTTGTTGGCAAGAGACTTGCCAAACTCAATCAATGCTTCTGCATTTCTTGAACGACGAAACTCTTTGTCGACAAAGTTCCAAAGCTCGGAAAGATGCCAATCATCACTGTAATAATATTCGTTTATGCAAAGACACGTCGAGGCTTCTAAATCGCCTACTGGTCCGATCACTCCAACAATAGTTCCCTCGCGATTGAAATACCGCCGCAACTGATCGCGCACCTTATTCTCGTTTAGCGAAAACAGGCCATTTTCTTCCCAGAGACGGCGAGCCATCGCCATCACGGCTTCCTCGTCCGCCGGCTCCGCAAGTCTGACTGTTGGCAGTTCTTGCGCCATCAGTTCGGCTTACCTCCATCGGCGCCGTTGCTGTGTATCACCTTCTCGATTGCGTCTGTGATCGCCGTCTCGTTGTGCCGCGCGGCGGCCATGGAGGCCAAAACCTCAGCCAGCGCATCACGCAACTGGATAGCGCACGGCTCCGTCAGGCGCAGACGCGAGACGATAGTGGGGTCTGGCGCGATGGTTGTGCCGTCAGAATCTGGTGTGAATAGGAACACGCCTAAACAGACGTTCAAGACTCCTTGGGCATACCCTCGACCAAGCACAAGATTACAAAACGTGACGCCAACTTCGTCTGCCGCTTTGATAAACTTTGGTTCTTTCATAACAGCATTCCTCTTTCCCGCATGAAGTCTACCGGATCTTTCGCACCTTTGCTTAAGTTGCAAGCCTCACAGGTGATCTGCAAATTTTTTCTGTCGTTGTGTCCGTGACGGCACGGAATATTAGTGAAAAAGAATCGCAATCCTTTATCACCAGCCTCTTTACGAGAAATAACAACATGCTTAGTCTCATCATCAGCCATTTGAACCCCCTGCGGTTCATTTCGGTTAGAGGTTCGCAGGCGCAGCACACGCTTGCGAACCTCGTTGATTCATATCATTTTTTCGCTGGCGGTGGAAGTTTCCGCAAAGTCTTGATTTCCTTTTTGCGCGTTTCCATTATCCACTTATCCAAGATGGCGTGGCCTTTCTTCAGGCTCCCAAATTTTTTGATGATGAGTTCGGGAGGGATGATGACCTCGCCACCACTAACGTTCACGTCGACAAGACCGCGTTTGTCTGCGCCTCTCGCGCCGCCTTCGCTCGCGTAGTGCATGCCATTACCAGCACTGCCTTGCATCAACCGATGGCCCATGCCGAACATTCTGGAAACAATCGCCATACCCGCATTCGTGTTGCCTTGACCCAGAGCAGAGACGTGGGCGGCCGGCAGGACGTAGCTCGACGAGGGAACCTTAATTGGATGGTTGTCCCGCCTGCCTGGCACAACCGATAATACCGGACCAACATGGAGATTCCTAAACTCCTGCCGCTGATACGGCGGCGGCCGGAGATTAGCGCTCTTGGCGACGTCAAAGCCGCCCATTGCCCGATTAGCTACTCCGCCGGTATTGAGAAGCTTTTGAGCGATTGGATTGGCGGGATTGAGATTCTGCTGCACAACTCCGGGTAGGGTGGATTGCATCGTAGTTGAAGTAGCGGCCGCAGCCGGATTCGTCCCGGGCGCAGCCACTCCGGCAGGAGGCGGCGCCGTCATTGCCGTTGCCGCGGTCGAGCTCGGTGCTGCTGGATTGCTTGAGTTTGGCGTCGTGCTTGGTGTGCTGGTTGTCCCGGGAGAACCTACGCCTGCTCCCGCGCCTTGCTGAAGTGCGGCTATAATTTGTTGAACCGCTCCACCATTGTCAAAGTTTGCTACGCCGCCAGTGGCGCGACCAGAACCGCGCCGCTGAGTTTCAAGCGCGATTGCGATCGCCTGTTTGCGAGATTGAACGTGGGGAGACTTTCCAATCTCACCCATCAAGACGTGCATATTACGCTTGAGGGCACCGGGGCTGGATGAATGTTCAAGCGGCATGACTGTTGCTCACAGGGAATATTGCTTCTTTTACCATGACACCGTGCGCAACCTTCGCCCCAAATGCCTTGTGGCAAGAGTAACATAAAGTCCGTCCATTTTCGAGAGAGTATCTAAGTTCTGGGAAAAGCGAGAATGGCTTAATATGATCGGCGTTCAAAACGCCGCCTCTGATGCCGCAAATCGTGCATTTGTAATCGTCGCGCTCGAACACAGCTACGCGCCAACGCTCAGCTTGCCTTGATTTTCTAGCTGCTTCGTTTTTCGTCGTTACACCGCCGCGCCAAAACGGATGATCTGGACCTCTTAATATTTTTTTATTTGGTGGTTGAGGTATTTTCCCACCGAAAGCAGCCATTACTTTACGGCCAGTTTCACGACGTGCTGCAATAATTTCCGGCCGAGTTTGAACTTCTTTGATAGCGCAGGATCGACACCGTATGCCATGATTATCTATCCTACGCAGCCAGCTACACCCACAATCAATACACGTTGCCTGAACCATTATGCGGCGTTCATTTTTCTTATGGCGCTCTCCTCCTCGCCAATTAGGATGCTCCTTTCCTCTTAACACTTTTCTTCGGCGATAAGATTCCTTAACCTCAGGTCGCGAGCTAACCTCTTTCTGAGCGCACGACAAGCATCTACCTTTCCACTTTCGGATATTGCTTACATGCATCATCCAGGTATGACCGCAATCGGAACAAACGACTTGCCGTTTCTTATCTCTATTTGCCTCTCTGTTGCAGACACGAGAACACTCACAGCAGAGAGAACCGCTAGTCCATCGCAACCCCGAATGACCATAAGGACACGGACGACCTTGATATTGCTTCAAGCCAGCTGCCAAGGCAGCATTCCGCGCTTCAATTGATTCCCGTCTGACCGACATCACTTACCTATGATGGTCCACGCTGTCCCGTTAAACCAGCAAAGATAGGGCGTTGAATGTCCGCCCGAGGGGCTGGTCCCCCAGCTCGCTCCCGACGCCCCGTCCGTAATTCGTGCGATTGTACCTGCACTTGGGCTGCTCGGCAATGTAGCTACCGTATAGCTTTTAATCGGGATGACCGCCAATGCCTGTACGGCGGCGATTAGTACAAGCATATTCTGGTTGGCGGCCGAAAGCTGGCTGGTTACGCCCTTGATCTGCGTTGCTAGATCGGTACTACCGGCTGAGCCTTGGCCTACATCGTTTGCGGCCATCGTTAGCGTCTCCCCGCTGGAGCGTACCGGTACTTACACGAACCAAGGCGCCAAAAGCTGCCAATGTCCGCCGATTCCATCGTTATGCTCATCAATCGCCCACGAAATCTAACGGACAGAAACTCAGTAGCAGATGTGCATGTGTACGGCCCGAAAACCGTTGGCGTATCGCCTGGATAATTGAGCACGTTAAAGCTTAATTGGATTTGCGCCGATGTCGCTCCATCAATCGTCTCCCAACGAAAGTCGGGTATGATCTGGTCGACGAAGACGTAGTCCTCGCTCTCCGCAAGATAAAAATATCCGGTGGTGAACGTAGCCACCAGTGGGTTACCGGCGGCATCCGCCGTCGTCTCATGCTGATAGACAATGCCATTGGACGCCGCACCGATCGGCATGCCAAGCACGCTCTGATCGAGCCACGCCGAACGCTGTAGCGCATTGGCAGGTCCGTAATCCCATGGTGCGCCCGGCTCGAGAATGTTCATCTTGACGTAGCTGTCACACTCGCCCGACACGCTCGCAGCACTCGGATAAAGCCATCCAACCTCGTTGTACGGCGTATTCGGCATTGCCCGCACGTTCTGCAAAAACTCACTGTTGATATTCTGGAACACCTGATCCCAGATTGGGCACGGGATGATCGAGGCACCATTGCTCGTATAGGAACAGAAATTAGTGCGGTTCATCCAGTACAGGCTTCCCCAAACCGCCTGAATCGAATGCGAGGACACCGCTCCCATGCCGGCTCCGACCTTGTTGAAGCCGAATACATTGGGCGGTCCGATATAGTTCATCGCCCACAAATCAAGATCGGTGATGATGATGTTCTGATTCGGTGCCGCCAGACCGGCCATAATCATCGAGCCGGTTGAAATGGTATAATTGCCCGCTTGGTCGGATGCCTCCGCATTCCACTGGAAGAAATTAGATACGTCACACCACGATACCAACAGCGGCTGCTTCTGCCAGCCGATTGCCTGGTGGATCGAGGAGCCATACGCCACCATGATCTGCTCGGACATCGAGATAAACATGCCATTGTTAAACGGCGGAGCCGTCGCAATAACCTGTGCATTCTGAAAGCCCGAGGTAGGATCCCAGTAATAAAGCGCGCCGCCGTAAGGATTGGCGGCAAGAATCTCGCCCCAGTTGTCAGTCGTCCAGTCTGATGCCGTAATTTCGGTGCCGGTCTGCACGCCTTGGACGGACCCGGTGCCATAACCGCCCAAGCCATAACCGCCTAAGCCATAGCCCGTACCGCCAGGCGATGGACCTATGGCGATGTAGTAAACCAACTGCGCCTCGCCGCCATTCATCCCGAAGGTAGAGCCGGCTGTGGCAAGCGTATTGGTCGTTATCGTGAAATCATTTGCATCCAGCACCGCATTGACGTCGTAGCTCCCCGTAATCGTGACGCCATCTGCCGTGGTTGGAATGGCAAAGACCACAATATCCGCAGCTTCAGAACCGGAAGCCGCCACTACGCCGTTATCAATGAACGTGACCTTGACCGAATTGCTGCCGTTTGTAGTGGTGAAGACCGGCACGCTGTTGAAGACGATACTGTCTCCCGAACCAACTCCAGGAGCGGCGACGTTCTGCGATAGCGTAACCGTGGTGCCGCTGACGTTCTGGACTATCGTATTGGCCGGAATCGCAGTCGGATTGGTGAGGTCGAAGGCCACCATGCCGATGGTTATCCAGCTTGGAGTTCCGCCGGGATACTGAAGGATTTTGCTTCCCGCGCCGGTCGAGCCTCCCGTGGTTGTTGGGTTAGATACCGTCGCTGTGGCATTGGTCGGAGCCGTAATCTCGTAAGAGCTCGGCCCGGTAACCTGCGTAATCTGATAGAGGCCATCAAGAATAAGACCGCCAATCGAAACCGGCACATTGAAAAACACCGCATCATCTACAGTCGGCCCATTGGTATTTGGATCGACAATGGTGACGACAGGACTGTTTATCGTCGTCGACATATTCGGCGGGAAATTGGAAATCAGTTGCTGCGGCGTGATGTCCTGCAATTGACCATTGGTCAGGACAATCAGCTTCGCCGTGGTTCCTACCGAAAGATGCTTGTTGTTGTTGAGGTCTTGCCACGCATGGAGATCGCGCGGCAGGCCGGCGATTGGATAGGGATAGTACGGTGTCCAGCCGCCGTATTTTTGCACCAGACTATCGCGGAAGCGGATCAGGCTCGACGACGAGAAGCCCGCACGCAACAGCAGCGGCGTGCGCAGAACGTTGACGCCCGGCACTAAGGTAACCGAGCCTTCCATTTAATTTGGCCTCGCAAACTCGCCATGAGGCCGATTAGCAGCATCCACATACGCATGATGAGCCGCAATCTCGGTATCGAAAAGTCCCAAATGTATCCGTTTATTCTCGTGTTGTATGTTTGCGAGCCATTTCTGCGATGCTTTGTGCCAACTCACGCCCTTAAATTTCGAACTCTTCGGTCTAGACCATTGTTTCCGGTTATGCTGATTTTGCGATTTTGTCGCGGCACGAAGGTTATCAATTCGATTATCGTCTCTAACACCATTTTTGTGATCGACTTCAAATTCAGGCCATTCACCAGTCTCAAAAAGCCAAGCTATCCGATGTGCCTGATAGACTTTGCCTCGCAGTTCAATCTCGCGATATCCTTGACCGTTTTTGTGACCTGCTTCAGCGCCGACCGAACATCTGCGTGCAGGAGCGGCCCTCCAATAAAAAAGGCCAGTCTCCGGTTCGTACCGAAGCCAAGACATGAGTTCGTTGCGAGTTAGACTTTCAGCCATGGCGATAAATTTATGTCTTCACTAATGGTAAGAAGGAAACGATTGTCGGCTGGACGTTCCCGGACGCGCCACTAAAAGCATTCCGGACGGTAACTGACGTAGTGATGTTGGCGTAACCTGTCGCGCTATTCAGTCCAGATCCACGGATGACGGGGGCTATGCCTGCGCTATACGGCGAAACTGAGGTGGTAAGTCCGAGATCATGTTGGTGCCCGCTATCTGTCGAGGTCGCAACAGCGGTATGGTTATGCAGTTGCGGATTATCATCGCCGCCGGCCGAGGCCATCGCACTGCCGTTAATGCCACAAACGCTAGGACTCAATCGGCCCGTGCCGACACCATCATAGCCGACTCTCGCCCGCGCGAGCTCGTCCGGCACGGCAAAGGTTAATCCCGGTGTGCCTCCGAAGGCGTTTCCGAGAACTGAAGCCAGCGCCGGATATGTTGAATTGTTGTAAACTGCGCCGTTCTTGATGAGATAAGGAATGACCGTGCACAGCAGCATCCACTTGGGATAATAGGTTGCACCCTGTAAATCATATGCAGTGCCCGGGTCTGGCGCGTTGACAAAGTCCATATTCGTGCCATCGTTGAAGACGTGGCACTTCTTTCCATAGGGTATCCCAATCGCATTCCCAGCCCCGCCGCTCAGCAGTTGCACGCCATGCGTCGTCGGTGTGCAAAGGTTCTGCACAATGAAGAAGCCAGCCCGTGGGAAAGTAACTTGGACGTCACCGGTAAGCACTCCGGTAAAGACAATCAGCGAGCTTTGCGATTGATACGGTCCGCTCCAAGCCGCTCCGCTATTCGGCGGCGTGCTCAGCGTCACCGGCCCGCTCGATAGGCTGATCGTCGCTACGTTGCCGAAGAGGCTGTCAATTGCTCCAAAGTTGGCATTATTGGGCAAATCCCAGGTGCCCACGTCCGAGCCCCTTGTCGGCTGGTAGATTTGGATATTGGCTGTCTGTGGATCTGCCACGGGTTATCCTTCCTAAGCGCGCGGCGGCGTGGCAATCGGGTTTGGTTGTTTTGGCGTCCAACCTTGCGACTGATACCGTTTGCGCATTTCCTCAGTGTTTGCAGATGCCCACAAATCCTGATAGTGTTTTGACCAACTCGACGAACCTTGCGGATCGTCTGTAAGAGCGCCGAAGTCTTTCAAATAGCCATAACCAAATATGAGAGATTCTGCTAGGAAAAGGTCCGGCAGATACAAACTCAAATAAGTTTGCGGGTTAGTAGCACTCAATGGCGTTGGTCTAATTGTCCCGATAACCTCCATCGTGTATGCCGCATCTGGAGGTGGCCCTACAATGATTGTCTGGTCCGTTATCATCGCGTAGTATTGCGGGACCGATGGCGTTGTTGTTGCCGTCTCGTTGCCCCACATCCAATCGATGAACTCGCGCGAGGTCGGCACAAGCTGAACGCGATTGCTGGAGTTGAGCGGATAAAAGACATTCATGCTCTCAGTAACAACAAACCGTCCTTGGTCCTGAGGTAGCGTGAAGCTGCGACTATTAGGTGTAAGAGTCGCGCTGGAATCTACAATTACAGAATTTAAAATATCTAATTCTCTGAGGATTCTTTGCTCGGAATCGTCGATCACATTCGGCAAAAATGTTTGAAAATTCGGGTCATTCTGAGGAATGACCAGCATGTTGGCCAGCGACTGAACGTATGTCGTATAGGTAAGGCTCATATAACTTCCCGATAAATAGGAAAGGCCGCCACGTTAGCGACGACCTTTCCACCCCTATCAGACCGGAACTCACCAGAACTCACCCGAGCTAACCATAACCGACCTGATCTCACCGCATCTCGTCTCACCATAACAAATGTTGACGAGAAAGAAATTTGGCGAGGATGCGCCGGACGGCCTCGGAACGGGTAGGCTTGTCCTCTTGAGTTTGCCTCCATTGATCGATCGCACCGCGTAATTTCACAGGCAATCTTATCGCGGTCACAGGGTCTTGACCTGTCTGCGGCCTTCCTCTTTTTCGTACTACAGGTATTGACCCCATAGCCTATTTGTAATACACTTATGCCGCTGAAACAAGACGGCAGAAGATGACCTACGAAGAATACATCCGTTCGCCGCAATGGCACGCAAAACGCGAACTTGCCCTTGCAAGGGACGGATTTCGTTGCCGAGCATGCGATGCAACCGAAAATCTTGAGGTTCACCATCGGCGCTATCCCAAAATTCTTGGCACGGAAAAAGTAGACGATTTGACAACGCTCTGCGGCGGCCAAAACGGCTGCCACATGGCCATCACTAATCTCCTTCGATCTCGCAGACATGCCTTGGCGACCATCGAGGCTTCCACAACAGTCCGAATCAGCATTGGACGCATAGAGGTATCTCATGAACTACAAGAACCTGAAATTTCGGATACGCAGCGTTGCACCCCTGCTCATGCACAACGGGCAACTGGCGGACCCACTGAACCACCATGTGAAAGAAATGCGCAAGATTACGAGCAAGCGGATCAAAACTGATTCCGACTTGGAACAACTTGCCAAGCTGGAATGGTTCGGCTCGCTTTACATCAGCAACGGCGTCCCATGCTTGCCTGGAGAACTCGTAGAGGCGACGTTTGTCAACGCCGCCAAAAAGACCAAACGAGGCCAACAAGCTAAAGCCGGCATAATTTCGGACGGCTTTTGGCCAGTTGAATACGATGGGCCAAAAGACTTGGAAGAAATGTGGAAAGATGGACGGTTTCGGCTCACTACCGCCGTTCGCGTATAGCGCAACAAGGTTATGAGGACACGACCGATCTTTCGACAGTGGGAATCCACTATCCAAATCGACTACCTGCCGGATCAATTGGGCGTCAACGAGATCACAGATATCGTCGCCATCATGGGACGATTGATTGGCTTCGGCGATTGGCGTCCGCGTTTTGGACGCTTTGAAATCGTCTCTTGACCGCATCGCCCCACGTCACCCTTAGCCCCGCTTATTCCTCGATCTGCATGGGAACCATGCGGCCGACCTCCTTAACCACGCGAGGCCGCACGCGGTCATCCTCCCGCGTCATCTCGCCCTTCGGCGTTTTGCCGAGGCGCTGTTCGGCTTCCCGGATTTGGCGGTTGGCGAGTTGCTCATTCTCGGTCCGGGCCTCATCGGTCAACTCTTTCGGCCGCTCCATGAGGATCAGGCCATCCTTGATGATGTGCGGCTTGTCGTAGCCCGGAGGCAACGGCACCCAATCCGGATGCTGCCGCGGGTCGACGGGCAACCAGCCCTGCTCTTCCATGCGGGAGAGATAGAACGGATCATCGGCGCCGACGTTGCTGAAGCGCTTCCATTCCACCGATACGTCGGACGGAATCTTATCGAGATTGACCGCATCGAACGGATTGACCTGGACCGAGGCGCTACGCTGCCGGGTGCGTTTCCGCGGCGCATCGTGCTCGGCTACATGCTCGGTTTCCCGGGCATCGGGCGGCGGTGCTGCCGCATGTTCCGGTGTGCGATCGGCATTGCGACGCTGACGCCGCTGGGCAACTGTCTCGGGTTCCATGATCTTTTCCTTTTAATATCCAACTCGGCCAATTTTTCCTTCAGCCGTAGCCTTCACAAGCTCGGCCGCATAGGTGCCAAAGGCCCGCTTGCGGTGTGCTGCCTCATCCTCGCCCTGCTTGGCCGGATAGGAGAACAGCGCGACTTCCTGCTGCTGCGGATTAAGCTGAACCCGCTGGCGCTGGCTCTGGCCGGTAGACGCAGACGGCGCCTCGCGCGTAACCGGCGCCGATGGCACCGCACGTTGCTGGGTCTGCCGCTGGACTGGTTGCTTGGTGGCTTGCTGGTGCGCCTCCTCGCCTGCCGGCTTGACATCAGCCGCAGCCGATACCGGCGCACGCGCGCCAATGCTTTCCTCGATCACCCTGAAATAATCCGGGGTATCTGTCGCAAATCCCTGTTCGATCGCCGCATAATGACCTTTCATCATCGCGGCGTTCTTTTTCGCATCGCCGCCGACTTGCACCGGAACACATTCAGGATGAGCCCGCAGCCACGCCTGAGAGGCCGGCGTGTATCCAGACACGTATTGCTCAAACGGTGAAAGGCGCGTTTCGACCTGAGTAGTCGTGCGCGTAGCATCTGCGGCCTGCCGCGCCGCCTTGTTCTCCAAGGCAACTTTATCTGCCTCCAACCGGTCGATCGCCGCGGCAAGCTTGGCGGCTTTGATCTGCGCCTTGGCTTCCTTCGCAATCTCGCCGGCTTCCTTGGCGTGGATGACTTCGGCTTCCACCGCCTCTAGTTCGCGGGTAGCCGCTTCAAGCCGCGCCGTGACGCCGTTCAACTGGCTGCTGGCGGCTTCCTCGACGGCTTCCTGCGCCCGCTGCTCGCTTTGCTGGGCCCGCTGTGCCGCTTCATTAGCTCGCAACCGCTCGGCTTGGGCGGTCTGCTGGGCGGCAATGCGATCCTGCTTTTCCTTTTCCAGCGCCGCCTTCAACGCATCCGCCGCCTCGTCCGCGGCATTCTTTGCCGGCGGCGCTACTGGAGTCTTTGGCTCAGGCTCCGGTGTCTTGGCCTCAGTCACCTTCGCCGGCTCGACAACCAGATCGCCGTCGACCTCGACCTCGATAACCGTGTCGTCCTCAATCTCGACTTCGCGTGTGCCAGATTCGGCCATGGCGCTATTTCCTTGCTAACATCATGATAATACACTAGATATAGCGAAGCCGCCAGACGTTCGAGCGCCCGACGGCTTCTCGCCAACACCAAACCCCAGGAGGTCTAGGTGGCTAATTCCCGTATATGCTCGGTTGAAGGTTGCGGCAAGCCGCACGAGGCACACGGCTATTGCCCGATGCACTACACCCGTTGGCGCAAGCACGGCGATCCACTTTACGAGGTGCCGCTTAAAAACTACGGGCCAATTTGTTCGGTTGAAGGATGTGAAAAGCCGTCCCGCGAACGAGGTTGGTGCAGCATGCACTATGCCAGATGGCTTACGCATGGCGACGTAAACTACGCAGGCAAGCCGCGTCCTAAAACCAAGTTGCAGAAGTTCATCGAAGAAGCCGTAGCATACAAAGGCGACGATTGCCTTTACTGGCCGTGGCCGACAAAGAGCCGACGCGGCTCGATCTTTGTTGACGGCCGACTGGTCAAGGCTCCGCGCTATGTGTGCACTTTGGTTCATGGCGAGCCACCAACGCCAGAATACGAAGCCGCCCATTCATGCGGCCATGGCTGGGAAGTATGTCTCAATCCAAACCACTTGAGATGGGCAACACCGATTGAAAATGCGGCCGACAGATACCTCCATGGAACAGATGCAAGAGGGGAGAACAATCCCGGTGCCGTGTTAACAGAAACCAATGTGCGCGAAATCCGAAAGTTGCTTCGGCGTGGCATGAAACAAAAAGACATCGGAAAGATATTTGGTGTTTCCAGAGGTGCCATCTTGTCGATCAATCTGCGCAAGTCATGGGGGTGGCTAGAAGATTAGGTCGGGAGCGGGAATCCTCATTGCGATGTCTTGATCTCTGACTATGCGGCAAAGTTGCCCGTTCACCACGATTTTTCTGCCGTCTACCGTATGAAGCGCAACCCAGTCTCCCGGCGAAACGGAATCGGGTCCGAAATCATATTGATCGTCGGATTTGAAAGCCGAATGGCCCAGCATCAGGACGCAGGCCGCCTTGCCTTGGAACTCGTCTTCTTTGATCGTGACGTCGGCCAAATGAATCCCAGATTTGGTAACTTTCGGCCGCTCATAGATGCCGACAAGGACGCGATTCCCAAACAATTCAAAGCCGGGCAAAACGCCTAGCTTCTTCATTCCGATCTTGTCGTAAATGACCTTTCGCGGATCGTCCTTCGCCTGCATTTCCATATAAGGCATTGTGGCGTGTTCCTTATTTCTTCGGTCCAAAGACCAATGTGAAAACGGCTGGCGGACCTTCGTATGCTTTCGTCTTGATGCCAGTAGCCGACGTCAGAGCAGCACAGAGAAATGCGCCGTCGCAGGATAATCCTGTACCAATCGGAATGTCGCGGTAAAGGAAACAATGGCTGAGCAGGTGCGCTTTCCACCCCGCTTCATTTAGCGCATCGACAATGTCCTCAGCCAATGGTCGGCAATCGGCATTGTCGCATTCAACCTTCACTTCCTTGCTTGCCGTGACGCCTTTAAGCGTCGCCACAAACTTAGCATATTGGTTGTCGTTCAGTTCGTACCAATGCCATTTCCTGTAGCGTTCAAGTTGGCGGTTATTGGATTGGATGGTCGTCATGTTCGACGGAAGATAATAAGCGCCGTTCTTGTCGCTGATCCAGTCATCGGCAAACGCCGAGCTAACGAGCACGGTGACGAGTAATGCTACGCCGAGAAACGCCCTCATCCGGCTACCCTCTTTGATCTGAAATTGTCTCATAAAGCGTGCCGGCAATATCATCGCATTTCTGCATGATGACGTTGCAAGCCTCGATAAATCCTACCTGCCCGCGATAGGCCGGATAATCCTCAGCCGCACCTTGGGCAAGTGAAACCATCCGTTCATCAATCAACTCCAACAAAATCGGATAGAGTTGCCGATAGAACGGATCGTGGATATCTCGCGGACCAGCCAAGATTACACCGCTTGCGCTTTGCCGGCCCCTTTGGGCTTCTCGCCGATCTTCTCCAATCTGCCCTCACCCGAAACAGCGCCAGCAGTCATGTGATGCTTCTGGCTCGGCAAGCGACCCTTCGGACCAGTGACGCCCTCGACATGGCCGCCCATGGCGCGACCTTCGATCGGCATCTTCTCGGCCTTGTTTGACCGGATCAAGCCTTCTTGCTTGAGCGTTTTCATAATCAACTGCTTGTCTTGGAGTTCGTCCGGGTGGTTGACCTTACCCCCATGCTTCCGCGGAGGCACGACCCCCGGAGGCACCGCACCGGGCGCCATCATCGGCCGAGCCATCGCGCCAGGAGGCATCCCAGCGGCCCCCGGAGGCATCATGGGAGGCGGTGGTCCACCAGCCGGTGGAACCATAGGTCCGCCCGGAGGAACGACAGGCGGCGGCCTCATGCCCATTGGACCGCCTCCGCCTTGGGGTGCAACGATCACATTTACATGCGTCGAGCCCTTATGCTTCGTCCGACCGCCGCGGGCACGGTTGGCCTGAGACTGATTGAGATTGGCTTCCTCGACCGGGGAATCCGCCGTTGTCGAGCCGCCGCTGTCCCGGTGATGAACCTTGCCGCCCCGGGCCCGCTTGACATGGCCGCCGCGCTTTAGGGTAGCCACCGGATTGGCTACCATCTGCTTGCGGCTGGCGCGATCGGCTCGAGAACGCGGGACTGTGGCATCCGCGCCAAGCCCTACCGCCTGCTCCGGTCCCTCGCCGCCCTTCATCCGCTCGGATGGGGCGAGGATGTCATTGGCCGGGCTTCCGACATATCCGTCCGTCATCCTGCGCATTTTGGCGTTGTGTGACTCGGTCGATTCCTTCTTATGCGGGTGCATAGCCTCAGTTCCCTCTTCTTACGCCGTTTCGGGTCTAAGAGGGAATTGGATCAACTTATCGCCAATCCCCTGCATGAAATAAACGTCTGATGCCACAACGGGGCCGCCATTTGGCGCGACCGCCGACAACGCAGCAAGTACAGATGCTTCAGCTTGCCGAAGATCGACCGGGAAAACCACACGTAAGCCGGAAGTATCCTTGGCCGTCATAGCGCATTCCATGAATGCTAAGACAGCCTTGTCCAAGACAGCTCGATCAATCCGAAGCATGTCAGTCCTTTTCCTTTGGCTCTTTCGGTGGAGTTCCGTCGCTCTGCTTGTACGGTGTCGTGACTTCCTTCTCGCCCTTCATGGCGCGGTCTAGCCATGCTGGCTTGTGCTTGTACTCGGCGTCTTTCTCGGGATAAGCCATCAGGCCGCCTCCGCTTTTGGCTTGTCTTGCAGCGAATAACGGCAACTATCAGCGTCGAACATAATCGCCTTAGAGCCGCCGTTCTCACGATAGAAGGTGATAAGTTCGTCGATGTCGTTCCAGTGCAGCGCGCCAAGCGCGTTCCGCGAAAGCCAGCGGACCGCAAATTCATCCTCGAACATTTCCACCGCGACAGTCGCGCTCATGTTACGCTCCTATACCCGACTTTTCGGCCCTTGTCATGGTGGCTCATGGAGCCGCAGGCTCTACTGGTTGTGTCGCCAATTGATGCTGACGCTCCAAGGCATTCTGATTGGCCTCGTGCTGCCGATCCAGATGGCCTTGGATCATTTCGTGGGCCCGGGCAACACCAGCCTGCCTAGCCTCGTGAACCCTGCCAGCATGCGCCTCTGCGGCTTGCTGCGCGCCCTGATTCGCCTGCGCCCGGTTCGCCGCGGTCGCCAAAGCCAGTTTATGAATGCGCTCCGCCGCCCGATTCTGATTGCTGATACCCAACTCTTCCCGCGCAGCCTGCTGATCGGCATTGTGGATTACGAGCTCGCGCGCCACCCCAAGTGAGGCAATTTTTTCCTTGCTGGCAATGGTTTGCGTGTCCGTGGCGGATTTAAGCTGCGCCTCTTTCGCTCTCGTCTGACTATCCGCCAATCGGGCTTCGGCAGCCAACAGCGTAGCTTGGGCAGTTATTGCACTCGGATCTGGCTGCGCTGCACCGGGCGGCGGAGCGGGCTTAAAGAATCTCTGACTGTCATCCACGCCCATAACCTGAAAGGCCCAGTCGTCGACTTCGTTCAGGTCTAAATTCGGATTGGTCATTGCCATCTGCCGCGCGGCCACGACCTTCAGATACCGCTCGGTCTGGCTCGAGGTGTTCGGATCGGCCGCCGGCACCAATTCACAATCGCTCAATGCCGCAAGGAATAGCTCCCGGTGCCGCTCTTCGGCTTCGTCCTCAGCGTCTACCACTGGCTGCTGTCCGGCTTCGGCAGTCAGTAGAGCCAATACTTTGCTTTTCTTGTTATGCCTCCAAAGGGCCTCTGGGTCTTCCTCCAAGAGGCTCTTGAGCATATCAAATTCAGCCCCTTGCGCCTGATGTAGTCGCTTATGAACAGCCGACATCAATTTCGTGGCCTGCTCAATCAGAGCAAGCGTAGTGCCCACCGGAGCATCTTGCCGACCCTCTCCGATCTGCAATTCCGCCGTTCCACCAACGCGCTGCGCTGTGGTGGCAATGTTCTCGATAAGCTGGATGAAAACCGCGCTCGGATCCTTGTACGGCAACGGCATTATCGCCTTGGAAATATCGTTTCCGACCGTATCGATCGCCATGCCGCCGCCTGGCGGAATGCGGAACTGGTTGGTTAATTGCTTGGCGAGGGATTTGAGATAGAGAAATCCGGGGAAGTTGGCGAACATGCCGGCGTCGATCATCAGCCGCCATGCCGCCGTCACAGCCTTGGTGGCATTGCCGAGAACATTCAGCAGGCCGATGCCGTAGAACCCCAAGCCTGGAATGAAGATGTAGGCGATGATACGATTGACGGCGAGGCAGAACGCATCGTCCTCATCCCAATTGCGGCGGATTTCAAGAATTTTCCGGGCTTCCTTGTCGATCGTCACCTTGTACGGCAGCGGCAGTCCGGTTTCCTTGCTCTCCAGTTTATGCTCGAAGCCCGGCAGGTCGTACTCGCAATAACACTCGTAGAGCTCGCGGTCCTGATCGGCGGTGTCGAGATAGGTGGAAGGCGCTATGCCTTGCGTCTGGTCAATCTTGATATCGACCGCATCGCGCGGTGCCGGCGTTCCCGGAGCGGGCAAGCTGATATCGCGGTAAACGCCCAACAGTTGCATACGCCGCAACACGCTTGGCCGCATCATGACGCGGTGGGTGACTCGGCCAGCACCGTCAATATCCGTCGCCGAGTTGCTGACGATTAAATCGTTCGCATCAATCGAGGCGATGACCGGACGTCGCTTGATCGGATCGTGACTGCCCTTCTTGAAGGAAATCCCGGAGAACCCGAGCATCAGCAGCATTCTATCCGTGTCGGGATAGTATTCTTTCGCTACCTTGGTCAGGTAATGGTTCAAATCCTTTTCGAGCGCTTGGGCCAGCCGTGCCGATAGCGAGTTCTCCTCGCCATCATTGCGGACCTTGACCGGCCCATCGGACGGCAAAAGCTCGCCGCGGGCATTCGCCTGAAAGCGCAGGACGGCCTCGAGCAGGAGCGGATGGTCGACGGTGGATACGCCTTCGGCCGGCGTGGCTCCCGAGGCCGCGGCGCCGCGGGGATTCTTGACTTGGAGGCCGAGCAACGAAATGCCGTTGCTCATATTCTCCAGCCATTCCTGGCGGCTTTGCAGATCTTGCTCGATGCCGAATAGTAGCTTCTCAGCCATGAGGCTGAGTTCGGCTTCGCTTAGTTCTTCCGCTAGATTGGCCTTAAAGCCCTTGTCTTCTTTGCTTTCTTGCGGAGGCGGACCCCAAGTAATCTCGACATTGCCGTCAGGAAGCGGGACTTGTACGGTATTGGTCCCGATATCGTAATCAACTGCGTCCGGGTCATCGCTGGAGAGGGCGACAACCACGTCCGACATGGGCATAGAGCGATCTAATTGGTAAACATTGCTCATTGCGTGGCTGCGCCGTTACTAAAGACCGAAAATTCCTTAGCGTAACGAAGCGAAGCTTGCCTGTAGGCTAAAGCTGCATCATCAATATTATTGAATAGTCCCAAACTGATCCTTCTTCCAAAGTAAATACTTGCTCTCCATTTTTTTGTTTTTGGATGCCAATCAACTCCAGTAAATCCACTCGTGTTGTTTTTCTTCTTCTTAACGTTGTGGTTTTGTTGCGATCTGGTCGCCAGCCGAAGATTGGCAATTCGATTGTCGGCTGTATCTCGATTGACGTGGTCTAGCTCTGATTCTGGCAAAACCCCATAAACATAGAGCCACGCTAGGCGATGCGCTAAATATCTTTTCCCATCAAGCTGAATATACCAATAGCCATTTGGCTTTAGATCACCAGCTACCTTCCCGGCAAACCTTTTGTTCCAAGTCTTATCGAATCTATTGGTCTCTACGCGATGCAGCCAAGTAAATATGCCGGTCTCTGGCTCGTAATTTAGTCGGACCTTTAAAGTCGGCGCCTCGGTCAAGTAATCGAACATTTAATATACCTTTGTATGGCCGCGAAGCTCATTCAGTCCCGCGCGAATCAGGCGCTATCTTACTGCTTTTGACTGGCTTCCGGTCCATTAGGCTCTATCCGTGGGCCGCGGCGGGACAAACCCAGGCGTTTAATAGTCTCATCAAGCTTGGTGTCGGCATTGCCGTCAACGCGGACTGACTTTGCTATGCTAAAAAGCATCTCCTTGTCATAGCACGCCGCCATCAGCGCGTGCCATTGAGCCAAGCATTTCAGCAAGAAAGGAAAGGCGTGCTTGACCTGATTGATATGAAGATTGTCGGCCACTGAGTTGTATGTAACGGCAAAGCCAAGGACTTCATTGCCAATTACGATACTCGTAGCATCGCTATCTTTGCGAACGAAAAAACCTTCTGGCAGCGGCGGCAACGCGGCCTTGATTTCTTCAACTGCCTTGTCGAGAAGCGACGTCATGGCCGCGCCCGCACGATGCTCGACATGGGCTTCGGGTTCACGATCTCGCCCAGCAGCCTAGCCTGTAGCATCCCGGCGCCGACGTACAGATCACCATGAAGCATTCCCACATAAGCATTCGCCACTCCGCGCTGCTGGCTTATTGCCACGATGCCACAGGCGGCGAGATTGCCGGCCTTGGCCTGCGCGAGAAATTCTTCCAGCATCTGAACGATGGGATTCTTTAGCTGCGGGATTGGGGGTAGATCGTTGGCCGCTGGTTCGCCGTTCATGCTCATTGCTCTTCCTCTCTCACCCCAACCGGCCGCTCACTCTCCGGCACAAAGTCGGCCCGGATGGCAGACCGCGGAAACACACTCACTACACCGGGAACCTTGACGGCTTCCTGTTCCGCCTCGGCGGCGGAATAGGCTTGGGTCTCGACCCAGTCTTCAATAACCTTTTTTACCCGGACGCGCCAGATGTTAGGGCGTGGCATTCAAATATCGTCCCTGCATTCCTGCTCGCAGTCCGCGCAACAAGTGCAAAACTCTGCATTATCGTCGTCGTTGATCTCCCGCTGATACGGGCATGAATGCGGCGGCAACGCATCGTTCGGCGCTTGCTCGCGGCCAAAGCGTCGACAGCGTTCACACTTTGGCATTTGGGTCACGGTCATCAGTCGTCAATCGATGCAAAAAACCTATTGCATCTCGATTAGCACCCGGACGAAGCCTAGCGGTTAATGGTTCATCGTAAGTCGGGCGCACGATGGGTAAGCGTTTACATTCGTCCTGCCGGACAGGACGGCCGCTAGGATGTTTTGGCGGCGTATTAATCTTTGTCGACATAATAAGATTTTACCTCATTAGACCCAGAATGACACGCGGCATCAATCTCGCCCTTCAGCCCCATCCGCAGTTTGTTCAGCCGCATCGCCTTAACGTGCTGGTCCGATGCTATCTCATTGTGCCGTCCGCCGGTAGCCTTTGGCACCATATCCTCAAGCACGTCAAACGTCTCGGCGTGAATGTCCACCAGCGAACTCAGTAGCTTTGATAAGCCTGGCTGACGAAGCAGAAACCGTCCCGCTTCCGCATGACGCTGGTATTCCCGCTCGATCAATGCCCGCTTTTCCGGGCCAAACCGCATCCGCTTCACGATCAATACCGCAAACCGGTCAAGGAAATCACCCGGCGTCAACGGCATCTTCACCGAGCAAATCGGCGAGGGATCATGCAGACGAAGCCGCCGCGCATTGGCCCCGTCTAGGATAAGCCCAATCAGCTCATCATGGTTGAGGTCCGTGATCTTATATTCCTCGACGTCGAAATCAAACCCGGCAAACTTCGCCACCGAGGCATAGGGGAAAGTATCCTTTGCCCAATAGGCCGGCGCTCGGCCGCCATCTATATCCGGTGTTGCCAAGGTCTTGCGACACGGCCATTGGCCGGTGACGAATACCGACATCAACCCGCATTGCGGCCCGATCACCCATTCGGTCGCGCACGCCTTCGCCAATAAATCATGCAGCCCAAGCTTCTTGTCGTTCACCCATACTTTGCGCCCGGCCGCATAAAGCGCAGCTACCAGCCGCGGATAGAAGCTCGGTTGCGTGTTCGGCCATGTTGTCGCTTCCACGATCATCACCGTATTCGGCTCAAACGGCGGCGCATTCGGTAATCGCGGAAGACTTAACGGCGCTTGCGGATCCAGCCCGAGCACCATGCGGAACATATCGGCGTGGGTTACGTCATGCTGTGTGGGAAGATGATCGAGCTTGATCCTGTTCCGGACCATACACGGATGCGCGTAGAACGGCTGGCCGTTGCCGATGATGTTCTCGTATGATCGCTGAAAAGCCTGGTTTGCCTCCGTGCCGAATGTGGCAATGTCATCGACGCGGTATCGGACGCCCTTGAACAGATCGACCAAACCGACATGGCCGCTTTTAATAACCAGTTCAACGTTGTCTGTCCGATGCTGGCGGCAGAAACTCTCATAGAGCGAAGCGACCAAGTAGACATCGCCCAAGCCTCCGAGAACTACGATGGTCTGCATCTGATTTATGGCGCGTAAGTTATTTCCGGAATCTTACCTCCGACTACGCGCTTGCAATGATCGCACATCAGATAAATGTCATCCATGTGGGTGACGCCTCCGCAACTTGGACAACGCGGTAAGTGCATGTCGCTGAACTCGCAAACGCCATCTACGTGCCATGTCTTACACTTACACTCTTCGCAATGAAGAATCATGTCTGCAATCATCTGGCTAGCGTCTCGCGTTTATGAGTTCTCAATGCGTGCTCACTCGGCGGCTTCTGGATAGCCAATTGTGGTGCAGGTTGATCGCTCCACAAATCGCAGTGCGATGCAGAGTTCGGTCGTGTTCGTGACAAAGCCTGAGCCAAGTAGATACATCAATTCCGGCTCAAACTGATCTTCGTTCAACATGAACACCACGTCCTTGCCTTGGCCGCAGGCGTAGCCAGCTTCCAAATGGGCGGAACGCCCACACGGCAGAACAAGCACGCAGGTATCGCACCAGTTAAGCGCGTCCTTGTCGAGCTTGAACCCGGACGCCGCAATAGGATGGCGCTCGATCTCGACGACGTATTTTTGTAGGGACCAGTCCTTCCATTCGCGATCTATGGCAGACCAGTGGAAGCCCTCGTTGCCATCGGCCGGATGCCGAAAGTCATAGACTTCGTGACCTTCAGCACGCAACGCCTCGACGACTTTCGGCTGTAGTTTGTTACGCCAAGACGATGCCACATAGATTTTGCGTTTCATTTTTCAGACCTCGCGTTAAGGAGCGGTTAGAGCGTGCTTTGCTATGGCGCGTCAGCGATGCCACCGCTGGCGCGGAGGTCCGCGTAGCTGGCCTCGTCAACGGCGCGATTAAGCTCAATCTGCAAAAGCGTCCCGACCACCGTATCTATCACCTGATACCAAGTTGGCGAGCTAGGCGTCTGGTTGCGAAAGACATTCATCAACTCGGTGAGTTCGTTCAAGCTCGCCATTTTGCTTCCTTCCTTGCGGCGACAAAGCTTGCAGCGGCCGTTGCCTAGGTTATGCTCCGCTTTGGATATTGGAGTATTGCAATCTCGACAAACGTGTCGCGGAAGATCGCTCGTTGCTTCGGCTTTTCTTAAAGCTTCGCCAGCGATCTTTCGACATGCTATCAGCCGCGCCGGTGTGTCTTTGTACTCACCTTCGCCCCAGCCGATCTTCTCGATGGTCCATAGGGCTCTCTCCATTAAAGCCTCACGGCTAGGAGTTTTGCCGTCCTTGTAAAGATGTGCCGCCCAATGTGAAGTCATCGGTAAATCCTAAGCGTTCCCGGTGAAGGCATGGCGACGGCGAAGTTCATTTAGAGCGCACTTTGCTAAATCGTAATGACGGGAGAACTGACCTCAGCCCGATCAGGCCAATATGGAAAACTGATCGCAGCCCGAGGTTCTGCTGCATCTATGTCATAGGCCAATTTGCCATCATGGAATCGCGAGTCTTTGAACACGGTGCCGCATCGCTTATTTTGGAAAACGCCGTCAGCGACCTTGACCCATTCGTCATCGGCGCCGGTCAATGGCGCAAGCGGCTTCCCAGCAATACACCGCATCAGAACCGGTGCGACAGCGTGGACAGCGCCTCCGCTGTCCCATTGACCGAAGAACTTTTCCAGTATCTCGATCATTACTCGGCTATCTTCTTCGCCGAAGTTGATTGCGGCGAGTTCGGTTTTAGCTTGGTCAACGATGCTCATAGTCCCTCCTCGCGTTTATAAGTCCTTAGAGCGCGCTCGCTCGATCTCGCGACGCGCTATTTCACGGCATTTTCTTTTTGACCATTCCCTTCGCTGACGTGGACCCTCTGCTCGTTCCTCGCGGCGAAGCGTCAGAAATGCCCGGTGGATCGGATCGGGCCACCGTTGTGTTTTCATTTCGGAACCTCACGATTCTCAATGCGGCGATAGCAGTCTGGATGATATTTCCTATGATCGACCTGAATCATCGGACCTTCGCCGAGCGGATTTCGACAAGCTGCGCATGGGATGGCGCTGATGATCGCTCCAAGAAAACACTCAAACCGCTGCACCGATGGCTCCGGCTCGTAATATCCATCCCTGTGCCTGCCGTAAATCATCAGAATTTGCCCTCGTCCTTACCTCGCTGTTTCACGCCGACGCGATGACTGGATCACAGAAACACATCGAGGCGACCGGCCTCTATATTGGCGATGGCCTCTCGTAGCCTCTGAGCTTTGTCAGCGGCCATGCGTTCTTCGGATTCGGCACGCTCTAGCCTATAGCGCGCCGATTGAAGCATTTTCGTCAGACTTCGCTTGGCGCCCTTGCGCAGATAGAAATTATCGCGACTCGAATTGGAATGGTTGAGGTTCACAATGTCCGCATCATCGTAGTAATCAGCCTGGTGCTCACTGGACTTTTCGAGGTCCGCGAGATTGCCCAAGTGCTCCAACGTCAACGCCGGCAGATCGGCTTCTGCAAAGGATCGACCGTCATTGCCGCTGCCCCAAAAGGTATCTCGCAGCCGACCATTCTTGACGACGGCTATGCAGGAACAACAATGGTAGCGACCCCATGAACCGTCGCGCTCAGGGTCGGGTTCGCGAAAGCGCCAACGATAAATGTCGCCTTCCCGCAACTTCTCTGAAACTTCTGCCATCGCTCGCCTCTGTTTCGCCGCCTCGCGTCTAAGCGATAACTGACGGGCGCTTTGATTTCATTGATCTGCGCACACACACTGCCTTAGAGCGCACCCATCGATTACCCGACTCCACGCCGCGCCGTTCCGAGGTCAGGATAACGTATTATCTCTTGATGCACGGACAAGTCCACTTCCTCAAGGTTAACGCGCCCAAGCCGATGAGGAATAAATCCCCGCCACTCTATCGTGCCTATCCGGTTGTCGCTCATTGAGCTACACGTCCCCGGCTTCCCTCAACAGGACCCGCAGCACTACGGGCGAGAATGTTCTTTGCACTATTGTGGTCACGGTCATGGACCGCACCACATTCATCACAAATCCATTCCCTTATTCGCAACCCTTTTTGACCTTTTGGGCCACTGCGCGCACCGCACGCAGAACAGGTTACGGTCGTAAAACTCTCGTTCACTTCCTCATAACCTACTGATTTGTATTTCAGCATGGTACGGAAAGTAGACCAACTAGCATCCAGCACGGACTTTGCCATCCGTGTCTGTGCAAGCTGCTTCGCATTGACGTTGCCCACGACGATTAGCGAGTATCGAGCCGCAAGCTCCGTCGAAAGTTTGTGTAGAAAATCTTGGCGACAGTTTTGGATTTTGATCCACAGACGCCGCGACTTTCGCTGGTTATTGGCGCGCTGAGATTTAGCTATTCGCTGTTCATATTGCCGATAATATTGCGGTGCTCCAATCCTGCGGCCATCGCTCAATGTGACGAATGATTTTAGACCGAGATCAATCCCAATAGCTGCATCTCCGCCAATCCGCTGCTCAACCTCAACATGAAAACAAACATACCAGCGACCCAAGCTATCTTCAACGAAGTAGCCGCCTTTAGCATTCTCAGGAAGCGGTCTGCCGCCTTCCCAAAATCGATATCTCTTACGAAAATAAGTAATAGTATTGCCTTCAATTTGACGACCTTGATTCTGAAATGGTATCCATCCCAAAGAACGTTTCGCACCAAAACTTGATCTGAAATTCGGAGCACGTTTAATCTTGTCTCGAGCAACAGCAAACTGCCGACAAACCTCGCCTACACTCTGCTGATTCAAATTCAATATTTTGCTGACTCCCTTGCAAAGCTTTTGTAGATCATAGTGAGTTGCCCATTTACGAGGCTTCTCACCAGCCCGATAGCGTGCTTGCACGTCAAGTTGTTGAGCACAGCAGTAATTCCAAACCTGATTAACAGCATAAGCATGTCGCCTCAGCGTCTTTTTGGCTGAGCGATCTTTGATGCGATATTTATAAGTGAGAATCATTTTGATGACATTAAGCGTCTGGCTTCTGACAGGTCGGAATAACGCATTATTTCGGGATGTTTTCCTAAGTCGATTTCCTCAAGGTATATTCGTCCTGATCGATGAGGGACGGCATAGATGAAACCGCCCCACTCTACAAGATTAGCTCCACCATAGGATTCAACCAATCGCGCCCGCGGCCCGCTATGCACAACATTTTGCGTGTGGCTGTTTACCCGGATCAGCTTCTTCGGCGGCCCTTTCGGCGTCTGCACCGCCGGCAGCACCACATCAGGCGGCTTGGGCAGAATAGCTATCGCTTCCGCTATTCTGCTCGGCTTGCGCTTTAATGCCGCCAATTGCTGCTCGTGCACCTCTTCCCATCGGTCGAGAACTTCCAGCGCAGCATCGTAAAACCCGCCATCCGGCGCAAACCGAACTATCCTCGCCCATTCGCCTTGGACCCGCAGCGATCTGGCCTCAGCCACAACCGGCCGACCATACCCGATCGATGTCACATACCGGACCGACGATACCAGATCCCACCACGGATATTGCTTAAGATCCAAGACTACACGCGAATACGGCAAGCGCCGATCCCGCTCGGCCAATGGCGTTGAATGCGGGATGACGTCGACCGAATGCCCGCGATGAATGAATTGGTCGAGCGTCTTGGTTCGGCGCCGGGTCAGGCTCCCGAAAAAGCAGAAATCATATCGCGGCATAACCTTGCCTCTTACCCTCGCCACGCTGGTCCGCGGCGGCACTATCGTCTTGAACCGCTTGCCCCAGACCATATCAATATCGGCCGCCCGAGGCACAAACCGCCTGATAATCTTGGCGGTATCCGGTGCATAGCACCATGCCGCTGTCATATACGGTGCACTCTCAATGAAGCACTCCGCCCGCTCGATCCAGTCGTCCGAGGTGCGGTAGTTCCAGACCACGCCTTCATCGGTAACCAATGTCGGCTCTTCCGTCACCAGCACAATCATCTGGTAGCCAGCCTCGGCAAGTGATTGCACCAGCCTTGGATTATTGGTTACTTCGCTGACGCCTTCGGAGAAGATGTTAAACCACGGCGGAGGGAGGAATATCCCGCGATTGACGGCAAATTCATGCCCCAATGCTTCGATCTGGTCGCGGAGATCGTCTACTTGATCGCCAGCTTGGGCATCGATCGAGAGCATGTAGCTGAAGCGCATTCATGCCTCTATTTTTGTTTACGGTATTTATGACGATTGGCCGCGATATTGGCCATTAATCGTTGGTCGTAGCAAGGACCGCAATAAGTCTTTCTATTATCGTTCAAGCGCATTCCGCATTTAGCACATTTTTTAGTAACAATTTTCGCACGGTTGCCCGCTTCAATCCGATGCCCAGCTTCCCATCCAATCGCTCTTGTCATTTTCAAATACCAACGGCAATCCTCTCGACGGCCTCTTCCCAATTGGTAGGAGATACCACGAAATGCCTGACGTCCGGATGGTCATTCCCTGCGAAGGTGGAACAATGGCCATACGGCATGGTTTCGGTCAAGCCAAAGAGATAAGGATTTGCCTTGCTCAATTCGCAAATAGCAAAGGTCTTGCGGCAAAAGAATAGCGCATCGCAGAGCACCGACATAACCCCACATTGCGGACCAATGACATGCTCGGAAGCATCGCACTGATCGAACAACTCCCGTAGCGACCATTCCGGCTCGACTAGCCTAGCGTCCATGCGCTTTGCCAGCGCCTCCCAGAATTGAGGCGGCAGATTTGGCCACGACCGCGACGTATGGATTATCAGCGTGCCACTACCCCGCACGATCCTTCGTGGACCGAACGGGACTTCCAGCGGCGCCCACGGCGAAAGGCCGAGTAATGCGCGGTACATATCCGCTTGGCTGACACGAGGCTTAACCGTCAGTTGGTCGATACGAACCGGTGTCCGAACGAAATGCGGGTGAACGTAGTAAAATCCGCGGTCGGCAATCTCGTTGGCATGGCTGAGTTGAAAGAACTGGCTTCCTTCCGCCGAGGCCACAACCTCATCGCTCGCCTCGTAATCCACGCCGAACATTTGCGGGATTGCGACCTGCGCCGATTTGACTACCACGCAAGCCTTGATGCTGTGTTCCTTTTCAAAGGCACGGACAAGACCGCAGATGAGATAAGCATCCCCAACGCCATATAGAGCCACGAGGCGAATCACGACAATCTCTTTCGCTTGGGCCGCACATTGTCCCGAGCTCGCTGACAAACTTCATGCCAGCAGCGCCGGCAGAATGCTTTGCCCGGACGCGTTGTCCTCATAATTCCCCGCCACGGATAAGCGGTCGATTGGATCTTGACCAGCATCGTGTCCGGATGACGTGGACAAAACCAATGGGCGATCATCTGACTGCCGATGCAGCAGCAACGGACGCCCAGTATTTATCGTGCAGGCGATCTGGCTGCAAAATACCTACATGACCAGCGGCCTTCGCTCTCCGAACCATGTCCGCCGTACTACGACCGCCAGTAAATGCCACCACCATATCCGGCTTGCCTTCATCTAACATGCGCTGATTCCGGATTGGACCAGCAGCGTTGCCATCCCGCTTCCATGCCGCTGGATAGGGCCACATACGTACACGGTGCTGATATGCCCATTCGTGAGCAAACGCATCAGCACCGCGCGCCGCACCGTGTATCACGTCCGTAATCGGACGATGACGATTCAGGTGGTCAAGCACAGCAAATACAAAATCCTTGTCTTTGAAGTCTCGACCGCCGCATACAAGCACGCGCATAACTCATCCCTGAACCGTGACGGCAAGCGGTTTGCCGTTCATCCTAGCCTGCATACGGACAGTCTGCGGCGGAGCCAGATCCGTCGTTACCAATAGTCGCAATGATTCTCTCAATCGCGGGTCTGACGGATAGCGGTCGCCAAGCTCGGATGCTGATATTGGCGAATTTTGATCCCACAAATACGAATCGGGCGGATTGCTTACGCACCACCTCCACCATGCGATTCCGCGCTCGCCATGAAGCGGCCGGCGCCCGCGGTGCTCATGACTGGTCTGGGCGAGAAACATTGTTCCGGCCGGGCCGTAAATCGTCCGCATAACACCGTCCGGTCCGATAATATCGTGCGGTCCCTGCTCATCATTAAGCACGTCCGTCAGATAGACGAACATGGCGAGGAAGCCTGCCGGATCGTCCGCATCGCGGTGAAATTCCTGAATGTCAGGTCGCGTCGGACCCTGCGCTGGTCGTGTGTAAAAACTGTTCGCCGAGTAAGACAGTGCCGGATCGCGGCCGAGATAGCCGCTTACAAAGTCAGTCAACGCCATTGCCTTCTCGAGAATGACCGGCGTTAGGATGGCATCACGAAGCGAAATGCAGATTGCGCTATCGTTTGGCACGGTATCTCGTGAGACTGGGTCGAGAATGCCGCTGTTCTTCTGTGCTGCTACTCGGATGTGAGAGCCGGGGAATACCGGACGGGAAAGGAGATAGCCGAGCACTTCATTGCGCTCGGCATCGGTCAGCGGCGGCAGCATTACGTATGCCGTAGCGCGGAGGCTTTGGTCGATAGCTGCGTAGTCCATTTTGATTTACCCAAGCGACCGAAAGCCAGCGGCCCGACGCAAACCGCCGACACCATCAGATTCAAGTTTTTGCTGACGCATTTGCCCGAGACGCTCAAATACCACGTCTTCGTCCTGACCAAAACATTTGATGGCAATAATCACTTCACGTAGATGAGCTACGCTGTAGTCTTCAGTAAGTCGGACCCACCGTTCAAGTGTTATTTTGTCCAACGACGGCTCTTTGGCTTGGAAGTAAACGCGACGCGCATTCGCTGAAGGCATTCCAACGTGCATAATGGTATCAAAGCGCGATGGCCGATCTACGAAACGACGATCAAGGTATTCTGGATAGTTCGTTGTAGCCAAATGAACGACATTTGAAATCTGCGTTTCACCGTCAAGTAAAGCCAAATACCCATGATCGCCGTACTGCTGCACGAGTGCATCCAAATCTTCCATGATTGTAATCATGGGACGATCTGGTTCGATTCGCCTCAGCAAACTGATGCAATCTGTCGCGAGAGTAGGCTTCTCAATGAACACCACAACACCACGATGTAACCGCACTAACTCCTGCGTCATCTGCCAAATTGCACTGGTTTTACCACTGCCGGGCGGCCCCCACATCAACAGCCCGCGCTTGAATGTAAAGCCGCGCTCAGAAAAATTATTCCGCAGCGTCCAGAATTTCTTAAATTCTGCCATTAGCTTCTCAACCGCGCCATCAGGCAATGCGAGCAAACTATCAATTTGAATTGGCATTTTTTCTAAATAAGGACCACGATTAGACAATTGCGGACGATAAGCGCCAGGCGGCAATTCATTCACAACTTCCGATACTGGGAAAAAAGCATCACCAGATTGCGCCCAACAACGAGCACTAGCTGCAATCTGCGCCCAATTGCTATCTGGTGGCCCTTGTGCTTCTACGGCAGCGGTCGGATTGCCATAAGCAGCCCGCTCGCGAAGAAGAGAGCCAACCAATTCGTTAAAGTCGTTCATTTCTGGAACCACCCAATTCCAAGCCTCTCCCCAATCACAGCCACATCTAGCCCATGCGCCCGCAGATCGGCAATGAAATGCCGGACCTCGTATTCCGGCGCGAATGCATCATGAAACGCCACAACCCCGCCGGACCGGACCAGCGGGGAATACCGCAGGTAATCGCTACACGCTTCCCGATAGCCATGATCGCCGTCGATGAACAGCATATCAAACGGCGCTTGCTGCCGCGCCTTCTCCAGCGTCTCCAGATCCCGGCTGTCCCCATGAATTATTGCGTGCGGGCCTGGTACGCTGCTTAGAAACGTCCCGATATTGTTTTCGTCCCGCTCGATCGTCCATGCCTGATCGAACATGAGCTCGAAGCAGCAATGAATGGCGCCGGCCGAGCCAAGGCCGATCTGCAAGCACTTGCCGTTGATGCCGAGCTCTTGGAGCACCTTGGCGAACGCCATGAACTCGCTGCGCTCCTGCTGAATTGCCGGGAGATAAGGCGTGTTGCTCTCGTAATCATTGTGCCATCCGGAATGTGGCGCGAATCGACCGTCGTAGGCAACGGCATCGAAGTCTTGCGGTTGGCAACTCATCGGACGAAATGCACCACGATTATCTCGACTTGCAGCACGACAATAGCAGCAATGAGGCAGAGGATGGCGAGAACTATTTTATGGTGGGCGGACATCAATCGTTCTCAAGAAACATAGGATGCGCCGCGATCGATTCAGTGTAATGACTTCCGTCAGGTCGAACGCAGTCATACCACGGCTGAGGTGCTTTGCATGTTGGCTGTATATCGCAATACTGCTTGCCGTGATCGACTTCGCAGTGTGGCGGATCGGGCGCCAGACAGCTTAGTGTCGTTGCGAGAACTAAGGTGCATACGTCCATGATTATTCCCACTCCTCGCAACCAGCACGCCACTCAGCGTCGGCCGCTAGAGCCATCCGCTGTTCAGGCGTGAATGTATGCCACATCTCACGGGCACGAGCACCAACGTGATTGCGCCAGTCGTGAACGCGCCCCGCATCGGCCCATTGCGGATCGTCCACGTCAGATTGCTTTGAAGAATTGCGATAGATGCTCACGGCCGCCCCTGAAACGATTCGATGAACCGCCGCACATGCGGATTCTTACTCTGCGCCATCTCTTCCGCCGAGTTAAAAGTCTCACCCCCGGCAGTATGGATCGGCCATACATCGCCGTGATGTGCAGTGGCTTGAGCAGCAGCGTTTACCTTGTCGGCCGCGTCCAATATCTCGCTGGCCTTGTTGGCAAAGATCGAAGAGATCGGCATGATTGTCATTCCCCCCATTGTGTAGTCGAAGCAAACCGCTTTCCGACCATCGATCGTGCAGACCGCGGCTTCTTGCCCTGGCATGCCGACGACAAAGTCGACCTCGTAGCCATTCTCTTCCATGAGCACCTTGGCGATCGCCATCCGCTTCTTGAGCACGGGATGACTCTCAACTGTTCGTTCCCATGTCTCGCGGATGTTATTGAGCCATGCGAGCCCCAGCGCAGACTGCATCGCGTGATTGCGCTCAAACCGAAAGCTAGCATCGGTATCGGCGCCGAACTCTTCCTCGACCAGCGAGGCGGCGTATTCAATGATCTTCTTGGCGACGTCGCGGTAATCAATGGCCATCGCCAATCCTCGTTCTCTGCTAGAGGGTTCTAATAGCCGAACTCAGCTATCTCGTGAACCGTAACACCTTCCGTTGCTGCGGCATGACGTTTAGCCGCCTCGCGATCGTATCTGCCAGCTTCGTCAATCAACTCGGTATAGCCGCTCCATCCTGGCCGATAAAATAGACCGCGTTTGCGAATCACAACGCCGAGAGAAGATGGGGCGATATATGGATCGTCATGTTTAATCATCGTCGTTTCTAATTTGAGTTCCACCAGCGGGCCACTCATAGTCGCTCCTTGCGGCCACCTCGATCTTGATAGCCGCGTATGCCATGTTGAGAAGGATCCAGACTTTGAGGGCTATGAACCAGTTCACGTCACCAACTCCACGCATTTCTCACAGCATAATCCCCAATAGTTATACGGCTCGGGGATAAACGCTATTCGCCAGCCATGCCGGGCAATTTCTGCGTTGGCCTCAGCATGCAATACGCTCGGCTTGAATACCAGTTCCGACTTGCATGGTACGCAGACGAAACGCATTATCGGAGGCTTTTTGGTTTCAGTCACGGCATACATCCCTTTTGTGCTGGCAATACCATTCTATTCCGACGAAGCCGCAGGAACGCATTTAGCATCGCGCTTACAGAACCCGGAACTTCTCCTGCCTTGTGCCATCGCACTAAAGTTCGCTCAACCACATTGCATCGCAGTCGCAATTCCTGACGCCATGCGAATGGACCCCAAATCTCTTGGCTGATCGAAACAGCATCGTCCCACGAATAGCGATGGCCCGCAGGCATTAGGATCGAGTTATTGCGCATAGCCTTTCTTCTCCAACTTCTCCCGCCCGCGGTCCGTCAGCTTAATCCCGAACGCCGCTTCCGATTCAAGCTCTGGACTAGCCGCGCCTGCCCAGATCACGCCATGCACCAGCACGCCCATTTGAACGCAGCCCTTGGCCGAAAGCTGGTCGTAAACCGACATTGCCTGATTATCCTCTGGCGCTTTCTTCTTGCGCGATAGCACCATGAACCGAGAGGCATATTTGCCGGTCGTAGCTTCGTGCACCTCGGTCAACGCCGCCATTTCCTCACCGGTCAACGGGTCATCGAACTTGACCAGCGTATCTTGGTTCTCCGCTCGTTTGGCATTGCGCATGGCTGTGGCAAGCCGATCATGGGCTGCGGTGTAATCCAGATGCGGCCGGACGAACGGATCGGTCTTCCTCGCCGCCAATGCGCCTTCAATCGCTTTGATTGCGGCTGTGGCGAATATGATGGTTTCGAGATCGTCGTGGTCGACGGTAACTTTGGTCATGGCTTAATCAACTCCGGCTCGGCAAAAGCAGCATGCAGCAACTGGCGATCATTAAACCAACAGACATCATAGACCACTAATTGCTGCCGATCGCTGGATATGCGGCGCACCATATCAATCACCATTGACGGGCCGCCAGACCGCAGCAGCACGATGTCGCCGACTTGGAATTTTGGTTCACTCATCGTATAATCTCCTATTTCACCGCAACAGCGTATTCCGCAGTTGGTCCTTCGAGAACCCGGGACCGTAAACCAAGTGATGCTGCACGATCGCTTGGCGCACCTCAGAGACTATGAAACCGATTATTATTCCGTAGCTGAAGAATACTACGGCAGGGGCTTTAAGGGTCGGAGCCTCGGCCATCACACTTCGACGCCGAGTTCCCGAAGCTCGCGCTTGAGGCGGATAATCTCATCCTCCATGATTCCCTTCATGACACCAACTGGATCGCGGAGAAGATGACCGAGATATTCACCTGTTCTTTCCTCGCCACGTCGCAGACACATATTTTCCCATGCCGACTTCGGCAGTGCCAAATATGTTTCCACTCGCTCAATCCGACTTCGGAGAGTCGCAGCAGTCGCAATATCTGCGTATTTCATTTGAATGTTCCTCTTGATTGTGCCGTAGCCGATTCCGCACATCACTTCGCCTCCGCTCTCATCCACCTCGCCTGCGAGGGGCAGCTTTTATCCATCGTCAACACCGCTCCAACCGGACCAGGCTTAACGCCGATGTAGCCCTCGCCTACTCTTGTCAGGAGAGCGCAGGGATTCGTTTCCGCCGGCCAGAGCCACCATCCAACCGTTGCGGCTAGAATGCTGCCGAGGATTATGGCGCGGGCGTAGTTGATGAGGGTCATTCATCGCCCCACAACTCGATCTGCTCCTTCTTCCATTCTTCAAGTGCAGCCAAGTTACTCTCGGTTCCCAAATAGATTTTGCTCCAAGGGACGATCACCTCTTGATTCATCTCAGGAGAGGAAATCGAAATACCTTCCTCACACACGCTCATATCGAGGCCGAATGGTTCCTTAAAGAACACCTCAATCACTTCTGTAGCAATCTTGCGAACGGCACGCTCGAGCACTTCCGGCTTTAGATCGATGCTAATCTCAAATGAATTACCGTCCTTTTCGATATTCACTGAGATGCCTTTTTCCAAGTCGTCCGGCCAATCTCCCCATTCCCAATTGGAAAGATTGACGCGGACCTTCTTCTTTCGCTTCGTCGCTCGTTTTGCCATCAGATTATCTCTTTCAGCCCATGCTGATTTTCGAGTATCTTGTTCTTGGCGCGTAATTGCTCGATCTCATCAGCAGCTTCCAGCATATCGCGCCGAGCGGTTTGTTCATCCATGATTGCGATTGCCGTTCCCGTCATGATCGAACCGCGCGCTATGCTGCCATCGGGCAAGATTGATCCCAATGTCATCATTGGGTGGCGAAGCCGCTCGACTAAATCGCGGTGGTCGGTCATGGCAACCAATAAACTGTTGAGGATTCACCATACGGTGCCCAATAGCTTTTGAAACGGACATGCTGCCGCCAAACCCATCGCCTTTGGCCATTGCGCTTGTTAAACTCATGGACCGAAAGATAGGCTTTAACCGGGAACCAAGCCCACCAAAGCTCTCCGTCTTTCATTTCCGCTTCTCCACCACATCATCAGCAAATCGCAGGTCGGCAATCGCTTCGGCAATGAGCGTCCCGATTTCATCCTGCGACAATGAACTAAGTTCTTTGCCTTCAGCTTGGATGCGAGCCAGAACGCAGGCCATGACCATGTTGCGGTCGATCATTTCCGCTTCTCCGCTTGCCGATTAGCTATTGGCCCAAATCTTTAATGGTATTCGGGACAATCCAAAAGCATTCTGAACCTTTTGAGCCGTTGCCATAATAAACGGCCCATCCCCAAGTAGTTCGCTTGAAGCGTATCCGCACGCATTGCATTTTCATGACTTCTTCTCCGCTTGCCGGCGATACCAAGTACGGCGCGACATCCCGAGCTTCTTCCACGGTTCCTGCGCCGCTAAGGTTTTCGACCTGTCCTCGAGGCGAGGGCGCTTAAATGGTCGTGGCTTATGATCGAGGGTTCCCGTCTTTCCGGTCACGCGCGGCCGAGGATTTTTGACCGCAACGTTGTCACCCACAACCTTGTCAGCACCGTCCGCCCGGCGCGAGCCTACTGGGACTTCGACAACCCGCGGCATCCGAGACCTCGCCGATGCCGCCAAGTCTCCATCCGTTCGCTTGGGATTGGTCCTCGTCTCAAACTTAGGGCACGGCCCTAACCGATGCCGTTCACCACAAGTCCTGCATTTCGGCAAATCCATGACACCGGATTGGCACAGAATTGGCACCGCAGTCAAGAGCCATCTTCCGGTTTCCTGTTCGCAACTCCCTGCGGCCCAGATAACTGCGCCATGTCCTCGAATAAGCCGAGTTCCCGCATTTCCTCGAGGATCTCAGCCCGCAATTGATCCCGATCCTTGCCGTTGAGCGGATTGTCTTTGTCGCCTGAGACTTTGAGCGCCGAAAGCTTCGGATAATAATAGGGCGCAACCTTATCGGCTAAGGCCGCCGCATCTTTGACATACCCGTCGACCGTTTCATCATCGATCCCATTCCGCAGGCAAATCATAGCCTTGCGCCTGAAATGCCACATCGCCTCCTTCATGATCGAGAGGCAATCGAGATTGGGCGTATCATCAGCCGCATAGGAAAGAGCGGCCATCGCGCCGCCTGGACTATCGCGCAGTCTGGCTTCGCGGGCGAGCGTCCGTTTGTTCTTTGAGCCCTTTGGACGAGCCATTTACGACCGTATTTCCAATTTTTTCCTGTTGCCGCCCAAACATTTATCGTGAACGGCTGGAATATATCCGGGAAATACGAGTATTTCAATTATAGCTTCGGAGCCTCGCTTACGGCAGGCTTTTCGACTTGGCGTTCATAGCCGGTATTCCTTATCGACAAAGCCCAATTCCGGATCGCCAACGAGCATCCACTTGATCCAGGTTTTGTGGTCCTCATAATGGCGCCAATGACCGCGGCGGAAATGCAGCCGAACGCGATAGGCCGGCTCGTGATCGTCTGCGGGAAGCGGAGCAGCGCGAGAGCGACGCGCTAGATTAACCACATGGTACGAGACCAGCGGAAGCTTGCCAGCCCGCTCGCGGGCATGATTGAGTTTATGCGGGGCTCTGACAACTTCGGTAGTGGCGATCTCAGCATCCAAGGCCACGGCTATTGCTTTAATTTGCCGGCTTACAAACTCGAATAGGCTTCCTTCATTGCCGCTAGAATCAACTGGCAGCACAAGCCATCCTTTTCGGACCTGAATAGCGTATTGCAGGTAAAAGGTGCCGTCGGCATCGGTCGCAAACACGATAACATGCCGGTCGCTGATGCGAAATTCAAATGCGCAGGCGTCGTCCGGTAACTTAATCTCGCCGCCGAGATAGTCTTTTGCATTTTGGAAAGCCGTAGCCCAATCGTGCTGAATCATGAATACCGAAGCGCTTTGGGCTATCTCCTCCCATTCCTGAATATCGCCGAGCCTCGCGTCTTTTGCTTGTAGATTGTAGATATTGCCGTCGACCAGCGCCTGTTGAAAGGCGTGCATCATTGTGCCGACCGGCTTTTGCAACTTGTAACCACGATCAAACCACTCTTCGATTTTTTCGGCCGCCTCAACTGCGGAGCTCAAAAACTGTCTTTTGTTCTCATTCGACTTGATGTCACGCTGAATGCCAGTCTCCTCTTTGTCGAGCATTCTGCGCATTTTGTGGAGCAATCGTCGACGCTCCTTGCCTTCGGGAACCTGCTCGATGATTTCTGCGACCTTGGCCGCCACATCGGTAAGATCACTGTCTTGAATGACTTTTTCAAACTGTCGCGGGAGCTCCTGCCTTAAAAAAGCGAGCGTCCGAGACTCGACCGCAGTTTGTCCCGCCTGATATGCCTGCTTAAGTGCCTCAGTGTTCATACTCGGCCCATAAATTTAACTTGTTCCCGAAAGGTCTTTGCCGTACAAGATTCGTGGCGGGTGAACCCCGTCTTCTTAAACCTCCCCAAGGCCAAACTTGGAGCGTCGGATGCGAATCGTCCGGCGCTCTTTTTCTTTACTTTCGGTTCTCCCATTCCTTGTAAGTAATATGCTTGTTTGTCTCATCTTGGCACGCCTCGCTTAAGTGGCAATCCCAATTTGAGCAAGACGCTCCGGCCTCGACCAAACCTTCCCCGACGTGGAACACACCGGGAGAACCGCAAATCGGACACGGCTTGATTTTGTCAGTTCTCACTGCGCCACGTCCTGATCGAGGATCGGGCTTAACGCCGACAGCGACGTCACCGATATCTCGTTCTTGTCGAGCTTCAACTTGCTCACCTTGATCCGCGCCAGTTGCTCGCTGATCGGGGAATCATGGTTCAGAAGCTCGGTGTATTGCTTCTGGAAATCCTCGTATTCTGGAGAACCTGGGGGAATCATGGTTGGCTTATGACCGGCCTTGTCCTCTGGCATCTTGGCGAGGATCTCGCGCACGATTGCCTGGCGGGCATCCTCGGTGCTTTTCTCGACCTGCAACAGCAAGGTGATGTCGCCTGCAATTGTGGCTCGCAGAGATCCGCTGTTAAACTCCCACGGCACGGTTACTGCGGTTTCTTGACCATTGGCGCCTTTGACGGCGACTTGATGGCCGTCGAGACTGCGTAGCCCGGCGAGCAATGTCAGGGCTTGCAGGACTGTCAGTTTGGGCTTTGCCTGAGCAAATGCCGTAGTCGACGCGAGCATGGCGGCGAGAACGATAGCAACGATCTTCATGATTTCTCCTCTGGGTTAAACATATCGATGGTCTTGTCGCATCGAACTGGTTGCTTCGGATCGGTGGTGAACGCAGTACAGCAAGGCTTGCCTTTACGGTCGTAAACCCATTCCTTCGGATAGCGCGGGTCAGCGATTTCAAAAGCGAACGTGGCCGCTATGATTTGACAAGCAATCGCTGGATCCGCATCGGGGCCGCCATCACGATACGCCTTGTCACGCTCACAATAGGCGCACCACGCATCGTCAAATGCCATTCCTTCGGTCCCGGAGCCGGGACGATATGGCTTGCCAGCCATTTCCGCCCACTCCTCGGTAGCGGCAGCGGTCTTGCCAGCGAATAGTGCCGCGATGATGTCGGTCATTGCGGCTTCGGCATAATGGTGATGCCAGTCAACTGACCGCGCTTTGGGTCTTTTTCCTTGAAGCGGTCCTCATCGCGCATAACCTTGACGATTTGCGCTCGAATGTCCCGAAGATCGCGGCCCGTTGTATCGTGATAGGCTGCCGCAAGATGATCGATCAAGTCTGACATGATGATGCCGAACTTAATAGGATCATTTGCCATCGGGTCGAGCTCGGTAATGTGCAGCCGGAAAAGCTGCTTATCATCATCGGTCCGCTCAACAATGATGATCGGATGATAGAGGATTATCCGATCAGCTTCGTCCCTCAATCGCTGTTCATCCGGCATGACGGCTCCTGAATTTCCGGCCTTTGGGGAACGGGCGCGATGCCCATTTACGCTTGATTTTCTTGCGCTTCTTAATCCGGCGGCGCTCTCGTTTAATTAGAACTCGGTCGGGATATTGTCCATGTTCCCCACGGACATTTGTCTTGATTTTGTGGGCTTCTTTTTCGCGGTAGATCAAAAATTCCGGATCGTTTGCTTCTGGAATATAGCTGATTTCTTCGGTGTAAAAATTAGTCACTTGCTGACGTGCACCAAGCGCAGGATCGTGGTCAAGGTGAAGATCGCGGGGCTTGCATTTAAGCAACTCGGCCAGTTCCTTTAGCTTGTCCTGCAATAACTCGCCGTAGTGACCCCGAGCAATCGCTATGACTTCCTCGGGCCAAATCTCGCCGAGTTGCCGTAAGACAACCCGGCAGCGAACATCGAGCGGAATATGAGGGCGGTAAAGACGTGCCATCACACCGCTCGCCAGACCTTGGCCTTTAATCCTGTATCATTCGTGCGCCGCTCGCCAGTGAGAACAATTCGCGGCGGCCTCTCTTGGCTTAGTTCGGTTATCCTTGGGCGCACAGCTAAAACCGATTCTCCGATCGCCGCCGCCGTCTGGTCGGGCGTCAGTCCTTTTGGACCAGCATTGCGGATAGCGGCATAGGCGCGCTCCCGGAGGACAGCGGCTTTGCCTTTGATGGCAATGGCGGCGTCTCGGGATGTAGTTTTTTCCTTGTATCCAGGCGATGCCGGATATGATTGATCGCCGTAGGCGTCAGCGGAAAATTTCTCTGCAATTCGGCTCATAAATCCTCCGCTGGCGCATATTCGCCTACCGCCAATTCATGCTTGCAACCTTCAGTGCACAGCACGCCACAAATAACACAGTCACCGCTCGGAAAACGTGGATGCTCGTGCACTCGACCGGCATAGCTTCGTTCGCACGGCGGCGGCTCTAGGCCGAGGAACTCATCTGCGGGATTGATGGCTTTCCAAGCGTCGTAAGTCATTTCGAGATCATCTTTTCGATTTCAGCCCGCAGTTTCGATTCGGTCATGTCCGGCAGCAAGTCTTGGCAGACGATATAAACCATGCGGTCTGCCAGTCGGCTTAGCGTTGTGCCGCTCGCCTTCGACAACGATTGCGGAACAATAACGATGCGGCCTTTATGGTCCTTACTAAACCTCGCAAATTTTGCCGCGATGCGCAGTTGATCCATCGCTACGTCTTTGTCCTCGAACAAGCCGCCCTTTGCCAATTTAGTGGCGAGCGCCCACAAAAAGCGGAGCAACTTCATATTTTTGGTCGTGCGAATCTCGGCCCAAACCTCTTGTTTCGTCGGCAGCAGTGCGAAGTCGTCCGCAAAAACCTCCTGATCGCAGAACAAACCCATTTCTCCTGCGCGCTTTGCCGGCCGCTTATGCAGGCTCAATTCTACAGCCATGGTTACGATTTTGCCATATCCATGTGGCGATCATAGATTTTTTTAATCTCTGCAACATCGGGCGGGAACAACGAAACATCGGCTAAATGCGCTTCGACATTCTCGTAGAACCAATCGCCGAGGCCGCCTGGATCATGCTGCATGGCGAACTCTCGGCATTTGGCATCAACCGCCTTGAGTAGCTTGTCGGGATTGTCGGGCCATGTCGTTGGCGCCTCAATATCGAACTCCGTGACGGATTCGCTTTCGGCCTTTGCAGGTCCGAACTTGGAGGCGATTTCCTTGTAGTGAGCGTCGATGCCCGAAAATACTTTCGGCGCATTGGCCTTAATGTCAGCAAGCGCCGCCTCGTTCAACGACCTCCATTGAGAGAGCTCTTGGATATTTTTCGCCGTTCCGATCGCGCCATCGAACGCAGCGGCCCATGTTGCGCGACTTCCCTCTGCGGGAATAGCGCAAGGTGCCCGATGTTGCGCGGGAGTTGCTGACTGCGCCGGATTTGGCGCGCGGCGAGGTGCCGGCTTTTGCGAGGCTGACCCCTCATTCTCGCCGCGGTCGGCGTCGTCGACGTCACTTGCCGGGATCTGAAACAATGACAGCAGAAAATACTTGCGGGCCGCAATCGCGCATTTATTTAGGCATGCCGGGTCAAAGCCGCCCTTTTCGCTTTTAGCCAATGACAGGCCGGTAAAGCGCGGACGATGCGGCCATACCGCGCCGCTCTCGTGCATGATTGTGAACTCGTAGACCGCTGCGACGTAATTGCTTTCGACAAAGGTGCGGCTAACTTCGTCTTGGATGACCGCGATGCCGTTCTTTCCCATCAGCGGTGTGAGTTTTGTCAGCAAATCATTCGCAGTCGTGAACTTGAAATGAAAATGCTTATGCTCGCCGGTCTTAGTGACAACGCCGATTTCCGCCATGACTTTCGCAATGGCGCCGGCAAGCTTCGCCACATCCTCGCGCTGGATAACTGGCATGGGTGTAGGAGCAACTTCGGGAACTGGCGGAGTTTCCGTTTGTTCACGCACGGCAATCTCGCCTTTGCTCGTCGGCTCATCAAAGTTAATTTTCTGCGCGGTTTGCGTTGCGGTCTTCATCGAGCCCGTTCCTCCATCTCAACTTTTGTACCTGGCACCTTGATGCCGGCGCCGGTAGCCTTTTCAGCCAATGATTGCAGCACGTTTGTAATAGCTTCGCTCTCGGCGAAGAACGCCAGAACGGCCGCGCGATCAACGATGCTCACTACTTGGACCGAATGCAGATGGACTGCCCGGCCACGCGAACCGCTGGTAGTGCGCGTTTTTGCAATGTTGTCGGCCTTGAGTTGTGCCGCCGCAGCTTCCTCGATCTTGCCGGCCTTGGCCGCCTGTTGAGCCGCCTCGCGGGCCGCCGCTTCGGCCTTCTGTTTTGCCAACTTTTGAGCGGCAAGGAACGGCGCACATACGGCGTCCTTAAGTTGCTTGTAGATATCCGCAGCGGCAATAACAGCGCGCCACCGCTCATCCACGGCGCGGCCAGCCTCTAGATGCGGTTTCTTCTCGGCTTCGCGCACCTCATCCGCTTTCTTACGGTACTTGGCAATCTCGTTGGAGAGATCGGCAGCTCTATCGGATTCTTCCTGTGTCTTTGCCGCGCCCTTCGCAATTAGCTGCTGTGCCTCGCGGGCCAGATCCTCGATGGTATCTCGAATGCTCTCAATCGAATCATCAGGCGGCGGTCGATTGTGCAGGTTGGTCACGGCCTCATGCTGATCCGGCCACGGCTCGCCGCGCTCCGCGACGGCAACGTAAGTCTCATATGAAATCGGATACTTGGCACACCACGGCCAGACGCGGTCGACCGTAACGGGATAACCGCTCAACATAACGGCCCATTCGCCATCCAGCATTTCCGTTAATTCGTCGGACTTCCAGATGCCGACCGGTTGCCATTCGCCGCCTTTACGGCGGGTGCGGTAATATCCTGCCAATGGCTCGTTGGCATCGAATTGGACGGGTTCGCCAGCAAGAAGCGACCGCCAGCCTGCAAATTGATCGGTCACGCTGCCACCTCTTCCAACACGCCGAAATACTTTTCTGGATGATACCGGCGCATCCACCGCAATGTCAGGTGCAACTCTTCCAGCACCATGACAGTCAGTCCGGGCGTCTGCCGCAGTCTCATTGCCAAGGCTTGCGTCAGGTTGGCGTCCGTGTTCCAGACCTTCACGCGACGGACGGCATTCTCGATCTGGAATACCCGGTGGTCGAGCAGATGCCGGGCCCGAGCGCCGTAGCGGGCGCGGATTACCGGATTATCCGGGCCGCGCTGAATTGCCTTGGCAACGCGGGCTTTAAGATCGTTGGGGATTGCCGGCTTGGCGAATGCCGCCTCGATCTGAGCGAGCGCAGCGTCCATCGCAGAACCGCCACGAGCAATAACAGCCATAGCAGCAGCGCGGCCACGCGCCATATCACGATCTGCATAAAGGTTCACTTCTTTCCTCCCTTTGGTAACTGATTCGTCGGCCAGCCGTTATCGCGGCATAGCTCGAAGTATCGCTTCTCGGATAATTGGCCGGTGCGGAGAAGCGTAAGCGCAACTTCGTGCGTTAGCTTAATGGTATTCATAGCGGCTTCTTTTGAAACGCCGGCATTGCCGACATTGCCGACATTGCCGACAACATTGCCGAAATCTGTTCAATCATTGGGTTTTGGGCATCATGGTAAACTTGTCGAACGAGCGATGATAATTCCGCATGGAATCTCGCTGCTTCGTATTTGTCGTCCGGAGCCCAACGTTTCCAGAATTGCTCCATTCCCAATTCAAAAATGCGAGCATCACGTTCATCAGTGGGTTGCGATAACAGGCTGTTCATGGCGCACCTCCTTCCGTAGTCTCTGAAAATGCTTGGGGTGAAGTACGTTCTGGTGCAGTACCGGATCGCCGAAGAACCACATCGTTATGGTCCGCGGAAATCTCCGCCGCTGGATAGCTTCGTCGATCAGATATTCGGGTGGCTCGACCTTGCCGACACCCAGCGATTTCATGAACTCGGTGCGCTGCTCGCGGATTTCAGCGTCCTCGATATTCCGCAGCAGGCTTGAAATCTGGTGCGCCGTGGCACCGCCTAATGTCTCTCCGATCTCCCGGAGTTTTGCTCCGCTGGCGCGCATGGTCATTGCGCGTTGTCGGTCCTCGTCGGAAAACTTCATTGGACCGCTTCTCTCGGAGTATCGAGAGCTTCACGGCAAGCGTCGATGCCTTCGCCGCGTCCTTCCTCACGAACAACCCGGAGCCGAGCGGCCCACAATTCCAGAACTTCGGCGACCGGGGAAATCCTAGCGTCTTGCGCCATCTGCTGCGCCAACTCATCGGCCCAATCAGGCATCGTCTTTACCTCCACTAACCGAACACAACAATAGGATTAAATAAAATTTTCCTTGCAGTCAAGCCCTTTCTGTCTATATTTTACAGTCTATGAGCCACTACCATCCAAATCAAGATCAAGGTTGCGTCTACATCATCCGGTGCCCGGATTTTCAGCCGGACTGGGTTCGCATCGGCTTTTCTCGCTGTCCAGAATTGAGAATTAGAAAGTTCAAGAATGCGTTTGGCAGAGTTGAAGTGATTGCTATCATCCCCGGAACTCAATTGAATGAGAGGCGCGTTCACCAACTATTGCGACAATATTCCGTTACTCCCCCAAGAAGCATTGGAGGTGCACAACGTACTTCTAGCAGTTGGTATTTAGCACATAAGAATGTTATCCTTTTTATTCTTGAAATATCTGGGGTTAACTTTAGGTGGGAAAAGTGCGAGAAAATACGGCGCGTAGAGGCAGTATCTACGCCAAGCGGACAGCTCAGAAATAACCTACGGGGGACATTCTTTGAACCAGACCAAAATCCACAGGAATTAATCGTTATGCTACAGGAAGAGCCAGGCGAAGTTTGCCGCAAGAATTTAGTCTTACTCGCCAAAACTTTTGCGCGAGCTACCAAGCGCCCGTTGGATCGAATCAGCGCCAAATTCTACGGCAATGTTAACTTTTTCAGGAACTTAGACGAAGGCGAGCAGACCGTCAGCCTCAAGCATCTCGACCGTCTAGTCCGTGAGTTTAAGAAGGAATGGCCGGACAATGTTCCATGGCCAGTCCTCTCTTCCGCTAGGTTCCGAGCGCCGGTTAAAAATACTGTTGTGCAGAAGCCCAAAAAGGGCTTCGTAAAAAAATCTCGAATCACGTAACTGCACGGGGCATGAATTTGCCCCTCGAAGAGGATGTCGAGGATGTGCTGCCGATACCTCTCGATCCAGTAACGGTAAAGCGATTGGCTCGGTTCGCCCGTCTCATCGGTCAGCACCCGCGTGATGTCGCGGGAATGCTGCTTTGCGACCTATTGGCCGATCAGGACTTTTGGGATGCCGCGGAAGATCACTCCCGGCTTAACTAGGAGGCTGAAATGGCTAAGAAACCCGAGAAGACCGACGAGCCGCAAGCTGCGGGGCACAATTTTGCCAAAGCTCACCTGAAATCATTTGTGGACCGTCTTGAGAGATTGGATGAAGAGAAGACCGCAATCACGGACGATATCAAGGACGTGTATAACGAAGCGGCCAGCCAGGGATTTGATAAAAAAGTTCTACGGGCCCTTATCCGCCGCCGCAAGCAAGACGCCAACGAACTGGCGGAGTTCGAGGCGCTGTTGGACACTTACCGCCATGCTCTCGGCGATCTGGCGACGACTCCGCTCGGCGAGGCGGCCATGAAGAAGGCCAGCAACACTGCGGCTCCCACGCCAGCATGATCGTCCTAGACCTGCCGGAACCGCTAAGCGTAAATCGAACTCGTCGGATAGACTGGCGATCACACAAGCGGATCAAGGATTGGCAGCGCGAGGCCAACGGTTACTTTCTGACACAGAAACGCAGCCTAGCACCGCCGATCGAGGGCCAATACGAACTAACGATCGTTCTCCGGGAAGGATCGCGGCTCGATTTGGATAATGGTCTGAAATTATTGATAGATTCTCTACGCCGGTTCAATCTCGTTACCGACGATTCACCGAAGTATTTTCGGAAGCTAGTCGTGGAATTTGGCGACGTCGAAGGATGCCGCGTTACGGTGCGGAGCCATGAAGCCTGAAACCTTCCTTGATGGTCGGGTATTGCTGTGGTGCGGCGATTGCCTCGAGATAATGGAGGCATTAGCGGAAAATTCTATCGACGCGGTTATCTGTGATCCACCTTACCACCTCCAATCGATCACAAAGAGATTTGCCAAGACGGGGCGTACCGACAAAACCCGAACCACGTCAGGCCCACACCAACGCACGGCCAATGGATTCATGAACCACCAATGGGACGGCGGCGATGTAGCATTTCGCGCTGAGACGTGGGCCAAAGCATATCGTATTTTGAAACCAGGTTCCTACCTCATAGCATTTTCGTCAACGCGCACCTTTGGCCGCATGCAAGTTGCCATTGAAGACGCTGGTTTTATCACACATCCATTTATCGCTTGGATCTTCTCCCAAGGTTTTCCAAAGGCACACCGCGTCACGGCGAGCGGCTTAACCGAACTTGACCGCGCTACGGATGGTTGGGAAGGATGGCGCTATGGTACGCAATCTTTGAAACCAGCAATCGAGCCTATCTATGTAGGACAAAAGCCTTTTGAGGACGACCTTACGGGAACTGAAAACATCATAAAATGGGGGGTTGGCGCCCTCAACATTGACGGTTGCCGAGTGCCTTGCGCCGAAGCCGCTATTGAGCGAGATGGCGAGCAAACTGCCGAACAGCGTTACACCGACGAAGGGGCTACCGATTTTGCCGCGAGACCGGGAAAACGTCGCGGACGCCCATTGCGGATCATAGACCCGAAGCCAGAAGCGAACGGCGTTGTATACTCCGGACGTCGTGTCGCCGGTCACGGTTTCGATGGCGGTTCAAAAGCCGTAGGCGAAACTACGCTTGGCCGCTGGCCCGCTAACATAATCTTGGACGGCAGCGAGGAAGTGATTGCCGCGTTTCCTGACGCGCCAGGGCAGCAGTTCTATGTGTGGCCAGAACACGGCGAACGGCCTTCTCGAGGCATTTATGGCGATTTTGGCGCTCGGCCCCCGAATGAACCGCGCACCGATGGCGGATCTGCCGCTCGCTTCTTTTACAGCGCAAAAGCTGATTCTGACGACCGCATCGGTTCCAAGCATCCGACCGTGAAGCCCATAAACCTCATCCGCTACCTTGTAAGGCTCGTGTGTCCGCCTAATGGAACGGTGCTTGATCAATTCGCCGGGACCGGGACAACCGCAGAGGCGGCTTTCTATGAGGGAATGCGGGCCATCCTAATCGAACGCGAGGGTGAGTACCAAGACGATATCCGCCGACGGATGAAACTCTGCCTCGGCGGACCGGATGAGCGGGCCAGAGAATCGATCAAGGCCAAAACCAAAGACAAGCCGATCGATGCAGGCCCTCTGTTCAACCGATAGGGTCCAGATAGCCGCCGCCATACTACCAGTATGGCTTGGATTTTTCTCGAATCGCCCCTAAAAAACAAATGCCCGGCTCGGGGGCTTATGCCGAGCCGGGCGGATCGCAATTGGTCTTGGCAGGCAGATTGCGACCTAGGACGGTAAATGCCTTACCGTTTCCTTCCGTTCCCGTCAAACCAAGCCTGCCACGGACCGATAATCTTTGGCGCGCGTGCCCAGAAATAAACGGCAGAACGGACGCTTTGCCTCCAAATTCAGGAGAAATGCGATCCGTTTCCTTTCGCGCAAAGGCTTGATTGCCGCCCGCGGCATCGAGGTCAGCAACAAAGACCTAGTCGAAATCCTCCTGACACTTTTCCCAACTGCTCCCAAAACGGGACGCTTCGCCCAATATCAATTTTTCATCGACGCCGTAGGACCGCAAAAGCCGCCCCAATCGGTCATAGATCGTAAGGAACGACAACGATTCTACGACTCCGACGAGTGGCGCACGCTTCGTTACAGTGCCCTCTTGCGGCGTAACGGCTGCTGCCAATGCTGCGGCAGACGACCAACGGCGCAAAACCCGCTGCACGTTGACCACATCAAGCCGCGCTCAAAATACCCAGAATTAGAACTCGAACTCTCAAACCTCCAAGTTTTGTGCCGAGATTGCAATCTCGGGAAGCGTGCTTGGGACGAAACGGACTGGCGAGACAATGTCATCGCCTTTCCCAATCCGCGTAGCTGAGGCTTATCGGCGAGCCAATCCGGTCTCAGTTTTGGATGTGGATGCTAGGAGAGGATGCGCGCAAAGCATCGTGGGGTCTGGTCGCAAGAGAGGTGCCCCTGCGCGTCACGCGAGCAGCGTGAAAAAGTCTCTCGATAGCGGGTGCTGTTCAAAAGCCCGCGTCTCCGGCATGCGGGGCCTCGTCCGAAAGGGCAATGCTCTACCCCGGAAGACCGCCAAGGTGCTCACTTGCGAGCGCCTAGGTTTGGTCTTTCCGGAACCGCAAAGCCTGAACCGAAGGGCAATGACCTTAAGGATTAACTCTTACTTTCTTCTTTCAAACCTATAGAAATTCTTTCTTGTTGGGTCTTAAAATTTTGCGCGCGATGAGCCTGTGGATAAGTGTTAATAGTGGGGATAAGTAAAGGAGCAAAAGATGAAAGTGCACGAGCTAAAATCGTGGTGCGACTTCTTTGAGCCGGTATTCAACGGCAGCAAGAAATTCGAGTTGCGGGTAAACGATCGCAAGTTTCAAGTCGGCGACTTCTTGTATTTGCGGGAATATGACGACCGGAAAGGCAAATATACTGGCCGCTCAATCCGGAAGCGGGTGACCTATCTACTCGACGGTATTGGCCAAGGTTCGATTGCTCCGCTTATGGGATTGAACCGGAACTTTTGCATCATGTCATTGGAGGACGAATGAGCGACGCTCAAACCCGCCGCGGCAACATCCGCCCACCTCGAGACGATAAAGCCGCCCTAATGGGTCTAGCCCTGCTGGCGGCAATCGAATACGAGGTAGTTGGCCTACCGCTTACCGAGGAGGAGCAGCGTCGCGCCGATCATCAGAAATGACCGGTGCAGGCCAAGCTTTTGGCGGCATACCTTCGATACCGACGAGCTCGTCCGCCCAAGTGCCGAGCAGGTAAGCCAAAGCCGCCCGGCCTTGCATGGTGATCTGGGTATGCTTGGGAGCCACGTTGTCATCGTATTTGATCCAGCCGCGGCCGACTATGGCGGTCAGATTGCGGCGCCGCTGATAATCGCCAGCAACTTCAACTACCCGGTTATCTAGGTGCTCCAGCATGATGTACCGGACACGATGTGAGGCTAGGTATGAGGTGTTGGATTCCATTGGCGGCCTCCATTGGACGGCCAAAGTTATACACCGGATTTGATCGCCAGCAACGGGAAAAAAATACCAAGCAAAATTGACAAGAATGCACGAATGAGTATGCTGCCCATCGATCAGTCAAGAGGAGATTGAAATGGGAACGCGCGCGGACTTCTATGTTGGAACTGGTAAAGACGCGGAGTGGCTCGGCTCAATTGCCTACGATGGCTACCGCGTTAACGACATGAAAGAGGCGGACGCCAAGGATAACGCCGACTTTGAAGCCTGTTGGGCGATCAAGTCCGCGACTAACGAAACTGATTATCGAGCTGCTGTAGTCACGTTGCTTTCGCTAAATGACGACGCAACACTGCCGGCGGATGGTTGGCCGTGGCCATGGGATGACAGTCACACGACCGACTACGCCTATGCTTTTGTGGATGGTAGCTGCAAAGCATTTCCGTGGGGCAAAGGCGTCGATTGGCCAAATATGAAAGACCGTCAGAACATCACGCTGGGGAAGCGAAGCGGGTTGCTGATAATCGGCAAGTTGTAATGCTCTCGATCACCGACATAGACGCTATGATCGCCCCAGGCCGCTACTCTCCGCGGTTCGGCTGGCACGATAACCACCGGGAGGCAGACGGCACCGCCGATTATCTCCCGGCTCTTATGCAGGTCCGCTCCGAGTTCGAGCGATTGCTTGAAGTCATCAACAGCACAGGCGTAAGCCGCAGCCGATGTCTGCAACTCGGCCTTGGACATTGCCGAGCCTCACATGACGTCTGGAATGCAATCTTCGACGATGGCGCGGTAACGATCGACTACGGTGCCTGTCTTATCGGCGGCGAGGGGGATCTGCCCGGCGCCGACACCGGGAGCACCCGTGCACTTGGGTTAGCTTCGCGATATGCTCGCTACGGCATGCTGATAATCGACGCCGGCCATACCTATGCCGATGTGGAGCGGGATCACAGGGACTATGCGCCGTTGGTTCATCCTGGCGGGGTGATTGCCTTTCACGATGCCACCCACCGTCCGCAATTCAAAGAATTGGACGTGTGGAAATATCTTGAGACTTTGCCGGACATTCAGATGATCGTCGGCGAGGTCGGCTGGGGTTATCTGCTGGTGTAAATCATGAACCAAGCCGAGAGAAAAACTAGCGACTATCTTGCCGGATGGCACGATGCTGTTGCAGCAACGAGACCGCCGCGCATTCTCACCGTAGGTGAAGCGGAGGAATTGCTGCAACGATGTGAGAAGCCGAGATTAGGACCAAACAACAGCACATCGGACATGATCATTCCAACTGAGATTCTTCACGAATTACTTGTTGTTTGGAAGGCCGCCCGCGGAAAGAGCTAAATGTCCATTGCCAATATTACCCCGAAAGACGATTGGCCGCTCCTCCTAAAGGACAAAGTCTCCCGGCTCGCTATCCTCGACCGCCGGTATGAGTATGAGAATAACTTTAGCTTGTTCTTGGAGCAGGCGTGGCCGTCAATGGACGGCTCGCCGTATCAAAAATCTTGGGTTCTGCCGGCACTATGCGACCACCTCGAGGCGGTCACGACTGGGCATATTAAACGCCTGCTGGTCAATCTGCCGCCAAGGTGCGGCAAGCCCGTTTGTGAGGACGAGTGGGTCGTTGAACGTGCACGCGGCCGAATTAGGCTCGCCGATATTAAGGTCGGGGACCTCATTCTCACTCATCGCGGTCGTTTCCGTCGGGTGGCTGAAGTCCACCTTCAGGGGATTCTCCCAATCACCAAGATTGAAACTTGGTCTGGCCGCGTAGTACGGGCCGCAGCAGATCATCCCTTTTTGACTACGGAAGGCTGGAAAGAAGTTCGTGAATTGTTGGTAGGAGATTCGCTGGGCTTAGTATCGCCATTGGAGAATTGCGGCAGTGAGACCTTGCGTCCAGAAGAAGCTCGTCTTTTGGGATATCTAATAGGTGATGGAAGTATCGCTCAAGGTCAGCCAGGCGTAACAACAGCATCCGTAGGTGTGAGTGATGACGTAAAGGCATGTGCGGCAGCAATGGGTTGGCACACAAGGGAGAGTTCCACCCAAAGCAACGCTTGGCTCGTCGTAATTAAACAACATGCTGGAACGACCAGAGGGCCTAACAAATCAGGGTGGAGACAATGGCTTGAATACCATCGACTATATGGAACGACGAGTTATACGAAGCGCGTGCCGCTGGCTGTAATGGGTGCCTCTAAAGAGATAATTGCGGAATTTCTAGGGGCCTATTGGTCTTGCGATGGCCATATCACCGGTCGGGGTAAGCGGGGTGATGGGCGGGAACGCGGCGACTGTGTTGTTGGCTGCGACAGTGTCAGTCGTGATTTAATGCTGGATGTCCAGCATTTACTTCTGCGACTCGGCATTTTCAGTAGAATACGCCAAAGGCGTGCCAAGATAAAAACCAAACGGCAGGGCGATGAATACATCTCTTGGTCTCTGACACTAAGCCGGACAGATGATGTTGCGAAGTTCGCAAAAAGGATAAAGCTAGCTCACGAGAAAAGGGTGCGTCTCGAAAGTCTCGTGCATAGGACCGATTTCGATCGAGCTCTTACTGCTGACCAGATTACTTATATTGAACCCTGCGGTACGGCAGTATGCCGATGCTTAACGGTGGAAGACGACGCTTCGTTCACAGCCGCTGATTTTGCAGTCCACAATTCCCTGACGACTTCAATCGCGTGGCCAGCTTGGATCTGGGCTAGAGAACAGCAGACGTTTGTAAGCGGACCTGGCGTCAAGCTATTAACGGCCAGCTACGGCGCTCATCTTTCGTTAGATCATTCAAACAAAACCAGACAATTGATACTCAGTCCTTGGTATCAGACTCATTGGGCCGACCGCTTTTCGCTGCGGCAAGATACAAATTCAAAATCGCAATTCGCAAATACGAAAGGCGGCGAACGTCAGGCAACATCGGTCGGAGGGTCATTGCTTGGCCTAGGGGGTATGATTCTTACAGTCGACGACGCCCACAATGTTGAGACAGAAAAAAAGATAGAGACCGATGCAGACCGCCGCAGGGTCGCAAGTTGGTGGAAGGAATTACATTCAACGCGCCTCAATGATCCGAAACAGGGCGCAATCGTAGTGATAATGCAAAGGCTGCATCAATGCCTTGTGAAAGGCACGCCTGTCCGAGTGCCTTCGGGTGAAGCAAAAATTGAGTCTCTCAAAGTGGGAGATCAGGTCTACGGATCGAATGGATGGCAGCAAATATCGCATGTTGGTTCTCGGCGCTATAAAGGTTTTTCGTATGGCGTCAGAGTTTGCGGTCATTACATTACCTCATGGACGACGAATAATCATTTGTATTTGACCAAACGTGGGTGGGTAAGAGCGGACGAACTTAAGAAAGCAGATTGGGTTTGTTTGCCAATACTGAAACAAAAAGAAACCTTGGATGTTCCATGGGAGCCAGTCAAATGGGCACCTCCGCCGCGAGCGCCGACTGGGAACGCAAAGGCAAATCATAAGAGGCAAACCACAATCAATGAAGCTGAACTGCGTGAGTTGATTGCTCGCGGTCTAACAAATTGTGAGATCGCGAAACTACTTGGCGTTCATCGTAACACAATCCATAACTCAATGTTTTTCTATCGAATTAATCGAATGATGGATCGCAATCCCATTTTTGGAGTGGCCCATCTAGATGATCCTGATTTCTGGCGAGTTGTTGGTTTGTGGATTGCTGAGGGCTCGTTTTGTCTTGGTAGAGGAAAGATTTGCGGAATAAGATTCACATTTGGCTCTCACGAACCTCATTTCGTCGCGTTTGTGAGAAAAATAATGGGACGATATGGCGTTTCCTCCTACGGTAAGGTTCCGCATCCAAGTTGTCTTGAGGCGAGTTTGTTTTGTTCGCAACTCGCTAGATGGCTGTGCAAGCATTTTGGGCGCGGCGCGCACAACAAACGACTTCCATCGTTCGCATTTTCATTGCCAGAGGCTTATCGTCGCCAAATTTTAGAAGGATGGTTGGATGGCGATGGATGTGTTAGACAGGACGGTGCGCGACGGGGCTCTACTGTCAGCGTCGCGTTAGTACACGATATGCAGCGTTTAGCTCTTGGTCTTGGATTGCGTTGTTTTATATATAAAAGTCGGAGTTACGAAACCATAATAAATGGTCAGAAAGTTACGCCTTGTGGCTATCAATTTGAACTTAGATTTGCTTGGCCGCGGCACAAGAATGCCGTTGCTCCCCAAAGATCAATTATTGATGGCGGGTTTCTTTGGTCAAAAGTCGCGTCGATTAAGAAAGAGCCGTATAACGGTAAAGTATATGATATAACGACACCTAGCCACGATTTTGTTGTTGGCAATAGCACCGTACACAATAGTGACCTTTCGGGCATCATTCTCGATAGCGACGAGGAATGGGTCCACATGTGTGTGCCCATGTCTTTCGATGAGCGGCGCCGCAGCGTAACAGTCGTGCTTCCTCAATACGACGATCCAGAACCTTGGCAAGATCCACGAACCTACGACGGCGAGTTAATGTGGCCAGAACGGTTCGATGAAAAAGAGGTGCGGAAACTTGAACACCAACTAGGCCCGTACCTCTCAGCCGGTAGGCTCCAACAAATGCCCGTGCCAAAGGGCGGCGGAATCATCAAACGCGACTGGTGGCAATTGTGGGACAAGGACGCAGCTGCACTTTACGGCCTTGAATGGAATCCAAACCTTAAAGAGTTTCCACACTTTGAGCTCGTATATGCCAGCATCGATACCGCATACGGCGAGAAGGACGAGAACAACTACAATGCCATGACGGTATGGGGCGTGTGGTTGGATCGAAACAAAAACCGCCGACTCATGCTCATGTTCGGATGGGTCAAGCGGCTCCCGCTTCATGGCCGCGTCATTGCGCAAAAACTCGGCGAGGCGAAAATCAACTTCAAGCAACGTCAGCAGGCCGAATGGGGATTGGTCGAGCTAATCGCCGATACCTGCAAGCGCTACAAAGTTCAGAGATTGTTAATCGAGAATAAAACCCGCGGTCACGACGTCGCCAATGAACTTGCCCGCTTGTACGCCCGTGATAATTGGGGCGTTGAAATGATTAATCCAGTGAAGGACAAGGTCTCTCGGGTGCACTCAATTGTCCCACTTTTTACCGACAATATGATTTGGGCACCAGAGACGCGCTGGTCCGACGAAATAATCTCCCAAGTTGAAGTGTTTCCCAAAGGGGAGTTCGACGATGCCGTAGATTCGTGCGTCGCTGGCGACACTGGCATTATAACCTCTAACGGAGTAATTCCGATTTCTGAAATTAAAGTTGGTGACTCAGTTTTGACGCACAAAGGCAGATTTTGCAAAGTCCTGCGAACTTCATCTAGAATCTCGGATCACTACTATAACTTGAAAGCAAGAGGATTAGAGTTAATTCAAATAACCGGAGAACATCCGGCGTATGTTATGACAGTTATTTGCCCAGCCACTTCGGAAAAGTTGTGTGGCGGATTTGGTTGGACGCCAGTTCGTGATCTAGCCCCACGATTGCGCTATACTTTCCTTCGTGAAGGAAAGACAGTAAATTCGCAAAAGCGTGGCAATCACGATGCCTTGGTTATCCCTAGGTTTAAGGCTTCGCCTCGAAATAACGCTTTTATTGATCTTGCATCATTTTGGGGTGAAGAAGTTAAGCGTGATGAAAAAAAGATATATAGAGCGTTTCGGTCAAAGGGACGGTTTACAAAAGAAAATGTATCAAAAATTAAATTGCTCTGCAAAACTATTGAACAAAAAGAAGTAGCCAAAATGTTTGGTGTTTCTACTGCTATGATAAGTTTGCTAGTTAATGACCATATTGGTCCGTCAAGAAGAGCGCCAGCTTACGCCACTGCTCCAAGATATATTGAACTTAATGCTGAAACTGGATGGGTAATGGGGTTATTCGCGGCCGAAGGATGTGTTTCAAGACACAATATCATATGGGCTTGTGATAAAAATGGGTTAGAAAAAGTGAGAAAATGGGCAAATCGTACCTTCGATAAGAATTTGTTAATTAGAAAAGGCGTTGGTTGCTATAAAACTGTTCTGAGCTCGACCTTGGCTGTTCCGCTTTTCGAAGAATTTGGATATTTAGCCGAAAATAAAATCGTTCCTCAGTGGGCAATGTGTGCTCCTCCAGACTTTATTCGAGGGTTTGTCGACGGATATGTTTACGGTGATGGCAACCATTACAAAAATCGCACCGTTATGACTTCAACATCACGATCTTTGTTATGGGGCATCAGACTAATGCTTTCCCAGCTTGGAAAACCCGCATGGCTCAACATAAGCCGGGAAGCTGGCCCTCGCAAAGTATTTGGAAAAATATCAAATTGCCTGCGGGCTTATAGCTTGGATTATCTTGAAGCACCAAGCCGACAAGCGATTGTTAGCGACGAATACATTGGCACACATATTGAGAGACTCGAAAGAGTGAATGAGCCGATCACTGTCTATAATCTTTCAGTTGATGAGGATGAAAGTTATGTCACGGTCGGCGGAACCTTTCATAATTGCTCCCAAGCGATCAACTGGGCCCGCGAGAACGGCATCGTAGAGCGCGCCGACGAGACCAGCGCGAGTCTGCGGGACGAAATGACTTACAAAGGCCATCGGGAATCAGTAGCTCAGGATTATGGAGTTGGGTGATGTTTGCGATTAAAGTGATCGGCGAGCGCGACGAATGGTGGGGCGGCTCGAACATTCATACGTGGGTCGTCGGATTCGATGAAGCTATTCGTTACGAGACTGAGGCAGAGGCCGAAACGCAGGCAGAATATTTGAACCAGTATCGCCCTTGCAAGGTGATTGATCTGCGGCACCCATTCGAGAGAGATAAGGAAAAGCTTCGCGAGGTCCGAGAGAAGATCGCCGCCGATATTCTCAACGGGGCACGAGGTAATGACGCAGTCGTAAGGCGGTGGGAAGAAGTATTTGGAAAGCCAATACCGGAAGTCCTGCTAAATCGACCAAAGATTAGCTTCGGAATTGCCATCGAGCGAATTTGGCCGAGCGATCTTGTAGCGATTGAAAATGGGCGTGTGCGCCGGCTTACTAATGACGATATACGCAAACACAAGATTGTATTTCCAGAAGGGATCAACGACATAAATTGGAAGATCCAGCAGTCCGATGAAACGCCAAAAGTCGAATAAAGTTCTCCGCGCCAAACTGCGCACAGCATCCGGTCGAGCATCCAGGCTAAACCAGCTTGGCGAGATAAAAACCCGATATAAGCCCAAGCCAATTACGTTACCGGAAGTGAAGTTTCTAAAGCCGTTGGGAGAAGATAGATGACCGATGCTCAGTGTATTGCCACACGCGCGGAATTGCTTTCCAGAGCTCGCCTTCTGCCAACCGACAATCCGGTACGGCTACGGTGCGAACGGATGGCACGGTATCTGCTGGGCATGGCTGGCAGCGATGCAATCCTGCGCGATGATGCCTGGATCCGCTATGAGGCCGAGAAACGCGACCTCGTAAGCTATATCGACGCGCGTTAGTGCGGATCGACTACCGTCAGTCCAGCAATCGAAACCCGGTGAACGCGAGTCAGGCCCCCACCACTGTTGGGATCATAAACCTCGGCGGTGCCGTCCCCATAAGCCGTCATGATGTAGGCCACATGCCGCTTGCCCCATAGCACTACCCGTCCAGCCGCAGGAGCTGCCCTCGGGAACCTGTACCAGTTAGCCACAAGCCATAAATCCCTGATCGGACGCCCAAACACCTTCAAAGCCGTCCCGCAGCCGCAAAACAGGTAATGGGGACACCCTGCCGGGTGGGCGACTATCTGGCCTCGGTCGTAAATGGCCTCATGGCGGCCCATAGATGCGCGCTGGTAAGCCCGGCTGGAATGAGGGGTATCCGTACCCCCCAATCCAAAGAGCCAGCCAGCATTAGCCGTATTGGCTCCAAACAGGCAGGCAAGCAGGATGGCAGCATAACCGTACCGCATCGGGTCAACCTCGTAGCTGTTTCGGGGAAGACTGGAACTTAGCCGGTTTGGGAGACTGAGGGAAGTCTCCTATTTCTTCACCCAAATTAAGTACGAAATCCAAAAACGCAGCCACCGCACTCGATAGCGCCATGTCTTTGAGTGCGCCACGCAATCCTGATAGGCATATGCTTCGGCGCACGGAATCGGTGGGTTGTCCAGAGGATGACAAGTACAATTCATAAGTCGCTCCTATTGTGACTTTGGGAATTGTAGGCTGAACCGCGTCCAGAGCGGACAGCCATCATGCACCTTCATTTCGACCTTGATCTCGTAATGTTGGTAACCCGCATTCGCGAGAAGCACGTGCAGCCGGTTCAATTCCCCGTCATTGTTTAGATCGCCCTCAATGTCCATTTCGTGATGGCACGAGCAGGTCGTGTTGAACCCGTTATCGCGAAGCAACCGCACGGCATCACGAATACCAACTTCGATTGCGTCCTCGTACCAACCCACGGCCGATCCTATTCTGCTATTTTGACAGCATAGCATATAGACCAGCACTGATTATCATTAGCGCGCCACAGCCAATTGCGACGCCGAGATAAATCAAAAGTCGCGAGATAAACCATTCGATTATCTGGCTCTTGCCAATCATGATGCCGCGTCGCTCCTTCAAAACCATTGCTCTGGCGGATCAATTTTTAACCGCCTGCGGATGCGCCACAGCGAAAGGCAGATGTAAACTTGAGCGCCAAAGATCGCACCGAGTTCAAAATGTTCCAGAGCCAACATTGCGACCGCTCCTCTAGCTCGTCGGGTTATTAGCCGATTTTCCAGTGGCTCGTCCTTGCGTTCCTTGAATTGTATAAGGACCGAGCGCATCGCATGATGGCGAGTTCGGCCGATGGTGTGCAAGATGCCCCGCCATGTGCGCAATCCATTCTTCCTGGCGGTTCATCCGGCTATAGCCACAGATCAAACAAAACGGTTCCCACATTTGATCGCTCCTTTACTGGTTCGGCTTTATCGGCCGACGACGTTTTAACTTCAAGGTCCATCTGGTCGCCTGCTCGGGGTACGCAAATCTGAAATCCTTTCGCGGCAACCACTTGCGGCACCATCTGCAAGATTCAAATTTCAGCACGTTCGCTCCTTTACTGCTTCGGCTTTAATCGTTCTGCGCCCCTCGCGTTTTAAGTTTCTTTTTCTTCCTACGCTTCACTGTGGCGCGCGCCTCGGCCAGAACGCGCTGCGTCGGCGTTTCTTCCCGCCATAGACCGAGACGGCACGTGCAGGCTTCGTGCGGTTCTTTGTCGGGATTGCCGTCAGTCGATATTCTATATCGACAGGTTTTCTCATGCTGGCTTGGCACAGCAAGATAGCCGATCAACTGGCCGCGTCCTTCATTGTTGAAGCCCTGTTCGGCGTTATCCGGCGAAATATGCCTAGGCGTGAATTTTTCCATAACCGTTCCTCGCGTTTTTAAGTCCTTAGAGCGTGTTTCAAATTGTTTGCTTGCGGATCGCGCGAGCGATTTCCTTTTCGTTCCCGCGGCTACTGTCGATCGCCAGAGCAATCGCAGCGCAACGCTCTCGCTCCGCATTCTTTGCGGCAGTCATAGCGTCGTTAACGACACGGCGGGCATCCGCTTCGCGGACGTATAACTCGCCGTCAAGCAAAATACCGTCCATCTCGAACGCTGCCGCCATCTGGGATTTAGTGACTCTCGTCACCCTCCTGTTGCTGCCGGAAACACCCGCACGGACAATCCAGCACGACGCATTCGGTGCCAGGCGCGCTAGCATGCAAGCCGTAGTCGTGGCCGCACTGGCACATCTGGTCGAAGCCGAGTAGCTTTGCCGCTCTTTGAGTTAAACCGCCTTCAGCTTCTCGCTCCATGCGCTCGAGATCGCCCGGAAGTTCTTTCATACCGTTCCACGGATCGACGTAATCGAATCTGCTCATGGCCTCGCCGCTGTTCTGCTGTTCCCCGCCGACGCGATGACTGACGGGCGCTTTGATTTCATTGATCTGCGCACACACACTGCCACAACGCGCGCTCCTTAGCCTTGTTCCGGTTGCTTGCGTATCCACTTGTAATCGCCGCTCGCCAGCCGCGTTCGCTTCCAATAAGCATATACGGCCGCTGTGGACAATTTGAAGTGAGCCGCTACTTCCGGACCGGTCATCCCCCGGCTTAGCATCCGGCCGGCCTGCTCGACTTTGGCATCGGTCATGATCCGCTTCGGCCCCCACTTCCAACCGTTCGCCCGCTTAGCCTTGATCGCGGCAATGCCGGCAGTCGTGCGCTGGATAGTGCTCTCGCGCTCGAACTGAGCGAATGACATCATCGTGTTCATGGCGAGACGACCGGCAGGCGTCGATGTATCAATGTGTTCCGTCAGGCTGCGCAGCTCGACACCCTTTTCTTTGAGAGTCCTGAGCAGTTCATAGAGATCGGGTATCGAGCGCGTGAGACGGTCCAGACGCCAGACAACCAGCGTGTCACCATCCCGACAGTCCATGATTGCGAACTGCAATGCCTCGCGGCGCTTCATGCTCGCGCCAGATCGTTTCTCGGTGTGCAGATTGTCCTCAAGCACGCCGGCTTCGCGAAGCGCTTCCTGCTGCATTTCGAGTGATTGATCCTCGGTCGAAACGCGGGCATAACCGATCAGCCGACCGCCACTTCCGTTTTTGTCAGACTTTCGGGGCATGATGTTGTGATTGCGGCCTTCAGCTAGCAACGCCAAAAATGTAAGCATATCGTACAGTATGGCTTGACAGCGTGTCAAGCGCAGATTATTTTGCAGCATGGCAACGAAAACAGCCCTGTTAGGAAAGAGCCGCGAGGAAGCCCGCCGGCTGGCGCTTTTCGATGCGACCTTTGCCGTCGCAGAGTGCGAAGCCAAGCGCCCGGAACGCAGTCATCGAAATGGCGTTCACTGGAACAAGGGCTATTCGGCGGGCATACGCCAGGCGCTCGCTGCGCTGAAGAAGCTGAGAGAGGACTAGGCCCGTGGATAATTTAACGATCTCCGCTTTTAGCGCTCTTATCATGCACATGTGTCCGATGCACCACGATGGCAAATCTTACGTCGCCATCCCGGTCAAAGAACTTTCGGCAGTTATTGTCGAGCTAGGCAAAGAACACGCGCTTGGGCAAGACAACGCATTGATCGTCCAGCCAACGACGGAAGGATGCTCGCCAGACGACGGCGTGAACGTCCCTGGCGTTAGTTCTGACGATCCAACTTTGGATTTGCCAAGCGGGCCGCCGAGCAACATTGAAATCCCCCGATAGCAGAAGCGAGGTAAAGGCCCCAAATGAAAGAAGCTGAAGCATTGCGCGATCTCGCGGCTAAGATACGCCGCTTAGCGGAGGCGCATGAATCATTTTCGATGATCTGCGGGCGTGTAGAAAACTTCTGTGACGACCTTTGCTGTCGCGCTAGAATTATCGAATTAACGGCGCAGCTCCCACGAAAAGATGATCGTTGAAGGAGGACGCCGCCAATAATTCAGCGGCGCTTAATCTGAACATCAGTAGGCAATACCGGCCTATGCCATGTCGCATCTTCCGGGATGTTCGGAGCCCACAGATGGCGGATCAGGGAACTCAAGGCCGTCAGCGCGAAGCTGGCGTGCAGGAACAGCCAAACCGGGGGCGGATTGTGCCGCGTCTGCACGATGTGCAGCGCCGCTAATGCGCAAGCCGCCGCCAAAGAGCACATGCAAAGCCTTTGTATCAATCGGATGACCGCCAAGAGGCACTGAAATCCGGCACCGTGCGTCACCAATGGGATAAACCAGATGATGACTAGCGACGTGACACCGAGCATCAAAGCCGAATAGGCCCAGAGCGGACCGACAAACTCTTCGATGACAACCATCATTTGTTGATTTTCCATTTCGTCACCAAAGTAATAAGCCGCTGACAGACTTCCATTGCTGCTAATCCGATGATGAACGTCAGGCCGCCGTTCGGCTTCAATCCAATGTACACCGGCAGTATCGGCCCGAGATACATCCCAGCGAAGGTTCCAGCAATCACACCGCCGACGCCTCCCCACGGATCAGAACGCCAAGTCCCCAACAGCGCAACACGGACGATGCCTCCGGCGAAGCCCGCGAATATGTCGGCGGCCTTGACGCCTATCAAATCCAAGAACTGGTTGAGCATGCCGCAAGTTCCCCCCTCAATCCAGTTTTCGGATCAAAACTGCGTACAGGTTCCGGGAACGAATCTCGGTTCCAACGTACTCGATCGAGCATTGGCATTGAAGGATGGGTTTGCGGGAGCCTGGAACTACACCAAGGATGCTTTCCATAGTGTGGACGAATGAATCTTTTTGCGGCCGCGCATCACACATCAAGGTTCCGGCGGCGAGGCCGATGCAAACCCAGATGATGGCGCGGATGACTTTCATCTTCCAATCTCGGCTTCCGCCTGATGAACTGCTCCAATCAAACGAAGCATGAACTCGTCGGCGTGCCGGCCGCTGCGATCAGTGCCGGGGCCGAACGGCCAGCCAGGGCCACAGTGACGATCCCACCAGCTTTCCCTATTGGCTTCATACCAAGCGCGAACTTTGTCGGCTACAGCATCGCCTCGTGCGGTCGGGTCCATCATGACGAGAACTGCTGCACGTCGTCTAAAAGGTCTTGGAGCAAGAAGCCTTCGACCGTCTTGCCTGATCGAAGCGCCTCCTCGGAGACGTATCCCATAGCCTCCCGGCAGTTGTCTTGGATGAACTCGCGCGTGACCGGGAAGTCGGCTCCCCAAGTGTAGACGTGCGGCATGTTGTCGTTGCCGACGTAGGCGAGCGGCACGTAGTGGAAGTCGTCATCGTTCACCGCCTTGCCGCTCCACGGCTCGCCGGCGTCGAACTGGCGCTCCGAATCCTCGGTCAGCGCGACGCCGAGTCCGCAGCCGCCGTCGCAGATGTACGAGGCCGCGATCAAATGCGCGATGTTCGTTGGATCAATTGAGACGTAAGCGGCGATCCGGTGCCGTCGCGGCGTGCCGTCCGGCATGACAGTCGCGTCGCGGAAGCCAGTGCGCTGCCAGTATGCGGCAACGGAGAGCATATCACCGCCGTTGTCGGTTGCTTCTGTGCCCTGCCAGCCACAGCAATCGCGATAGTCGTCCAAGGCATCGGCGGTCGTGATCTGGACCGGCCTGCCGGAAAGCTTATTCCAGAGCATAACCACATGATCGGCTCCCGCAATCGTACAATCGCCCCAAGAATTATTCCCCAACATTCCTAGGGGATATGGATCGTTCGCTGTTCTTGGCGGGAATAGTCCGCCTCGATCAAATGTCGGCGGGATGGGCGGCAAGACGCCGCCAGCGAAGTATGATCTGAACGTCAAGATCGGCGGGCGCGGAGAAGACCGCAAGCCTGCCTTATATTTGAGAAGCGCCATTATCGCCGATGATGGTGGGCAGCGGCGCGATGGATCAGCAAATTCAGATACGCGGCTGAATTGCTTCCGAAGACTGCCCGGTACTTGCCGGACGAAATTGGCGGAGCCGCACTCGCAAGCGTCTGGGCTTGCGGGATCAAAGCCGTCACCATGCCGACGATGGCCTCAATCTCTGGAAGTGCCGCGACGATAATGCCGATGATGGATGCCGCCGCACCGATGCCGGGGATGGCACTAATCAGCGGCAGAAGGATTGGCGCAAGCTGATTGAGATATCCTTCAATTGTCGTCAACAAGCTTTGACCAGCCGCAGGCGTGGTGACACCTGCAACTCCAGCAGCGACGGTTTGAATGTCGCCCACGATTGTTTGGATGACCTTCAGCGTACTTGCGGCAATTGTTCCGGCAGGAAGCTCGGCAACAAATTGCCCGACTTGATCGGAGATGGCTTGGATGGCTTGAGCAAATGCCGCGACGTTGAATGTGGTTACGCCGTTGGTAGTGGCACAGCCAGCAAGAGCAAGTGCGGCAGGGGCAGTCGTGAAGAGAAGAGTTCGGCGGGAAAGCATGATAGCTCCTATTTGGTTGGAACAACTTTGTCGTGATCGAGCGCGGCGGCAGCAGCCGGCGTGACTTCGATCTTTTTCACGCTCGGATCATTCGCGGCACTGGAAACACGGCTTGCTGTGGTCATTGCCGAACCGTTCAGCGCGGTAAGAAATGCCGAGCCAAGGGTGGCAAAAATTCCGCACCACGCAGTGACAATTGGAATCCAGCCAGCCGGTACAGCACCTGTAAGTACGAGTGTACCTTGCGAAACGGCGATAGCTACTGTAACAACAAAGGAAATCCAGAAGCGGATTGTCGGATCAATGACGGGCATCAGCTTTGCTCCGATGGTTGAGGAACGGCAGCGGCGGCATCAAGCGCATTTGCCGCCCATTGCGGGACAAGGTTTCTGATTTCAGCCTCAACCTCGGCGACCAAGAAGCCGGGAGCCTTTTGCTCTACCATCGCATCAAGGTCTTTGTTCAGCGAAGCGGCGGCGGCATCGATCTGTGCTTGAGTGGCGGCCATTATAGCGTATCCTTTGCTCCAACTGCGATCCATATTCCCACGGCCAATGGCCACAAGAACGCGAGCCAAACTAACAGAAGTGCCGTCCGAATACCATAGGTTGCCGGGCGTGCTATCAAAAAGCTGCCAATCCAGCCAGAAATCCAAAAGATAATCGCACACCACCAAAGATGGGTCATGCCGCCACCTGAAATGGCCGGAAGCTACCAAATGGCCCTAAAGCTATATCCGTGTCGGCATCAAGATTGGCGATTTTCGTATCCATGCGCTGCTGCACAAGCCGCAGCTCCGATGGCTTGGCCGCGAGATATTCACGCGAATCCGTCCATCCCACCGAACCCGAGAGCCAAGCGTATTGTGCCGTACCATCGGCACATACAGCCCTGCACACCGCCCCCGATCCATAGACTCCTACAAGATAGCCCGAACCCTGCATTTCCTTTGCAATGGCCGCAAAGTAGGGACGGACCTTGTTCTGAATTGCGGCCGCGCTGAAATCCGTATCGCAGGCAAAATAGACGCAAGCCGTCCCGTCTGCCGGCGCTCCAATCTTCGGCATGTAGTTCTTGGCGAAATAACCGTCGATGGCACCATAACCGCCGTTGATGTCGTCAACCCCATCGGCCCCGCCATAAACCTCGAATACGGTAAAGACTTTGATGCCAGAGGCACCAAGCGCGCGAGCCTCTTGCGGCTGGAGTAGTTTTGATGCGCCGGTTGAAGTTGTGAGGTAGCGGCCAATGTCCGTGACGTTATCGGCCAGAAGGTGGGCGATCTGGTCTGCCGCTGGATCTGGCGTGTCGATTATCACCCCAAGGCTCCGGCCAAAAAGCAACGGACGTGGAAAATCTTAGCTCCGTTCTCGGAAGTCTCAGTCCAATACCAAACCACGGCGCGGTGATATTTATTTGGTATGTCGAGAAGCGCATTTGCTGGAACATCTACCCATTGGCCCTCGATTTGGACCTTGTAACCGTCCTCAGTTTTCCACACCGCTTCTGGCGGATGGCCGTCGAAATCGGCACAGCAGCTAACACCGTCTTTGCTTTTCAGAGAATCAAACCAGCCCTTCAAAGCTGAGTTTGCGTAGCGACCGTCCGGATCCCGTGCCAGCGCCATAATGACCGAGACGAAGATCAGGCTGACAATGAGAAATACCGAGATGATGTAGCGGATGTAATGATCGCAGCGTGGCAGCGGAAGAACGTCCTGTGGTCGCTTGTCGCGCATCGCCACCTCAGCTTGCGGGATATTCCATCGAGAAGCATATCGCCAACCCGCTCAGATTTGCATTCGTCACGGCGGTATTTACCGCGCCAGTCGTATAAAATCCGGCAGTGGATGTGTTTGGAATAGTGCGAGCCGAAACGCTGTTCGGGCCGGTCGACGCCGAGCATTTGATCTGAGTAACAGAGTTTGCATAGCTTTGGTTCGGGACCGCGACCGGAAGTGAAATCACGGCCACAGAGCCATTACCCGTCGCTGGATAGGTCAGCGCCACATTGACAAAGACGATGTTGCCATACTGACAGTATCTAGCGGAAACAGCCGAAAACGTCAGACTCGCTCCGCTCTGGTCAGTCGGCGTCCATGATGTACATTGCGTCGGTCCGAGTTCGACGGTAGCCCCACTGAGTTGCAGTCCGGTTCCAACGCTGACGTTCGCCCATGATGGGGTAGCGCCGCCGCCATTGGTTTGCAAAAATTGTCCGCTCGAGCCGGGCCCGAGGACCGACCATGTCGATGCACCGCGGTAGAGAATGTCGCCTTCCGTCGCGCCGATGACGTCGAGAACAACGGACGGCGTGGTCGCTACCGGCGTCCCTGAGCCAGCACCCGTGTAGCCAAGCACATGACCCGTGGAAATCGAGGCCAACGAGACGGTGCCGCTGGCCGTGATCGGACCGCCAGTAATGCCGCCGCTGGTATCGACCTCGGTAACAGTGCCAGTGCCGGTGACGGTCGTCCAAGATGGATTGGCGGCCGCACCTCCAGTCGTGAGCACTTGGCCCATCGTGCCTGGAGTAAGCACCATCCACGCCCCGGAATCTCGATAAAGAACGTCGCCTTGGGCTGAACCCAATGTCGCATCGAATATCGCCGATATCTGATTGGCCTGCGCCGGTATTGTCGACCCGCTGATATTCGAGAGGATCGTATTGTTGCCGATCGTCGGAAGCTGACTTGCGGAAACCGTTCCCGCAATATCCGAGAATGAGGGTTGCGATGCTACCGGCTGTCCGGCCGTAGTAATCGAATTGATCCAGAGCGACGTAGTCGGAGCCAAGGAGAAGACGCCGCCGAGCGTGATTGCCGTTGGTGTGGGGAGTTGTGCAGGTCCAACCGAACCGGAAATATCCGTAAATGCCGGCTGCGAGAGTTGCGGAACCCCGCTTGTGTTAATAGACCGTATCCAATTGCTCGCAACGGCATTGATGGCCTCGACACCGCCTAGCGTTGACAATGTCGGATTAGGCAGATCAGCCCCGACCAAGGACCGGAATACCGGAACGCCAGTCGAGCCGTTGGGCGAGGCATAGACGAGGTTTTGAAGCTGGGTGTTCTTGCTGAATGTCAGTGTGCCGGAGAGCGTAACCGGCGAGCCGGTAACGGTAAATTCGGCCGGAGCCGCAAGCCCAACGCTAGTCACCGTACCGCCGGCCGCAGGATTGGCCCATGACGTGTTCCCGCTACCGTCCGTGGTCAGTACATAGCTATTGGTCCCGGCATTAGCCGGTAGCGTCAGCGTCCACGTAGAGCCATTTGCAGCACTCTGGATGGTCGCTACGCCTGCCGTGGCCCCTGCTAATCCAATGCTGCCCTGAAGCGATCCAGCGACGCCTAGGACCGGCGTGGCGGTCTCGCTCCACACGGAGGCTCCGCGGTTGAGAACCGTCCCCTGCTGAGTGCCGAAGGTATCCAATATGGCCGTGACCGGCTGGGCATTCGGCGGAGCCGTAGATACCCCTACATTGCCGCACACATAACTTGGAGGAAATTGGCCATTGCATGTCTGTGCCGACGCGGCCATGGGCCACGCCAGCAAACCCAATGCGAAGAGCCAAACACCTAGCCGCATAAGTACCAAGCTCCGCCAATCGGTCCCGGGTTTATGACCACCCAGCCATAAGCATTCTCGATAATCAGTTCCGATAACCCATCGCACAATTCCCCATTGCTGAAGGAAATCGTGATATTGTTCGTCGCTGCATCTCCGATGAAATCCTTGACCAGCACCGGTCCCGGCGCCGCCATCGAAGCCGCAGTTGGAAACTGAATATAGCTCGGCGAGCCTATGGTCTTATCGAGAAGGATCCGCGTATTGTTCGGCTGTACCTGATATGGATTAGCCAGTGTAGCCCCGGATTGAATCAGCGTCGTATTGAACGACGGATACGACGAGAAGAAAACTGCAAGTGCGGCCGTCGTAACCTGGTAATTATTCCCGTTCTGAGCATTCCCCGGAGACACAATCTCCATGACCTCGCCACCAGTCAACGAGCCGGTAAGCCCGGGAAGGCTTGTTATCCGGCCGTCGAGAGGAACGAAGAGTGGAGTAGTCGGCATCAGCCCCTATCCCGGAAACAGGATCAACCCGCCCTCGCTTATCAGAATTTGACCGGATTCGGAAATCAGATACGGATGCGGCGGCCACGGTAAAACAGGAATCGCCGGATTAACCGGTGCCGGCAATGCCGCTCCCGCTGGATACGGAAGGTACTGAATTATCCGCTCCGTCTCTCCATTCTGGTTCGCCCGTAATATCGCAGGCCCCGCTCCCCACGGCGGATTGTCCGGCGAGTTGTACTCGATGATCCGGACGGTCTGCTCTTCGTAGGAGAAGAAGGGCACGCGAGAATTAAATATGGGCGGCGGATCTGGCTCGAGCACAATTGTCCGGAGCTGCTCATTGGGCACATCAAGGCATTCCCAGCAGCGCAGAGAACCAAACTGAAAAATCCGGTTTCCAGCCCACTCAGATTGAAAATTCATTTCGCGCAGCGGCCACCAACGGCCGCAAAGATCGCATTGGCCGGCTGACTGAGGATTAAGAGCATCGACCTTAGTATGTTTGCTCATAGGCCGACTCATGCGGCATTCTCCAAATAAGAGAAGGACAAGCCAGACGTCGTCGGCTTACCACTGCGACATGCTTCGTAAATCATCCAAGATGAAAGTCCCGTAGCATGCACGGCCGCACTATTGTTTGCGAAGACCTCTCCTGTATCGAGGCGGATAACTGGATAGCTGCGTTTCTTGGAAAGCTTATCTTTCCACCCAGTTTTTATTTTCTGACTTTTTTCAATCGCAGCCGCGAGAGCGATTTGTCTTTCTGGCTCTGACAGCGCGCCAAACATAAAAAACAGGCCGCTATGATGTGTTCGTCCATGGATGCAGATATACGAGACTGTATTGCGCAACAGTCCTAGAGCCTTATCGGCAGCCATTGCACTTGGGTAAACTATCCCTGTATTCAGACACGTAACCTGCCGTCCGTTTTTCTTGGCTACCTTTTCAACTCGCGCTCGCTCGGCAGTGAACTTGTGCTGTTTGAAATCAGCGAGAAGAGCGAATCTCTGGTCTTCGGTCAGATGCTCGCTAGCATACCTAAAGCCTAGACCTGTTCTAGTTAAACCGATGTGTTCACATAGGTAAGAAACTTGTGGCTTGCTCAAACCATAAGCCCGAGCGGTTGCTCTAATGCTTGGATAGATCTTGCCGTCGTTTAGACACAAGACTGGCTTGCCTGTTTCCTTCGCTCTCGCCTGAGAAAATTCCCTCTGTTTGATTTTTGAGGTGAATACCAGCCCACCAGATGCGATGTTGTATTCTGGATCGAGCAGGGCAATGAGCCGCTCTTCTTCTTTGTACATCTCCTCGGACGTCAGCAGTGTAGCTAACGTCGTCCACTCAAAAGCTTCTCGACCATACTTGCGGATTGCATCGTAAAAACGTGGGCAATCACGAGCTTTACGTCTGGCGTCCTTGAAATGCTGTTCGGCTCGCGCCTCTCTGCCAAGTCGCGTTGCGCCGATATAGCGCTTGCCGTTTATTTTGTTGGTTGCCATATAGACAGTGAAAGTGTGTTCTGTCACAATACAACCTATGCGCGAAAATAGTTCTGCAACCCAGGAGTGATATACATGGGCGATGGCTCCGTCTGCT